TACTTTTAAAACATCTTCAAAAGCGGTTTCAACAGAACAGTTTCCTCCTCTTTCATATAAATCGTCATATTTGCGGTTCCAGACATTTTGAAGTATTAGTTTTAATTCTTCTGGAATGTTGCATTCTGGAGGCAAGATAAATTCTTTGTAGTAACCTCGGTTAAATTTTTTCATTTTAATCTCCAAATTTTTTATTACAACCATTTTTGAACCTCTACATCTAATGTATTATTGTAAAAATCTACAGGATTGTGAATATTTTTTCTAGGTATTGTATTATCAAATACCAAGTCAGCATATTTCTTTAGCTCCTCATAATGAGACTCTCTCTCCTGTACAAGAGGGTCCGAAGAAAGGTAAGGGTTATTATCTTCTCTGTACACATAAATCAGTTTTGTTTTAAATGTTTTTCGTATTTTATTATATTCATTTACGTCCCTAATATCATCAATAATAAACCTATTACAGTAGGTAGCGGTTAAAAAAAATTCAATTTCTTTTATACACAAATCAACCCAAATATCGTTACTAATGTATTCTCGAAGTCCTTGACCTATTGCACATAGAAGCTCTCTAGTATTCTTCTCAAAAGCTAATTTATCAGGTTGTTTTTTTGTAAGATGTAAATGACTTATTTTTTCTTGAGAAATGAAAGATAATATTTCATAAATTGGTGTCGCTAAAGACAACACTTGAAAACCTTTTGGTTTAAAATAGTGTCCAGTCATATAAGACTTTCCACAAGACGATAGACCTGTTAAACAAATTACTGTTTCCATTAGAAATACTCCACTTGATTAATGTTATACTCTTTTCTTAAATAATCTACAATACCTCGATACCCTAACTCTTTTACATCTAACATTATTAGGGGTTTATTTTTTCTAACCAAATAAACTGTAGTAGGTTTACTCCCTCTTGTATCAATGTATTGACCTATCACCTCTTTTAACTCATCCAACACAAGACAGTATGAGACAAGTAGTGGCTCTTTTAGAAACTCTTGTAGTGTTTTAGTCATTGACTTTTCAATAATTGTTTATATCCAAAAATTTTAATAATTTATTGATTTTTACAGTTGTACAAATATAAAAAAAGATACTGCCCCTAAAAAAGACAGTATCCTTAGTTTTTTAATTTATTTCCCAGAATAACTACTAATAATAGCTAAACGAAAAAACGTATATGCTTGTATTGAGACAATAAAGACACTTTATCTTCTTTAGGAAAATAATTCCCAAAAAGAAAATCTATTATAAAATAATCAATAATAAATCCACCAACAACACTACAAACGGCTGCGACGGCAATTACCCACAAAGGTAAAGGTAGTGTCTGCAAATTATATTTCTTCATAAAATAAAACAAACTCCTGTTTAGTTGTGTCAAACACGATTTTTACTTTATCTGTAATTTCTGTATCAGACTCTAATACGGCAGTATCAAACGTATTAAATTTTTCACAAAAATAGTTATTAATCTCTTTGTACTTACTACTAACTAACGAGTAGTCTATTTTGGGAATTAAGATATTTGGAGCCGAACATTCAGTGACTAACTCTGTACGGCTTTTTAGTTTGAAAATTACACTGTTCCAATCCGATATAGTAATAGTAACTTCAGTCTTATCATGTTTAGCATAACTGGATTCCTCTAATGAAAGAGTCTTTAAATAAGCTTGTTTAAGCTGTAACCAATCTGTTTTAGTACCTTCATCTGATGGAAACTCAGATAATACTACATCAACAAATAGCTTCAAGCGATTATAGACTAAAATATCCATTACATTTCCTCCAATGTTTTGATTGTATGAATTTCATAAGAAACACTATTTAGAGACATCTTTTCAACATTGATATAATCGTTAAGATGTCTTGTAAGACTTTCGTAATCTTGTAAAAGCCCTATACAATTACTTGGACTCTTCGGTATAAAATATCGTAACAGATTTTCCTCTTTAGTTTTAGTCTTAGGCTGTTCTACCATAAATAGATAGATACCAACATCTGTTGCATACACCCTTACTTCTCGTTTCCAAGAAAAGAATTTTTTAAAGAACGGGTACAGAACTAACGGTATGTGTATTCTAGGTATATTATCTTCATAATTTGAAAAATTTAATACACAAGGAATTTTAACTACTTTGTTACAGTAAAAAACTTCAAAACCTTTATTCCAGATGTACAAATCTAAGACTTGACTATTCTTTGTCTGAATAAGTGAAGTAAGTAATTCAATGACAGGTTTAAAATCCCTGGCATCATCTAAGATTAGTTGACTTCGATTCTCGAAATGTAAAATATCCTCTTCAATTTCTATCTCAGGGAGTTCACCCCAAAGTTGATATAGCTTGTCTAACGTCTCTTTAATCTTGCTCATGCTGTTTTGTTTTCATTGCTTTTAACTTATCAATCTCTTCGTGAATCTCATCCAATTCTTTATGAATATCCTCAAAACCTTTCTGCATCTGACTTCATACAAGATATATGTTTGATAAAATATCTTTAAGTTTTTCACTTTCTAAATTATTCATAAACCTTTCCTAAAATTTTAATAGCTTGTGATGGTACACATTTTGCTAAATATATACGTCCACAAGAATTGTACAGGTCTGTCTTCAATAATTCTGTATTTACTTCTAACCAAATTTCATCAGCTTTCTGTCGAGGTAATACTTCATAATCACTAAAGTAATACAAGTGTACATAAAGTCTTTTTCCGGGTAATAACCCTTTCTCTAATATAGACTGAGTAAACTCTTCCCTAGTTAAGTGAAATAGATAGTCAGGATATTGCCAAGTACCTTTGAGGATAGCTTTGTATTGCATATCTACAGAAATACTGTGACCATAATTAGCTCTAATAAATGAGCTTGAAGCATCGAAAGAATACCTTTGCTTATCATCTTGTGGTTACAAGGTCAAAGACATCCTTAAGCGTTAAATTAGTAGCCTTACAGACATCAATTAGCTTAACCCAACCACCAGGATACATTTCGACATCAAATGAATGTCTAAGACAGTAAGAAAGCTTTCTTGATTTATTTGTTTGTGACTTAGAATAACTAATCATTGAAAAGAAAAAAGGTAAGATTTATCACCTTACCTTCTCTAGCGTTTACTTTGAACAGTTTACTTGAGAGTCTTAGCTAGGCTAGATACCTCTCTTAGTAATTTACAAGCTTGATTGTACACACTTGTCTGAGGAAACCCGTAGGTTTCATATTTCTCTTTATTGTTACTCATATAACATAATTCCCTTAAATAACCTGTCCCGCCATTCATCATACCTGCTAATGTATTAGGAGCCGCTAGCTCGTTTGTATGATACTGTGACACAAGAAGGTTGTATCGGTTTTTATAAGTATTGGAAACCTCTTTACCTGTAGGGATTTTAAACAACGATACAAGTCGGTCAATTGCCTTGTTTTGTGAATACTCAATCTCATAGAGACTTTTAATATATTCACTTACTTGCTTCACATGACCTGCTATATCGTAGCTTTTTAGATGCTGCATAAAATTACTACTATCAACAGATTTTTCATCATTAATCGGCTCGTACCTATTTAAGCTTGGTATTTGATTTTGACAATGAATTTGCCGATACACCGATTGAATTTTACAACGACCAAATCGCTTGATTATTAGAAATAACTGAGGTTGAAGACCCTCTATAGGTTCAATATCTTTAAGTTTTAGTGAAAAGGAAAAAGATAGCGGTCGTAAGTGTGCTTTTTCAATATCGTAATCTTCTACTTTTAAGTGGTTAATCATTCCCAAGATATCTTGATTTTTTAAATAGCTGTGGTCCTTCTTAAAAGACCGTGTAGGGCAAAGTATTTGTTTATCTAAGTCTTCATCATCCGCAACTGTCTCAAGCCTGTGACGGTCAAGAGTCTTCTCATCTGGTGACAAGATTATCTCATAAGAGTTTAAGTGCTTTAAGACTTCATTAAGGTTTGTCGTGACCAAATTAAGACTGTTAGATTTGTTAGACATTTTAAAAAAAAATAAAGTAAACGTTTATCAGTCCTTGTATCAGTTTATTCATTTTATTCATTATAGCTTAATCTTTAAGATAACTTAAATCATTTTCACTACTCTCAGTATATTCTCCTTTCCATTTACGAAAAGCCTTGCTATACGCACTCAATCCCCAAGCATGGAAGACCCGCTTTAATACAGGGTGTAAAGATGTTGCATCTTGATAGTCTTTTAACAGCATTTCATATATAGGAATATATTCGCTGTCAATTTTCTGCTTTTCATCAATACAGTGAATGATGTATTTACCAAGATTCTCAATAAAGGTTTGCTCTTCTGTTTTAGATAACTGAAGTTCTAATAACTTCTCTTTAAGGAGACTGTAGAAACTATTCTTTGTCGCAATATTAGCTTTAGGTGTTAATAGAACATCTTTATCTACTCCTAACATTTCTGAAACAGCTTCTATATCCATATTGGGAGAAATTTCTTTTATTTGACTAAACAGGCTTTTCATACTTTTCATATATTTTTTTCTTCAAAGACAGTAGCTCTTTATAGCTGTACACTCCAATACCATCAATACAAGGTATTGTAAAATATTTCTTAGTAAAATCTATATTAGATAATTTGATTTTAGCTAACTCGCTATCTTTTACAAAATTATTAGTACCTTTAATAGGGTATGAAAAAGTAATATCTTGGTAAAGGTTTCGTTTAAATTTACATCCGGTAACTGATGTTATTTTACAAGACTGTACAACAATTGTTGCCTGGTCTCCATTTATTAATGTGAAAGAATTAACATCTTGAGACAGGTATATACTTAACGATTCCTTAAAAAACTTTCCTTCAAGACAAAGATTATTAAAGACACTGTTAATAAACTTTAAATACCCTCCAATATCAACTGATTCACTATCTTCATTGACAAAATAAAGATGTTTACCTACATCTACGGGATACCCAAAGACCCTAATTTTAGAATAACTTTGGTAAGGTTTATTTAAAATTACTGGGTTCATAAATTACATAAGGAGGTAGTTAGCCTCCTTATAAACTACACTAGACTGATACTAAATCACGAGACTCAGCTTTTACAAAATTTTTAAACACAACAGAGTTGTCACTATATTCAGAATCTCCTACAAGTTCATCTATCTTGTTAGATAGTTCATCGTAATCCCAAAGAGACTGTACAACACGGTCTTTGACTTTGATTTTCATTGAGAAGTATTTAGCATCCTCTAATTTATTCTCTTTCTTATACTGAAGGAATAAATTCTCTGCATCCTCTCTATAAAAATCTTTCCCTTTGTAATACGCCTTAATACACCCATAAGCATTATGCGTAAAAACAGTCCCGTCAACTCCTTTATAACAATGCTTGGGTTTATACTGAACTCGATTAAAGTATCCAGAGTACCATACAGGCTTATTCTGATGAACTAGAAGATAATACGGACCGGAAGATAACGTGAAAGTAGATAAAGGGTCTTCTAACCATTTCTCAAAATAATAATCCCAATCAGGGTAAGGAACCTCTAAGTCTTCACAGATAGCGTTTAAGGTATCAACATTAAACCCGATAGTATCAAAATCAGTTTCACTGACTAGGTTTGCTGAGTAAAAAAAGTTCTTAAGCCACCTTGTACAGTGATACATCACCGTGTAGTTTAAATATTGGTATTTAGCTTCACTAATCAAAGTCGTTCTTTCAAGATTTTGATTAGGAATATACGGGTAGAGATATTTGTCTTTAACATAATCATAATATCCCCACACATCTACAACAGGTGTAAAAGGCTTGTCATACACTACATAGGTGTTAACAAGTTTATTTACTTTTTCACAATCCATTTCAATATAATCTTCGTCTAACTCTAAAAAACTGTACATACTTTCTTTAACTTTTTGTATTACGTTAGTTATCTATCTCAAATATCTTAATAGTGTATCAAATTTACCAGTCTAATTCAGTAGGCTTTTCGACAGATTTCTTTGAATCTGATTTTAAAGAAGCCTCTAAAAGCTTCCTTCGCTCATTAAGTTGCTTATAACCATGTTTAGTCACCCATTGACCTGCAAGAAAAGCCGGGTGAGGGATAATCTCTCTTGCATTGGTATGGCTGGCTAATACGCCTAGTCGGGAAAATAGTTTGTATTCTTTGACGATACTTGGCTCATCAATATCTTTGAGGAAGATATCCATTAAATTATCTGATTCGTCAACAATTTCATGTAGTTGTAATTTGTCCATTAAATTTCTCCTTCGTTATTGTGTTTACTAAATAAATAATAACCTAATCTGGAGACTATCTCTATTAACACTTGATTAGATAACCATATTTGTCGTTCCTCTGTACAAGAGGAGTTTATATCATATTTGCTCAGATTCTCCTCTAAGGAGTTCCTTAATTTTTTACAGGCTTTTAAATAATCTTGAATAACTTCATTATCAATATTAGCTTGTAAAATCAAAGGGGTTGTTACATCCATGTCCTTAAACTGCAAGGTTAAAATTACTATCTGATACAACTGTTCGTAAGAATATCCTTGATATATCTCATTGAGGTTTAAAACTAATAAATGTTGTACAGCCATTAACTCGGGGTCAGCAACTCCTAGATTAGTAAAATCTCTAATAGACTGCTGTAACTTTGCAATTGAGAGATAGACCGTGAAATAAATAGTTAAACCACGGTCTTCATATTCTTCACTATCGGTAAAAAATAACTTTTCTTTGAGACTCTTCTTCCTCTCTTTTTGACTCATTAATTTTAATGATGACGTTACTTTCGATATCTTGTATTCGAGCTTTTTGATAATACGGTCTAGTAAAGACAAGAACGTAAGTATTAATCTGTTCACAGTTATACGAGTTATCAAGTTGTGTAATTGACTTTGCAAGGTTTCTTAATTTGCTTTGATTCATAGAAATCTTACCCCAGTTTTCTTTTGAGATTTTATACTCATCAACCGTACCCGCATTTTCTTGGTATGATGAGACACGGTATTTTGTTGGGAGAATGTATTTAATACCGAAAAAGTTTAAAGAACCTTCTAAATCAATACCTAAATAGTCACAACCTGTACAATCAAGAATTTTATCTACAACTTTTTCTCTGTACTGCTCTTCAGTTAAATAACCAGAAGATAGGTCTATTCGATATTTCATTAAGTCAAAGGATTTGCTTTGATGATTAATAACCTCTTGCAAATAAGTATGACCTTCTTTCTTATGAAAAGCTACTAAAGATTTTACTAACGTCTCTTTTTCAATAAGAGGTACTGAAGTAAAAGTTTTACTTAAGAGCTTTGCTATTTTCTCTTCTAGCAAAATTCCTTGCCTTAAGTTAAAGGATTCCACTCTTCTGTACTTTTTACCAACTTGTTTAGCGTTGATAAGTCTGTCACGTTGTTGTAAATTTTTCCAATCTTGTAGTCTCATTTTTTTCTCTAATTCAAAGATACTGTAATCAAAAAAAGGGTAATCTCTGATTACCCTATATAAAACAAACTTTTACATACCTAGATACTGGAGATGGTAAATTAGAAAACCAACATCCTCATAAGAATACTTTGTAGGATATGGCTTATCGGTCCAGTCATAGTACAAAACCGTGTCTTCGAGAAGTTGTATCTGTATTCCTCGATTTTGTTGTATCCAGAGATTTTTTAAATTAGGGAAATCTTCGGGATTAGCAAACTTTTGAAAAGAGCTAGAAGCTAGATATTCTAGCAACTCATCCTTACCTTCGTTATAGAAAAACGCAGGATAAGTCCAATCAGTCATTACAGATTTAGTCATCATCATAGGTTTTACCTTTTTTTGTTTGATTGATTTTGATTTGGAGCTATTCATAGCTCAACACTTCCTTAACGATATACGCTACATGAGAGGGCTGTAAGCCACTGTGAAAGGTAATAATGTCATCTACTACCTTTTGCGGGTTAACAGACCTGTAAGAGGCTATTAGAGCCTTCTCACGGTAGAGAGAAGCCACGACTTCCTTACCATCTTTTTCAATTACAAACTGTCCTATGGGGTCACTAAACTTTTTCTGTTTGTTCAGTGAATAGAAATACTTATCTACTACTGACCTAGCTTGCAGCAGACAATCTTCATAGATATGGGCTGATAAGGAATTTACATTTAATAACCCCAAAGACTTATTAGCTTTTTTAGCAATATAACTATGTAAACTTATTAAGCCTACTGTATTCAGTAACCAAGCTCTGTACATATCATGTGACCTAAATGTACAGAACATATCTAAGACTTCTTCTCTACATCGAAACCAAATAGACGTAAGACAAGGTGGGTTTAAACTTCCACTGTCTTTATTTACATCCCAAAGAGTTATGTAATGAGATGTCATGTCAGGATATATCATTAATTTATCAATAATCTGATAAATTTGATTACTATTAAAGTGTTCAGTTAATCGAGAGCCGTAGGTGTACTCTACTCCCTCTACAGAAGTACCAAAAATAAGTTTAGATGAATACTCTAAACAAGCTTCTTTTGTAGGAACTACTTCAACATCTGAATAATCTAGTAACGATATAGTGTTAAAGTCTTTAGATGATATTTGAATATTTAAGTTGTTACATTCTAAAAAACCTCTTTTCTTATCAAGATATCCGTTTGAGGTAATATACTGTAAAGAATTTACCCATTTAGTAAACAACTCATTTTGATTTAACATTTTTACAAACAATGGTTGTACAGTTTACCGGGTGGTAGTATTTCTTTCACTGTAGTAGTAAGTTTTATAACCCTAGCTTGTCTCGTATTAAATACATTAAAACAAAGACTTTCTTTTAAGGTATTCACCGAACAGACCCACTGACTAGATATCTGTCTAAAAATTTCTAGGTCTTCTACAGTAAACTTTTTGGAAACTCTACCACGACAACTATCTTGAATAGCATAGTAATCTAGCTTTTCAATATAACCTCGATAGGTCAATTTCCAAAGAGGTGTAAGAGACTCAATACTCAGTTGATTCTTAGGGTCACAATACAGCTTAAGAGAGTTAACTTGGGGGTTTGCTAATACATTGGCTATTAAATAATCTAACCCTATATCAGGGTCGAAAAGATTACCTACGACAGCGTATTCTGAACTATCCAAATGTTTAGCGATTTGTCTTTTATCTGTCCACCCGGTAATGATAGCAGATTTACCACTACCGAGTATCAAATCATTCTTTTTGTAGATTGGGTTGTACAATGAGACCTCTTATAGACATCATTTACTAGAGACAGAGTAACACTTAACGTTTTCGACAGTAGTTACATAGTCAAAAATCTGTGTAAGATTGAAACAGAATAGGTATAGAAGTATTTATTACTTAAATAAATCCCCTAATACCTATTTGTTACTGATAGCTTATAATAACGTTAGTTAAAGACCATACATAAAATGTAGAAAAATGTCGAAGAAATTACTAGGGTAGTTGTACAAAGCACCGTTAACTCGAAATCTTTGTTGATTAGCCCTATACACATACCAATGAATAAAAAATATACCCATAGAGCATATAAAACTCCTAATATAGATATCCAAGTAAATGCCATTATATCCTCTTAAATTTTGTTTTCTTGATAGTAGTTGATGTTTTCTTGTTCACTATTCATCTTTTTCAAATAATCAAAAAGAGGTTGTATTTGATTAAGTTGTTTTGTAATAGTGTTAAACTGGGTGTCTCCATGAATGTTGTGAATAACCTTACAGTGAAAAATTATAACATTAGTTGTAAAGGTTACAATTTTATAATCTGTTTGGAGAATATCTCCTACAACTAACTCTTTCAATATTAGGTGATTGGCGACATATATAGACCAAAGATTTTTAGTTTGATTACTGTAAATGTCTAAAAACTTATCAATTTCTTCGACTAATCTTGGTGTAGATATTTCTATTTTCATTGTTTTATTAAAAATATTTTAACTATTTTCTTCTGTTTCTCTGCTAGTTGAATACATTGTCTAGTTCCAGGACTTTCTCCGTCCCAAAAGAATAAACAATTGTCCACAATATCTAGCATCTCAGCATTGCGGCGCATTCCAGCAGACTTAATAAAATTACCTGTACTATCTTTCCATTTAGCAAGTATCTCAATAAACTTAACACCCCTTGATGTTGCATAGTTCTTTGCCCAAGTATCTACACCCCTAGCTCCTCCTGAAACAATTGTTAAATCCTCATAAGAAGTTTCTTGTAAATATCTGTCACACAACTCTTCAAACTTACTAACTTTTAGACAAATGTTTCTACTTCCTGCAATTAATAGTTTCACAATTCTACTTTCTCTCTATTTTTTAAAGATTAAAGGAGTACATATTTCTATATACTCCTAATTGCTTAATCTTCCTTCTTCTTATTTTTTTTAGTTAAATTGTTACATACTGTACAACGATATCCTTGACTGTCAGGTGTCGTTCCTTTTACAGTTTTGTTGTACACCCGTTTATTATTGCCATAGAGCTTGTCTTGGTATTTATGTGTACATTGACATGACATTATTTTAGTAGGCATTGTAGTAAATCTCTCCTAAACGAGGTAATCAGATATCCGACTTTTAATGAAATTCCAATCTTGAGGTGAGAAATATCCTTTCATTTGATTTTCAGCAAGCGTTAACCACTGTAAATTACTTATTTCATTCGTACCTCCGTTAACTAGGGGTATTATGTGGTCTAAAGATGGTTTCTTAAACTCTTCATAGTTTGATTGAACCCAGTTATAGTAGATTAAATTAAACTGCCTATCTTCTACAAAGGTATGGATAAACTCACGGTAGTAGTCTTCTGTAACGGTAAAGTCACACCGTTGATTAAGGCTTCTTAATGCCTTATTAAAGAGTTTTATCACATCTAACGTACCGTCTTCTATCTTAAGCAAGTAGAAGTCAACTATTGACTCAACGTCATCTGTCTTAAGAACCGCTTGTAAGAAACGAATTTCGTGATACAGCATTGACTCAATGTCCAGCCGGGTGATTCTTAAACTACGAGGTAGATATCTTAATTCATTTTCTTGATTAATGTATTGGTGAGCTATTAGTGAAACCAAAATACCTCCTTTTGTTTGTATATTTTTTAAAAGTGAGAAAGAAGGCAGGGTTAAAAAACCCTGCCTATCGGTAAATTAGTTTACTGGGAAAATACCTAATTTAGTAAAAGAATTGCTTTCATCCATAGCCCACTGGACTATGAACGTCATATTGAGGTAGAAATCCTCAAAAGGTAATTTCTCAATCATGTCACGATATTTTTTAGGTAAGCTTTCGTGTGTAATTACTTTTTTATCCAGATTTGAAAGATATAGATATAGAGTAGAATCTTTCTGGATAAAATATACAGTTACACCTATTTCGTAAGGTTTGTTTGTACAAGAGAAAAACTCAATAAGGTAGAGGTTTTCTTGTATTGAAAGAAGTGTTAGTTGGTCTGTTTCGAGTTGTATCATTGTATTTCCTAAATCTAATTTGTACAAATGATTGACATAACACTTTCCCCGTTCACAAATCGGTAAGGTGTTGGTAGTTTCTCGACCACTAAAATAACCAAGGAATCATGGTCTAAGGCATCTTTTGTTTGCGGGTCTAGTAACAAAGGGTCTTGTACAGGGAAGTTACAGTTTTTCACTATCTGTACAAACCCTGGTATAAGTTCTTGTACACCTATGATGTTACAGTGAAACCCGCTTATTGAGAGGATGTCGATTAACAATTGTTTGTACTCAATATCATTCATGGTTTTATCTCCTAAACTAAATAGCGTTCTCTACAAAGTCCCGAGCAGCTTTACCGTATTTTTCTGTGATTATATCCTTCATGCTCATACCTTTCTCTTCAGTGTAATCACCAAATTTAGGAATAAGAAAATCCTCATCGAACTTAACTACATCAAGAGCCACTACTCCAAAAGGTAATAACTCTTTGACAAGATAAGAGTTAACATCGTTAGTGATATTGAAGTGTGTTTTCATCCCTGAACGAAATTCTATGATATTCATAATTAATGGTTAATCGTTGTAGAATTTTTCAACTATCTTACCGTACTCCCACCAAGCTGATATAGGTAATTCAGCGTAGGTACTAGGTAACGGGTGATTTTTATTCCCTGTATTTTTAGGATTAGCTCGTGCAACTAATCGATTAGGTGGGTTAAAACTATTCTCTTTTAACTCATATACAGCATAGTATTCTAATACACGAGTTGATTGTACATGAGCTTTTCTGTAACCACTTTTAAGACACTGAGGACTGCGATAGGTTCTACTCATTTAGTTAAAAAGGGTTTAAGCTTTTGTCACCTAAACCCTGTGAATAATGTTATCTGCTAAATAACGACCCTTTAAAGTCATCACAAATTGTACACCTGTCAGGTCTGTAGTATCCACATAGCTGACATTTGGGGAACATAATATCTCCAATATCCCTAAATGACGTACAAGGACTATGTAGATATTTCTTTTTCACTTTTTCATACGACATCCAGTCGTAGTTAAAGCTTTCGTACCACCGAATGTAGTCATCTTCAGAATAGCCTACAACAATGGCGGCTTGGTAAGCCTCATTAACGTTTTCTTGGTATTCATTCAAAACCTGAGTTACTAAACCTTTAGGAGGGGTGTAGATAGCCCGTTGATGAATGTATGGGGGTAACATCTTTGACCAGATTATAGTCACTTCAGGAATGACTTTTAAATATCTTTCTTTCTTCATATCTAACTCTTTTGTCGATTACATAGAGAAGCACCTACAATTAAGTAGATGCAACCCTGATAAATAGCTTAACAAGACTAGATTAGATATACTTTAGTCTTAATAGCTTTTCTTGACATGATTTCAGTAGTCGGGGGTCGACTCCGAGTTTTTTGATATAGAACTCAAAGGAATCTCCGTAACGCTCCCACTCATCCTCAAGTGTTTTCTCGATGAGGATTTTGTCGCGACACATTGTCGGGTCAACCTGTAACTCGCTTGCAGGTGTAAAACTCAGTTGGATAAACCTTACCAGAGTCTCTGCCTGTATTTGAGGAGTCATTAAATTCCGAGGTATCTCAGTAGTGGAAATACCTTTTAAGACTCCTATTTCATTAAAAAGCGCTAAACCAGGATTTGCTGAGTACAAATACTCAGTCGTTAAGGTTTTCATACAGTTTAAAGAATGAAAGGTGGCAGCTACACTACACCCCTCTACAGTGTCTTTATTGTAATGAACAGAGACTAGCTTCTTAGACTGTTTCTTAAAGTAGTCTGAGCCTTCCCTGTCTATAGCTTTTTGACAAGCTTCTAACGTCGCAAGATAGTCCATTTTCCTCTATCAACTAAAAATTTACAAATGTAAAATGAGGTAACACTCTTTACAAAATATCTAGGAGATACAGTTAACCTGCAAACTACTATTGTTATTTTTTCACAGGAGGTTTGACGATGACATCTCCGGTATGGTCGTCAATAGAACCTTCCCCAGTAAGAGGGTCTTCACCTTCTGCATACCCTGGAAGTACCGTGAAAAAGAGTAAAGCTATGGTAGAGGCTAAAAGAAAAAGAGTTGTTTTCATGTTTATGTCCTGTTGATGTTTACTTAAATACATTATACTGCTTGGTAGCCTATAATGTATTTATTTACAGAAAAGTCGTATGCAACCCAAGGTTTGAGTACATACTCACCTTCTATTGTATCGCCATACCATACAACTGTATTAGCTGGTGGTGTGGATATCTTACAAATCAATTGTGGCTGCAAATCTAACGCAGCTTCAAGAACTTCAAAATAATCCATAGTCCTAAACTAATTGTAATAGTAACCATACCAATCCATTGCAAACCCTACGACAAAACAAACTGCAAAGAAAAACCAAGTCATTTTTTATTCCTCTAAATTAGATTTATTCCGATATTATAAGCCTCGGAATAAGGGCTATGGAAAACAGTTAACTAGCTAGTTATCTTCTAAGTAACATATTACAAACTCTTTTTCTAAGAAATGTTTAAGGAGAATTTTTTCTAATTTTTCCCAAACTTTTTCTTTAGACGATTTGTAAAACCCCTGATACAAGGTATTTCCTGATACCTCTACTAAGAAACTTGTAAAAAGAGTCGTTTCTTTAATTAAGTCATTATGTAACTCATTAGAAGCCGCACTCTCTAATAAAACTGTATAGTGTCCTTTGTTTGTTGAAATTACTACAGATGCTTTGTACACTAGAACTCTTCAGTATTTGCATCAAAATACGCTTGAGTCAACTCACTCTCATCTTTTGGATTGAGAAAAGTTAGGTAGGTTAGAACGTTATTATCTTTCCTACTCTTTTGAGAGCCTTTTTTGATGCACTCATACCCTTTTTGCTCCATTGACGATAAAATATCTGTAACAACTTTATCGTTCATTGTAGGGCTTGTAATAACCCTTATATCGAATGTCCGATTTTCCATTGAATTTCTCCAAGTATGTGAAAAGTTAAAAGATTAAACTACTTCAGAATCCACTATTTATACAAGTAGTGGATTCTGACAAGCGACTTCTTTACTAATTAAGTTTAAGGTTGCTCTTTATTAGCAGATGCTTGATAACAGTTACCTTCACGGTTAATCGCTAAAACTAAGTCAGCATTAGCGGCGGTCAAGAAACGTACTAACTTATCAAGTAGTTCTAACCCTGCGGCTTTCTCCTCTACTGATAAAGCTTCTACTTTACTATCTTTTTCAATTTCTTGAATAATTTCACTAAGATGTAGTGCTAAATATTCAGATTTACCAGCGGCAATAGTTTCCCAATCATCTGATACGGGTGTATCTAACCAAGACATGAAATCGTACTTCATTGAATCTCTCCTAAATAGGTAAACAAAAAGAGTACAACCAATTTTAGATTGTACTCCTACTCAACTATGAAGCTGTATTCTTAAAAGAGTACAGCGTAAACTCTCTGCTATTGTGTTTTAGAAAACTGCTTTTTAGAAAACTGCTTATGAACAGTCGTGTATGAGACATCTAGTTGATATTCTTCTCGTAACCAGTCTTGAATCTCTCGATAAGATTTAAAAAAGCCTTTCTTTGTCTCGATTTTAGAAATAATATGAATCGGGATGACGTAATTACTTGGCCCTTTCACATTCTTAACTGAACGGTTTAAGAGTCTGTCTAAACCACCCTGTTCGTATTTTTCCCACCAACGGCAGAGAGTTGTTTTGTGAACTCCTAAAAAACGAACAGCTTGACTAGGGTTTTCTACTTCTCCACTTTTTAATAGGTAGATAAGTTGTAACCTCTTAAATTTCGTTAAATCTTTTTCAAGAAAAAGTAATTCTTCAATTTCTTGAAATGTTTGTTTCACTCGATTCTGGTACTTTATCATTCTAATCTCCACTCTTAGTTTATTTCTGATTTAATGTATAGATGTACTTCAAAATAGTTAGCAATACCGCAGTCTTGAATCTCTCGATAAACATCTAAAGGATTTAACTTCCCACAACCACAACCTATTAAAGGTAAAGCTATGGATTTAATATTATATTCGTTACCTTTAGCGATTAGGTTTTGTAAACCTGCCCGAATCCATTCTATTTTTGAGTTAGCTCGCCAAGTATTTTTGGTTGCTAAGTGAAATATGAAAATGTCACAAACGGTATCAACAATTACATCACCTGGTTTCATCATGGTGGATGCGTTTTTTAAATAATTAAGAACGCCGTTTGGATATCTTTCCCGGACTTGTTTAGCAAGTCCTTTACCCATAATTCCTTGGCAATTGACAGTGTTGACAATCACATCACCTGGGAAGTCTAAAATATTTTGATTTTTGACTACGGTTAACATAAGTTATTCCTCAATTAGTTTTCTTATAATCTCTGGGGATAATTGTTTCCCATGATTTTTAGTAGAATACAACAGAAAAGGAGTGGTGCTAAGACTCCTTTATTGTTAGATTCTATTAGATTGACTTTATTTCACTAAAGAACTCTTTAGAAACTGTTATTTGTTTGACTTTTTTAGCCTTAGTATAGCTAGTGTCATTTTTCTTTAAAGTTAGAACGATAACCTCTTTTGACATATCTAAACAAAGTTCAATATGTAAATTACGAGACCATTCTCCATCTAATGTCGTTACTAAATTTTCTAAACGTTTTAAATCATCAGGCTTTAGTTCTTCAGATACCGAACTAAAATGACCTGCATCAGCACCCCCGTAAGGGTCAGTTACATAAAAACCTAGATAACATACTTCTAGTTTTTTTCTGTAACTATAAGGGGTGTAAAACACATAATAGTCATCATACTTTTCAAGTAGTTCAATTAGACTCAAATTCATTTTAATTAACCTCAAAGTCGTAAGGTTTACATCAAGCTGTATATACCCAAAAGAATACAGCATAGAAGGGTTGTCTTTTTACAGACAACCCTATCGTGCTAGATTCTATAGTACATCCTCTAAGGATTTTGCAGCGTACTCCTTAAAGAAGGATATCTCGTACTGACTTAAGCCTAAGCTATCCGATTGAGTGTCTATAGCTTTCTTAATTTGCCCAAGTTCAAGCCCACTCCTTTGATGAGATATAACAATCTTTGCCTCTGTATCTTGGTGTACAGATATAGGCAACCTTCCCCATATAAGAGTAATGTAGGGTGTACGATTTTTAATCGTAAAGACATCATTCTCTACAACTTTCTCCCAAGCATTTTGTAATACCTGGTAAATACTACATCCATACTCGTAAATGGGTATAGGTGAATATGAATCTACCGTAGAAGGTGTTGAGGTATTAAAGCTGCTATTAGAATCCTCAAAAGCTTCTGTTATTTTCTCTTCTACCGTGTCCCAGTATTGAGAAAACCTTACACCTGCTTTATCTATCTCCAAGAATCGAGATGTATTTTTGTTTTTAATATCTCGATAAAAGGGCATCGGGACTAAACAACTTAAAGGGTAAGCTAACATACCCTTTAAGTCTTTAGGAAAATCTTTATAGCCTTCCAGTAAATACTTGTTTCGATAACCCCGGCAATCGTTATCGAAAAAATGATGAGTATCTTTAACTTGCTTAGTATCTACAAAATACTTAAGCAGTCGGTCAACGTCATCAGGACTGAACATAGTGTTGTCAGCGTGATAGATGTAGGGAGACAGTGAAAGTAAAAAAGCTTTTAAAGTCTCAAAGCTTTTGTTTAATCCATAACTGTAAACAGTATTTGATTCCATAACTACTTCACCCTCTTTATTGACTTTCACAACCCTTTTAGGTACTGTTAAAACATCGCCAACTCCACATTTACCCAAGGTCGAATTACTATCTTTATTCAGTAATTCTTTTAATGGTTTATCAAACGATTTATGCTTCTGATTAAAGAAGTACGGATACTTGGCAACGGTATCCTTCGGGTCTGATTTGAGTCGTGAAATCTCATATTCAGAGACTCGATTAGTCCCTGGATATTTTATATGAACAATGTTTTTTTGAGAATTGTGATATGTAATTAACAGACCTCGTTTTTTAAGGAATGATACTAAGTCTTCAAAAGTTTTTACAGCAGCAGCTTTAGCTTTTAATAGAGCATCTCCTAAAACAAATGCAGGTCCAAATTTAGAGCCATCGTAACGAATGATTTGCCATTCATATCTTGACGGCGCGACAACTTTCAACTGTCCGACTCGTGTAACAAAATTGTTGCTAAACTTAGACCCTAAATTTTGAAACAGAAAATCTAACACCCATTTCTCAAGCTCTAGTTCAGTTAACTTTTGAAAATTGACTTTACTTTTGTTATAGAAAAGCTGTCGTTCTGCTTCTCCCTCAGAGAAATTAACTAACCGACTTGCGATTATATCAACAGTTTTTACGCTAGATATCTTCCAAGGGGTTGCGTAAATAATCCCTTGCTTAATAAATAAATAATGCGGTGTATCGATTTTATTGGGTAATTTTTCTGGAGTTAGCTTTATCCCTGGTACAACGTCTGTAAGAGCTAAATCACCTGTATTAGTCTTAGCAGACTTAATGAAAGAGGAATCCTGAATATTTTCAGAATCTATCTTAGACTTATAGATAAACCCTGTTGAGACTTCTTTATTGTGTGAAGCTACACAAATTTTAGAACTTAGTACAGGATGAATTAACGGTACACCCTTTTGACGAAAGATGTACTCTGTATCAATCTCCACTTCTTTCACGGCATCAGGAGATACACCGATATATTTACCCGCTACACAAATTGCATAGCAGGAGGTAATAGGGTAGTCTTTTTTGAAGTGTATTCGATATTTGTCGTAGAGGATACCTTTATACTTCACCGTAGCTAGTTGATTAGCTACCGTGTATTTTTCGGACTTCTTTGTAATAGAGAAGTTCCCTATCAAAATTTTATGGATACCAGAAATACAGAAATGTCGTTTCTTATCAAAGGACTCCATTCCAGAAATTTTCAGTTTTTTAGAATCCTTTTTAGAACCATCCTCTAGTTCAAAGTATTCGTAGGGAACAAATACAGTAACAACCTCTATACTTGAGCCGTTCGTTCTTAAGGCTTGTGAAGTAATAACGGTATGTACATTCCCTTCATGGTCTTCTAATGACAAGACTTCGTTTGGGTAAAATTCCCGAAGGTTTATGTTTTGTTTCTGATTATTGCCATAACGACCAGAGACAACTTTCCCACCTAAGACCATATCTTTTCTGTTAGTAGCCTTCTCAGTAACTAGCCTTATAGAGCCGTTATTGAGTCTTAGCGGCCTTCGTAGGGGTTTTGAGTATATAATGAATTGGCGATTATTATCCAGTACCTCATTAGGTAAACTTGCCGCACCAGTGTTCATTACATAATAATACAGCAGGTCTTTAGGTATAAGAACCTTCTCGGCAGAGACACTGACCCGATGCTCTTCAGAGATATATTTGTCAATCTTATTGGAGAGTGTTTCTTGAGATATCGTTTGATAAACAGCTATTTCAGTTAAAGAACTAGAACTATCAATCTCTTCTATTTCACTCTCGTTTTCTTCAGTGACAACCTCTACAGTTATTTTCTGTTCTTTAACTGCGGTATCTAGGTTTTCAGTCTCTTGCTGTATAGCCTGTTGGAAAATTTGTGTGTCGTTGAGCATTTGCTCAAATACACTTTCATCAATTGCTAGTCTTGCCATTTTATCTAACCTCCTTATCTAATGTTTGTAAAGTCCCAAAGCAGTTGCAGCATTTCTCTAGCTTCTTTATCTAAAGATTTTAGCTGATATACTCGGATAAAGTTTTTGAAAGTTAAATGATTCCTCCAAATTTTTTGAGGGTTGTCTAAATAAGGTAAAATCTTGTCATACACTCTCTCTTTTAAAGAATGTACAACGTATTCAGTAACTTGAAAGTAAATAGACAATCGTTTGAAGTGTTGACTCTTAGAAGGAATAACCTCATATTGACTCGGTAAGTTACCGCACGTCTCTAATAAGAGAAGACTCAGTATAGGATTGTCCAAAATTGCTTGTACAGCATCAATCCATAGAGTGTTATCTGTCTCTTTTGTATTAGCAAAATCGAGGCGATTAAACACCTCCTCTAATAGAGTGAATAAGTAATAATCCCAAGAGGGGTCACTACACAACTCTATTATTTTTTCATGGTCTTCTGAGTCTAACACCTGTTGATAAGTATTAAAGAAAACCTCTCTTTTTTGAAAATCGTTGATATCCATCCACAAAAAAGAGGGGTATAAAACCCCTCTTATAAACTACCTACTGCAAATCTCTCATATAAGGGTTTCGGTCAAAAAACGTCTTAGGACGTTCTTTTAAACCCAAATCTATCATAAACGACTCGGGTAGTTGAAATTTCTGACCTAACCCCTTATAGATAAATTTAAAGGGTGGGATATCACCGTCTTGCTCTTCGTTGTAAGGAATGTTCAATTCTTTAGCTACATATTCCTTATTGGATTGAAAGGAGAATGCCAGAAGGGCTAATATCCAAATTCTTGCGCCGATATCTAATGTTTCACTCAACTTAGGGCGATAATCCTTAAGGAGAACCGAAAACTGAGGCTCTGACAGGTAATCCAAATATCGGATACCTGAGAAATCTATTCCTAACTTTCCAGGGAACACTTCTGGGGTGTTCAAAGGGAACTTGATAGGCTTACCTGCCTCCGTATAGTCGGTGACTATACTGTATTCGATTCCTTTTCCACTACCATCTCGCAGCCTATTCAGAGAGAGTAGTGCAGTTAGGAGTTTATCCCAATCGCTGTCAGGTAGTTTGGCATCAACTACTCCGTCTTTTATTTTTACTTGCCCTATTTGAAAATAGGACGTTGCTAAAGACAGGCTTCCGGCATCTTTGGATTTTCCAGTCTTCTCTACAAGCTGTACAACGTACCACTCTAGTTTCATAGTGATACCAGACTGCTCCCCTCGGAGCATTGTAATTTTGGGGGGTTGTAAAAAAGCTTTATCAACTCCCGTAGGTTTGGGGAGTCCTACGTTGGATACCCAATCAAAACCCCCTTTACCTTTCTCATTAAGTTTAGGGGTGTACACGCTTAGAACGTGAAATTTCCCTTCCCCTACCAAATCTCCTTCTGTATAGGAGTTGTTAGGTTTTTGTGGGGTAACATTACCCCCTCGTGACATTTTAATCGCTTTCCAAGGGGAGAAGACTTCGGGAGCCTTAGCAACTGTTATTTCTGATGATACTGGCCGCGGAACTGTAAACTCTTCACCAATAACTTCTTTTAATTGGTCTTTTAAAGGTACGCCAACACTCTTTTTAGGAGCTTCTGGAGTATTGACAATCAATGCAGAGTTATCGTCAGGAGTGAATTGAGACTCTTGTTGCCTTTCCACTTTTCGTAAGTCCGCCATAGTTTCTGGGGACTCACTTTCTAAAAGACTATCTAACCCTTTCTCAAGGTTAGAGAAGTCGTCCTCCACAACAGCTACTAAGACAAGTTGTACAGCGCTTTTGTAGGTTCTCTCAACCTTATCAAACTGGTTAATCTCATAGCCAGTTGGTAGGTATTTATCCAGTAAATACTCCTCAAAATCGTTGATAAGTTCTGTTTCCGACAACAACTCAGTATTATCAAAACGGTATTCAGTTCTATCGAAATAACCTTCAATAGATTTCTCAGGGTATCCAAGACGTATTAAAGTAGCTTTCATCTTTGGGACAAATTCATATTCCCAAAGATATTTAATGTACGCAACATCCTCCTCAATATACTTTGAGTACGAGATTAAGTAGGACAAAATCTCCTGTTCCCGACCTTCAAGAAACAACGTTTCAAACTTCTCTAGCTCGGTATCTGCTAAAAAGCTGTTGGGTTTAGGTGTCAACCCATACAAGTCGAACAAAACTTCTAAATTGTCATATACCGACTCGTAACCCTTCACTTCAACGGGTATAGTATCCACGTCATCTACTGATTTCACAGGAGGTTCGAGTACCTCATCCACAAACGTCTTTGAGTATGACTTTATGCTACCGTCAGACGTTCTGACAAGGACTCGACTACGTTCCTCATCAACAGATACAACTTCCACACCTGTTTCACCCTTTGCATCAGGGTGTACACGGCCTTTCAGCCGTACATATTTCCCTACAGATACCTTAAACTCAGGTACTTCTATTTCACTCTCTCTTTTTAACATATTGGACCTTAAGAAACTACATAGAGAGCAAGTTTAACGTCATTTCTCTTTTGGACGTGAATATGCAGTAGGAAAGGATGTAAAGACATCCCTAATTACTAAATATTGTTTGCTCTAACTAACTTATTTCTCGAATCATCGTAAAGATGATTTCATAAACAGAAAGGTTACTAATGCTTGTACAGATGTACGAGCAATTAGGTTATCTCAAGTTCTACTTCATTCTGTTTATGGTACTCTTCTACCGTAGGGAATATTAAGTCAAGTTCCCATATTTCCCACTGAATTTTCTTGGCTTTCTCCTCCCAGTATTGAGCCTGGCTATGAAAGATAGGGTTGAGCCAAGAATCTTTTGCAGCATTATGAGAATGCTGATAGATAGCCTTCAGTCTATCGAACTCTAATTCGTACAACTCTTGAAAGTATTTGTCAGTGGCTTTTCTAAACATAATTTACTACTCCATGTTGTATTCTGTAAGTTCTGTTAAATTAACAAAACAACTTGTTTTAGTTAAAGTCCACTACAAGCAAACGGACTATATAGCATTAGCTTAATTTGCGTTCCCTGGAGATTCTTCGTCAAAACGCTGAGACCAGCTAGGGGTTAATCGGTAATCCTGTTGCTGAGACAACAACTCTACAGTTATTTCTAGCCCACTGCTGTAGGAGATAGAAGTGTCCCCTAATGGTTCTAGAAAAGTCCAGTCGTTCAATAGAATCCAGAACTTTGCCACCCCTTCTGAAGAGGGTTCGTAACTGCCGCCAAACTCCCAGTTAGGATAGTTTTTTAGCAGATTAGCAATCTCCGTATTCAGGTAAATTGTTGACTTCTTCTGAAATGCCTTCTCGAAGGCATTAAATCGTTTATCAATATCTAACATAGTCACCTCTATTGTGGACAAGGCCCTGGAGAGAATCGAACTCTCTTAAAAAAGATTTGCAGTCTTTCACCTGACCATTCGGTATCAGGGCCGATAAGCAGTTTTATAGGGTATTATCCGTAGAACCTAAATAGTTAGCTTGTGCTAGTAGTTCATTTCTTCTTTTCATGTCAGTCGAAAACCTCTGTTAATTAGTTTACTTAGACAGTTTAAAGTCATATCCAGGACTGTTCGACTAAGTTTTAGGTAGCTTCACACTCTGGACATTCAAAGGGTATCTTGTCAACCCCTGAAATGCCTTGTACGGCTTTACAAAAGGGACATATTACGGGCTTTTGGAAATGGAACCCCCGTAAATATTCCTGATAGTAAGATGTTATTGGAATTTCCGAGCCTATTACTATTTTTAACGACTCTCGTGTACGAGGTTTCTCTAACATCGAATCTTGCAAACCTAATTGATATAAACCCATCGTTGTAGTCTCCGATTAACTCTTCTTGATTGACTATTAACTCTTGCTGAATTGGGACTTTACAGAATACAATCCAGCAGTAAGTAATAGAGCAGATAGATTAGGAGTAGTTTTTTTTTCATCTCAGATGATTTCACTACTATCAGGCATTGTATTTAACGGATGTACAATTATAGGGGGTGTACACCCATCTCGGTAAAGTCTTTGATAAATCATTGGACACTTAAACATGATATCTTGTTAATAGATTTACTCCCGGTATTTAGGTAAGGGACCGGGTAAACCTTGGTGATTGAAAGATGGCAGTTTAACGAACTCTGCCAAACAGGACAGGATTATTAACCTACAGCAAGCTCGATAACTCCGCAAGGTTTAAATTCTCCAGGAACCCCTTTATACACGGTTCCTGATACCGTAGCGAGTTTGTCGGTATTGCGTCCTAACTCTACACACGCGGCGCGGTACAGATTTGAGACTATGTACAGGTCATACCCCTCGGGAAGGATATCTGCATCTTTGAATTGCACCGCCCCCACTAGGGGGACAGGACTTTCGAGATTAGGTGCATCAGCGTTGCACTTTATACAGTTGAGATTTGTACCCGGTGCGATTACATAGTAAGGCTCGGCTCCTTTTTCGTTTAGTATGAGCTTACGACCTCCCTCGACAGGAGTTGTATCCTGTACCTTATAAAAGGTTATCTGATGTTGGGTTCCGTTGAATATTTTCATTGGGTTTAAACTCCATTATGGATTTTACATTTTACCTAAAAGGTAATACCAGGATAGGGATTTGAACCCTATCAACGAACTTTGTCTGTTGTATGACTAAAGCTCTATTCGGCAATCAGTAAATGATGATTACAATCATTTAGATTACTCGGTAGAGATTTAGCTAAACCTCATTCCAGTAAAGAAAAAATTGACATTTAACAAACGAGAGCCTCTAGCGGTCGTCCCGGTTAAATTCTAAATTGTAAGGAGTTAACTATTTAACTCGTTATTACTACTTTAGCTTTGTTTAGCTAGTTTGTCAAGGGTTTTTCAAAAAAAGTTTTTAAGTTTTTTTTTCTGGCCCTTGGTAGTAACTCGTGTTAGGTGAAAGTCTTACCACCGTTAGGTTTCAAGCTCTTTTTCCTTCCACATTTCTATAATGACATCTTTTAAGGAATTTGCATAGGGGGTCTGACCCCTCATTTAGTGAAATAGCCGATGTCCAATGCTTGTAACCTTTACTGTACAAGAGTTTCAGCTTATAAAAATTTTTTTAAAAAAAATTAATTTTAATAAATGCTTGACAAATTAACCGAAGTATGGTATCCTTTTCTTCTTATTAAAAAGTTGTGAAATAAATATTAGAAAAAGTGTCATACAATACAGTCTTATTTAGCAGCTTATGATACCCTATTTCCTCTATTGCGCTTATGATGGACAAACACTATGAGCCAGAACCGCGCTATCAGATTTGGGGACAGTGAAGGTAAAGGGCCAAGTAATTCTATGGGCCAAAGACAGTTGGCGGGTATAGATTGACAAGTGCTAGCGGCGCTTATTTTTTCTTGCGATCCTTAGCATAAAAAAACCCGACTTATCGCCGGGTTGTACAAATTTAATAGCCGCTCCTTTATGGAAGCTCTTCTAATTCTCTTTCCTTATTTCACTATCCAGCAGGAGGGGATACCTACTGCATTAGCGACTTTATACTCCATTTCAAATCCTAACGGCAACATGGGGTACAAATCGCAATACTCCGAGAATAGTTGTACTTCTAGTACAGGATTTGAGTATCGGCGTATAAGGGTGTTACTATCATACTCATTTATCCACACCCAGTTAGCTCTTGTTACCCAGTTAGCTTGTATTGTCTCTCGGACTAACTTACGAATCTCCTCTCGAAGGTATTCATATAACACCTCCTCTGTAGGGTGTTTCTGTAAGCTATAGTCATTGGAGTAGTAGTTGTATCGATGGTATTCATTACATTTATCTCTATACCACTCAGGGAAATCCAGACTTAAGAAATTCTCTACAAACTCCTCAACAATGGCATCCTCATTAAAGCCATACTCTTGTATAGCGTGAGTTAAACGTCCTAACGGGTTATTGCGATTTACCCGAAACAGGTTATCCGCCGTCGGTACTAGAAGTCTTTTCCAAGGGATTTTATGGATATACTCCCATAAGTCCTCATGGAGCATCTCTATGATACGGTCATCGTCGTAGCGAATCACCTCATAGATATCGCTAACCCAAAGACTCGGAAAGCATGATTCGTAGAAAAGATTGTAATCGCCAACCTCATACAAGTCTTTGATTGAATTGTAACCATCCTCCATATAGCTAAAGGGGTCGTCAATTATCCTCCCATAGATGACTTCTACATAAGTTTCGTAACTTTCAAACTCGTCATCTGTTACGGGGTCGTAATATAATGGTTCCCCGTACCCCTCCTCATCGTCTTCATCATATAGATACTCTAGGCAGATATCCTCCTGCCTTAAGGGTAATTTTTCAAGATTACTAACAATCTGTGGATATATACCCTCAAACTTATCTAACATCTCCTGGAAAACTTCTTTCCAAGTTTCTTGTGGAATACCATTGTATGATAGCGGACCATACTTACCCGGTCTATCACTGGTACTCTCTGCTTTTTGTACGAGCATCGCTACCCATACAAGACATCGTATTAATCCTTGCCAATCATTCGGCGATTGGAAAATACGAATCTCCCAGGTCACTCCACTTTTATGTCGGGTTGTATATCCATATTTCCCACTATCAAGGGTAGTGTATGGCGTTACATAGTTGTTAGGGAGTTCTCTCCCTGCAACTGTCTCCAAAACACTTTCTCCGCAATTACAGAGAAACCCTCTAATATACTCGGCTGCCTCCTCCGACAGACACCTCTGTGATATGTGGATATGAAGACCCGCGCCATTGTCCTCACTGTTATACCGCAAAAATTTGTCAAAATTAAAACGATTCTCAGCCGCTATTCGTAGCCAATCTGAGAGCCGAAACGGTAGCCCTTTAAATTCAGCATCTACCGTGGAATCCTCTGAAAAGATTCCGTAATTTAACAGTGATGAGTAGTTTTCGATACAGAAGGATGTCCCTTCCATCTCCAACTCCAACCCTATCACCGTCCGCCAGGGGTTGTAGTCGCGGTAGGCATTATACCCCCCGCATCGATACCCCTCACAGGTATCCTCCCATATTTCTAACTCTCTTCTGTATTCTCCAGTGGCGTGTTTCACTACGTCCACGCTGTACTGAAATAAGTCTGTGGACTCATTGTCCTCTACAAATTTTCCCACTGTATCTAACTCCTTTACGTTATCTAACTTTTATTCAACTATTTACTACTAGAACCCCTCCCAGTAATACTTTAAGAGGTAGTCACCCTCATCTATCCTTTCTCCTATTTTAGAAGTAAGATAGACGATTTTATCGCTCCAAAGGAGTACATGACCCCTATCGCGATATAATACTATTGGCTCCCGTACAACTAAAAACAAATTGCCTATAAAGTTGTACTCAACTTCTTTACTAGGGGTGTACTTGTAGCCCCTAGATTTGTAGAATGCAGACAAGTAGGCTCGACTACAATTCTTAGTGTAACTTTTCCGGTCTCGTTCATTCTGATACCAGGATGCGCCTATAGCGGCTTGCCTGGCAATTTCTAATTCATTCAATTTAAAACTCCTTTAATTCTCTTGACAATTACTATAATATTCAATTGACAATCGTTAAGGGGTGATACAAATCACTAGGTTATATGATGCTAATCACTGAGACAATCCGTATAAAGGTCCAGCAGACAAACAATTACAAGCGGTGGCGGGGCTTAGACAAGCGATGACCAGACTGTAGCGATGGCCAGACTGGCGATGGCCAGACTGGCGATGGCCGCCGCTAATAAAAGGGTTTGCGATCCGGGAAATTGAGACAAGAGAAAACCCACCGGGTTAGGGTGGGCTGGAAATTGAAATTATGAAAGGGTTGTTAGTTTTTTAATAAGCTCTTCGCCCCATTCCTGGGTTTTGCAAACCTGTTCTAGCGGTATTTCACACCGCCGATAACGGTGTCGGTTGTTTTCCACCGCTTCGAGGCAATCGAGAGATTGTCCAGATACAAGTCGTTTACTGTCCAATACGTTTCTGAGAAAGTTCTCATACAAATCCTTACAAAGTTAAACAGAATACAGCAGAGAGGGGAGGAATCGCACTACTCCCCATCTTGCTAGATTTTAGGGGCTAGAAATAACCTAATGCTCGCCCCCACCTGATGATGCCTTTTTGACTTGTTACCACTTTATCAACTATCTCATCTAGTTCGGCAATACGAGCATCATACTGCGCTCGTTTGATTTTTACTTTCTCTGGGTCTTCCTCGTACTCGTACAGATAGAAAGAATCAATCAGCAAATCTGCGCAGACTGGCATACTGTTGTGGGGATGAAACCCCGCTAAATAAAATGCGGTCATACGCCAGACGTAATACGCTTCCCCCAATTTGTCCCCACATTTTTTCTCTGTGGGCTTGGTGGCCCGGAGTCGGTCTTTGTTAAGGGTGAGTTGGAAGAGCTTGTACTCTTCCTCTGTTAATACAGATTTCACTTGGTCCAAATCAAACTGTGGCATCTTACTAGCCATCTTGTATCTCCTAATTTTCTAAGCATAGCTCCTACCTTCATCAGCAGCCCCAGAGCTATTTTTTTGGGCTGTACACCCCCCAGAAGGCTGAGGATGTTTCGGGTTTTTTAAAGTCGTGAGGTTTGGTCTTTGATTTGCTCTTTTTCTAAGTTTTGTAAATCTTTTAAGTACGCCACCAGTAAAGTAAATAAACGATTCGTATCTTCATCATTGTCTGTTAACCGTAAGCTAAAAGAACTAACCTCCCTATTTCTTAAATTAGCGGGCAATTCAGCTAACCCTTTTATATCTTGGATAATTTCCCCTAAAGTACATGGACAATGTGGTGTCGCCTCTAGGTAGTCGGTTACATAAAAGGCTATTGCCTTCTCTGTCCGGTCTATATCCTCTTGTAAGGAGGGTGTAGGTAGGGAGTCTGGTATGTATTTCATTTTTTTACCTTGGTAATTTTGGATTGTACACCCCCGGAAGGCCGGGAGTGTTTCTGGTATTAGAATAAATCGTTATCTGGGTCTAGTACCTCATATTTCAATGCAACGAGGTCATCATTGAAATACCCGTCGCTATAGTCCTCATCGTCGTCCTCATCCTCACTATCACACCATTCGTTGAAGTCATCGTCGTCGGCTTCTTCTAATTCGTTGACGATAATCATCACAATTTCAGTTAACGCAATATCGAGTAGGTCCGTCTTAAAACCCGTTAGACACCCCTCGAACCGGGTCTCAAAGTCCGCAGATTCTACAAGTGCCAGAATTTGAATTTCTTCTGAATAGATGTCAAAAAGTTTAGCAGACCGCGGGCAGTTGGACTGCGCCCACTCAGATATGTCAGGGAGTGCCGTCTTAATATATTCGAGAGTAAAGCTCTCAGCAAATTGAAGGTTTACCCACTCCTTAAAAGTGTTGGGGTAACACTCCATACGGATGTAAGCTACGTCGTCCTCAGTAATATCAATTAGCGTCGTCCCAGGAAACATATCGCGGACAGCCATTATTACAGATGATTCACTTACCTTCACCCCATCAAAGCTTAACTTGTAAGGTATCGCCGGGAAACCATCCTCATCTTCATCGGTAAATTCCTCCTCACCTAAGAAATTATAAAGAATGTCCCCTAGCTCATCCTTTGAGTAGTAGATACCCTGGGGGGTGTTTGCTGGTAGCTCTACCAAATCACGTTCCCAAGAAAAAGTAGAACGTTTAACGTACTCTAGTTTCAAAATTGCCATGATAATCCTCTTTGTTGTTTCTATGTTTCTACTTTAGCTAGTTAAAAATCCTTTGTCTGTGATTTGAATCACAAATTAAAAGTTTTTTAGCTTGTGTCCAATTTGCTCCTTTCACATTTAAAACACAAATCACCCTGCATATACGGGCTTTTAAGGTTTGTGAAATAATAAAGGGTAGAATATACCAGAGACAAGCTTAATGCACCTTTACGAGCTTTCTAGGGGCCGGAGAATGAATGTTAGTGAAAGGATGACAAACACTATGACAAACACTATGGACAAGACAACCCGTATGAAGGCCCGGACAAACAATTACAAGTGATGGCCCGGACAAGTGACAACCCGTGGGACTGCGGCGCTAAAAACTCGGGGCGATCGCTGCATTTTTCGAGCAAAAAAAAAACCCACCGGGTTAGGGTGGGTTAAATAAGACTTTAGCGGCGCGGGATATAGGGAAGGCCGCTATATCCCTAGTGCTAGATTCTAGCTTGTGTCAAGGGGTGAAATAAAAGCTTCTATGAATAGGCTTTAAGAAGTTTTTTGCTAATAACTTCTTTTTGCAAAGCCCATTCAACAGATAACTCCGGGTAATCCGGGAAATATTTCCCAAAATCCATCTCTACTCCCTTTAAAATATTTGTATGGGGGTAGAAGCACTCTAACCGTGTACCTTTATTCTGAGAGACTGCCTCACCTACAACAGATGATGATTGAGGTTTGAAAAAGAAAGAAATACCGTTTTGAGGCATTTCTTTGTATTTGTATGGATTAGTCCCCAAATACTGGGGATACTGTTCGTGGGAACGGTAGAAGAACGCCGCGTCCATTTTCGGGTAGACGATTATGCTTTTTTTGTCAACCAAAAAAGCATCTACCTCACTCAGAGGTACTTTAATTAGTCGGTGACTCCCTGTTACCTGGGAGTAACTCCCAGGTATGTAAAAAGTTTTGTGTTCTCCCAGAAAGCACTGTAAGTTAACTGGGTAAGACTCCCCTACGGAGTAGGTTTTTAAAGGGCCTTGGCCTTTCTTCCAGACCATGTGGTTAATGTCCACTTTAATCCGGTACGCATTACAATGTAATTTCATACGACGAAGCGTTGCTAATCGTGCCCATAGAGGGGCTGCGATATCAAACTTGCAGCATTCTAAAGCTTGCGTTATGTATGGGTGGCTGCTTACGTTAATTCCTACGATAGGGTCCATTCTTTCTATCCTCGAAAATTTTCTAAGTTTTACACTGTATCCTAAAGAATACAGCAGCCAGGGATATAATCGCACTATATCCCTAGTGCTAGATTCTAATCGATAGTAAACTTGATGAACCAAGTTTCATCTCCGGATGCGCGGTGCAACTCTACACCAATGTCGTAATCACCAAACCAAGATATCTCAAGATTTTGTTGATAACTGTAGCTTAATTGTTTTTCTACAACATCTCCTAAAATTTCTCCCTTTCTAAGGGAGATATAATCTTCGATTTCAGAATCTATATTTTCATACAGATTTTGAAACCATCGGGTGTATGTATCTAGGTTTCCAATGTGTTCAACCCAATCTACATTAATTTTCATTTTTTCTAACCTCGATAATCCTTGATAATTTTTGCCTTGTATTGTATTCTATGAATAGCTTTATAAGCTTAGAATACAATAGTAAGGCTTGGGGGGATTAACCCCCCAGGCATAATTGATAGGTTATTAGGCTGTTTGATATTCGATACAGCGCTCCGTTGACAGTGGATTCACCGCGCAACGTAGGGCTGATTCCCCAGTGAAGTAGATACACCCATTACAGGTATCCACAGGTTCCTCCGGTTCGTTATACCAGTCGAACCCTAGCCATAATAATTCTGTTTCTTCCTCATCGGTATCGTTATCGACTTCTACACTTAAGGGATAGTGAAAAGAGCCGAGACAGGAAAAAATATCAGCCAGGTCCACTTGGTAGCCCCAATCGCAGCGCTGTACTTGCTCGTACACGTCACGCGCCAAATCGGTAGCACTAAACCAGTCACCATTAACAGAAATGGTTATGCTATGGGTATGGGACCAAAAGTCGATAATCCCTTTTGACCCGACTTCATAGCTCACTAAGTCTATATCGCAAATATTGGGTTCAAATAACCTCAGTAAATGCTGATAATACTGGATAGCTGCGAAGTCTTCTGAGTCTAAGATGTCACTCTGACACGGCCCGGGTGTATAAGGTGATTTACTCAATACCTCATAGCGCCAGTCACTTTGTCCCTGATGGTATTCTTTACAATACCAGTATAAAGCACAGTGCTTAGAGTCGTTCACGTCCTCACCCATACTTATTGCGGACCAGTTAAACTTGTAGTTCGACATTATTTTTTATTCAATTGTTAAGGTACATCATTAAGAGAAAGTTAAACTTTGGACCTTATCCCTGGCCTTGTGATTTGTGTCACTCAGCAAGAGTTATCGGCGGTTTGTTTTTTTTGTCTTTCTCTTAACCAACTTCATAGTAGCTAGTAATTCTTTAGTTGTCAACCCTTTTTAGAAAGTTTTTTTAAAAAAGTCTTGTAACCGTTGCTGCATATAGGTTTCACTGTTGACTAAAAAATCAAATTAGGGGTAAAATGTTGATTAAAAAATCATTTTGGACATTTTCTGGCCATCTTTGGGCCACCGTATTCTGTTACTGGAATAAGTTGGGCCTTGGCCATAGCGGGTAAGGGTGGGCCTTTAATGTAGTAGGAATAGGTGGGCCGGATTATCTTCTATTAATAGGAGTGAAAATAATAAAGATAACGGGGGGCCGGCAATAATCTAATTAATCAAATAGCGGCGACTATTCAGCTCGTTAATAGCTGTTAAATGCTCTAATGGTAGGAATACCCTAAAGCAGTCTTATCCTAGCTTAAAATCCACTAGAGCGGTTATACCGGAAAGAGTAATAATTGTTATACCGGATGGCTCTTAAAAAGGCCCTAAATTAATAGAGCCTAAAAAAGTTTAGCGGCGACGGGTTTAGTCTATTTCAAAATAGCGCTCGAATAGATACGCCTCAGAGTATTTTGCAGCAAACTTGTAAACTAAAAAACGCTTGCAAGTTAACTCGATTAAAATTAGTGAACACACAGCCACTCGGGGGTGACGTTCATTCCAACTAAGTTTATGATTAACACTCACTACGTCAATTAATGAGTTGGGGTAATCTTTCTCAAATTGTCCCATAGCTAATGAGATTAACTCGTTCGGCGTTATAACTTCTTTAACTGTTGTATTCATTTTTGAACCTAACTTAATTGAACTATTTAACCATAAATCTATTCAATTCTTATTTCTGTATTCTACGATACATTTTTAAAAATAATTTTGAAGGCCCCGCCATCGCTCGTTTGCCGGGCCATCGCCTAATGTACGCCATCGCCAGGCCATCGCTCGTCGGCCGGGTCATCGCTCGTTTGCCGGGCCATCGCTCGTAGGAAAGGCCCATAATGTGATATTTTATTTAATAATATGTGAAATGTAGATATTGATATTTATTAATAGTAGGTGAAATAGATAAAATGTTAGTTATTGGTAATGTTTGATGGAATGTGTGGGATATGGTTTGGGTGTGATGTTGATAGGATTATGTGAAAAAGGATAGGGATTGTGTGGGGGTGGGTGTTGGCATAAATCCAATAACCATTTCTACCATATTCTTCCCACATCTACATACATTCACATACACACATATCTTTTCTCCAAATATGCTAACATATTCACTAATAACAAACTATCCATCATTAAACCTTACCTAACCTCACTCAACTTACAAAAATACCGAATCAATTCCATCAGAAAAAATCGTAAAAAATCAAATCATAATGAATAATAATAAAGACAAGCAAGATAAGAAAACCCCTACAGAACTAAGTCTAAAGCTATTAGAACTCATAAAAAGAGAGTATTTGTCTGGATTTAACTCAAAGGATTCCGATTCAGGATACACACATAGAAATTACACATTAAAAGAGCTTTCCAATAAATACAATTTAACCACTAAACAATATAATAAACTTCTTTACACTGCAAGAAAAGAACAATGGAGAATACAACGACAGTTAGTTCAAAGAAAATTAGCATTAGCAGATGACACAACATTAGGTGATTTACTAAAAGAGTCAACAAACATAGACAGAAAAACTTTATGTAAAATAACTCAGATAGACGTACTACTAACTCAATACATCCAACAAAACGAATATGCTGAAGAGATTGATATTAAAGGACTTAAGACCGCTGTAGATTGTATTAAAGAACTACACAACATTAGTAAAGAAATTATTTCAAACAATGAAAAAGATAAAGCTCTTGGAGAAGAATACAACAAACGTAAAATCAGTTATAACAAATCTACTGAAGATATTAGAAATGAAATACAAACTCTTACTCAAGAAAGAGGAATGTTAGAAAAACTTATAAATGAAACAGAAGAAGATATAAACAGTTACGAAAAATCCATTATATCTTCATTTGACGAATAACTTTAATCTGTACGGATGGGTATTGTCTAAAAACAATACCCATCCTACCTTATATCTAAATATCTAATCAATGAATCGAAGTGAAATACCTAAAAATTAACCAATCAAATAATAGGGAGTAACCATAATCATCTTTAACATTTATTTCAACTTTGGGTAAAATTTGTTTGTACCAACCTTTATCATAAAAAAGCATACTAAAACCTGTAGCTCCATAAAAGTCTATTATCGTTATGTCAAATCGTTTTTTATCTAAGTAAAGATGTATATCAAACTGTTTAAACTGTAATTTCTTTTCCATTTGCTTCCTTAAATAGTGTTGTAGAAAATTTATCTCAAACTGTTTAAATATCTACTCCATCTGCTTCGGATACTATTTTACAAAGTTCAACATAAGGGTCATTAATTAAGTACGTTATTATCTGTTCAAGCAATTCCTGATAGTCATTAATAGTATCTAAATGTTGATATAGACATCCATCGACATCTGGAGTTTCTTGATATTTTAAAGTTCCTAAATCTTCATTTACTTTGTAAGCTATATAATTCAAGTTCTTTAAATGTTTCTCGATATGTTCGCTAATTAAAGCTCTTCCATCACTTACAGAAATATTTATATCAGGTAAATCCTTAGAGTAGTCACATTTAATTTTAACTTTTTTCATAATACTTTAAATTAATGTTTTACAAGCGTCTCGTGATAATAACAATCGTCAGTCTTTAAAACAACAGCATACATATCAGGATACATACCAGGGTCACTGTAAGACTCTATAATAGTCCCATAAGTCCCTTTAGGTATAATCCTACCAGAAGACTCTGAGACAATATCTACAAGCGTTTTAATACGAACTCAACATATCTCTTCTGTAACCTTAGCAGGAATCATATACACACTTAATTAACTCTATCTCGTTGAGGATATTGTAAAAGAAATCTGATTAGATATAATACAGGTCTGTAGGACGCTTTGTGTAAGATGTTACAACAACCTTTGTACTATCAGGGTCTCCTAAGTTGTACAAACGTTCGTAATCTACTGACGCTGCTATCTCTAATAAACATTCTTTATCTTTCAATAGAGTAAAAATATAATTTCTCATTATGTTTCCTAAATAAAAGTTTTTAAATGTAACCCTAACCACTGTACATCTAAATAGTATCTTAGATTTTTATGACCCTTCTGTTGTATATTGATATAGATGCGTGGTTTCATTTCCCAATAAGGTCGTCTCCAAAAGTTAAACATCAATAAACTCTTAGGTTCTATACCCACCACACCTTCATAAGTAAATAAACTAACCCCTAATACAACATAACGATGGTTTGAGTAACTCTCTAAAGTTACAACATCTTTACCAAGTTTATATTGAAAATCTATTACTTTCATTTTATTAATCTTTACTTAAAATTTTAATATCTCTGGGTTTTATAAGATTGTATCCATTGACTCTCTTTTTAAGAGACTTGTCCTAGTAGGTAGTCTTCTTAGCATGATAATACTTTTCAATATGATTAGCCTTAGCCTTTAGACAAATATCAAGACTCTTATAAATATCATCTAAGAGACAAACTAGCTCATTATTACTCATCGTACCTCTAAACTGAATAAAAAAATTATCTCGTAACTCTTCCATAATTAACTCATCTACAGACAGAGGTATTAACTGACGAGACTTTCTTTTAACTTTATCTGTTTTGTAATTTTGACTTTCAATATAGTCATAACCTAATCTGTCTATTACAACTTTTAAATAAGGATATTTGTAAAATACTCCTTCTATAAATTTTTCTTGTTCTTTTGATAAAACTTGATTATGTGAAGGGTATAAATCTTTAAGCTGTAAAATACTATTTTCAAAACTACTCCTAAGTAAACAAATATCAGAATAACTAAAAAGTACAGTGAATGTTTTCTTTAATTCAGGTAGTTCTATCGAAGTTAAATCTTTATAAACTTTGTCAACATTGTGTTTAGGTCTTAGTTTATTAATTAAATATGTTTCGTAAATCTCTCTATCACAGGATGACTTTAGTTCAAACACCTCAGCATAAGATATTTTATTTCTCCAATCATCTTCAAAAGTATTAGCAGTATTACTATGTTGTAAAAACCTTGATTGTATCCGAGAAGTCTTACCGATATATAATAATTCCTTATCAGAGTTATAAAATAAATAAATACCTTTAAAACGTTTAGGTATTAAATTTGAGTTTTCGATTGTTAACATTCTTTAGAAATTTTAGTAATCCTGACTAACTTATGACAACTACTACTTTTTTTTTCATTTTCTGTTCTGTATATAGCTATTTATTCCAAGAAAACGTAGTAGATTAACAAATCACCTACTACACTACAACCTTTATGTATCAAGGGTTTTAGCTATTTTCGTTATCGTCAAAAACTAGCTAAATTTTTTAAATCAGAAAAAAGAGTATTTTACTAAACTTTGGATTTGAGTAATAAACCCTGAAGTCGTTTACTATCAACCATTTTAGACGTTTTAATAGTCGTGAAGTAATTATCTATTTCTGTAGCTTTAGGAGTCTTATCAATCTTTAACAAGTTATAAATTTCCTTAAAAATAAACTTAACATCCTTCTTAGTGTAGAACTTATTTAAGACAAACTTCTTGTACACATTCTCTGATACAGCATCTTGTACTTCAGATGACTCCGTATAAACCAACTTGTACAAATGTTTCTTAACATACTTAAGCGCCTTAATTTTTTTAGTACCCAGTACATCAACCAAATATTTTACATCGGGTTCATACTTCTCATAATAGTTAACCTGTTCTGTATCTCCTGCATCTCTTGCAATACAATATTTTCGTAAAATATCTTTAAACGAATATCTAGTAATGTCTTCTATAAACTCTTCTTCACACCTAACCCACTGTTGAGACTCCTTTACATTAAATCCGGCATTCAAATAAGCTTTGCGCAAAGTCATACCGTTAATGTAAATGTCTGTAAGTATTGACCTAACAAACCGTTCATTTTTTAACTTAAGGTCATTAAACTCTAATTGATTAGTCTCTTTATTATAAATAGAATAATCGTCTTCTAAATCAAGAGCGAAACGTTTTAACACTGCCTTCTTTTCTTTATCAGACATACGATTAAATGTCTGTATCATAATATGAGTGTCTTCTATTTTTGTATTAAAGAGTTCTTCTAGTTCATCAGGAGTTGCATCAAGTGTACTCGTATTATAGATGTGAATTAGTTTATTCTTAAAAGGGTTATTCGTATTTCTTATACGACCTGCAATCTGAAAAATATCTGTTGCAACATCTAGTAATGTATTTTTCTTAGCAACATTAGATACAACAAAGGCAATACCTGTATCACTGTAAATGTCAACACCAAGAAACGATTTAGAAGTTATAAAAGTGTAAGGTTTATTAGGGTCTGATATTTGAGAAATAGGGAAGGATAATTCCTCTATATTCTCTTCGGTATCTGCACATATTACTTTCACTTCTTTAGCTGTAAGTTTAACTTGAGACAGTATATCTGATATTGCTTTTACAGAATTAATAAAGAAATAGAGTTCTTTACATTCATATTTTTTACCATCTACCGTAAAATATTCACTATAACCCGCAGCTTTATGTCTCTTAATTATGTTTGATACACAAAGAAAAGGTTTATTAGTCTTCTTTCTTATTGGTTGAACTTTTGTACAACCTTCCCAATAAAGCTCATATATATCAACATCTTTTAATATGTTTGGAATATATTTTGGTTGTATTGGAGTAGCTGATAAGTAAGTACAATTTAAAAATTGTACGGACTCTTTAAGTAATTTATTTATAGCTTCATTTCTATAACTATAATCACTTAATAATTTATGGTACTCATCTACTAAAAGTCTTACATCCTTATAAGGATTAATCCCATACTTACTTAACCAAGAAATTACTTTAGGTAAACCATCATACGTTACCAGTATTTTAAGAGGCTTCTCTTCACGCCTAACCTTATCTAAATAATCTTTACAGACATTGTAAGTAACTTTAGATTTAGCTACGTTATAGACCCCTAAAACATCTGGGTGTTGGTAACTCTTGTTATGGATTAGTTCTATTGTAGGAACTGCAATAATATAATCTTGTGAATTAGTTAAAGCAATATAGGAACCACCTACTCCGGTAGCCATTTTATTAAGAATCCCATTAGGTAACTCTTTCATAACTTCTGAAAGATATAAGACTCCTTCAGGTATTGTAATCTTAACTGATTGTTTCATAAATTAATACTGTATGTCTATGTTGTATTTTTTCAATAGTTCATCTTCTTCTAACAAAGCCACAACTAAACTTTTTAAATTATCCTCAATCAAACTGTAAGGCATATAGTCTGAAAAACTGTACTTAATTCCATACCTTTTTAAAAACTTTGGTGAAGTATTATAATCAGGAGTTTTATAAAATCTTTTAGGCCAATAGTTTATGAAACCTCTTAAACATTTAAGGTTTATATCCTTCCAAAATTTTTGGTCGAACTCTAGGTAGTGAAAACAATTAGCAGCAAGGTCGTTCATAAAAAGATTGAAATTATTTGACACTAGATAATCTTCATCAAACGGTTCAGTTACTAACTCTAAATAAGTAAATCTATTAGGTTTGTTATCTGTATTATATTTTACTAACTCAAGAGTTGCTATCAATACATTATTTTTATAAATCTTGTACACAACTTTAATGACTCCATGTTGTAATGACTAAGTTAAACAATTGAAAATTAAGATAATGTCCATTCTTTACCGATATATCAAGATAAACTATTTTAATTTTAGGAAAACTTCTAGTAAGTATTATCTGAAACATTCTTGGATACATCCCCAATTCATCTTTTTTACTATCCCATAAAGATAAAAGAAATAAATAAGGGTTAGCTACAACTTGTACTCGTGTATTATTAAAATAAATAAATTTAATCATATTAATATAATAAAGAACATCTTCCAGAAAACGTATTTATCTCCTCATCATCCTCCCAATCTAATACCCAAACTAACTCATTATTAAAAATATTTCTATAATAATACTTTGAACGATATTCATTTCCACAATTCTCTTTTTTAATATTTTGTGAACAAATTAAGTTCCAAAATAGTTCTTTTGCTAAATATTTTCCTTGTAAATCTGCAAGTCTAGTTAAGTTTTCGTTATTGACAGCATACTCAAAATCACGAAGACATCTAACACCTGTCAACCAACAATCAATATCTTTTTTTAATTCGTCAGGTATTTCTAATTCATCTACATCTACATTCAAATATTTCCTAGATATACTTAAACCACACTTACTATTAAATTCTAAAATATATTCAGTTGTCATTTCCATATTTAAAACCTTTAAAAGAACTATCGTGAAATAATTATCATCAAACAAGTTTACATAGCCTTAACGGGCATTCTGGCGGCGGATATTTTACTTATCGAGAGAATGTCTAACGTAAGACCACCAGTCTTCAGTAACTTTATTAGTTAAGTAAGCAAACTCTTTTTCTGATAACTCACTGCTTTCACTTATAGAAGAAATTGTTTTTCGTATAAACTCTCTAGTTAAAAAGCCTTGTTTAGTTAACTCTCCAAATTCTTTTTGGAAAGACATAAGGACTTTATATGAAAGCTTATCAAGATAGTCTGTCATAGCTTCATCTATCTGAAAACTTTTCTTATACCAATCTAAAGTATCGCTGGTTACGACTTCAACAGCTTCAGCGTATGTTTGAAGGATATCCCCAATAGAAATATTGTTGCCAATAAGATGTACCTTAAGACGTTTATGTTTAATTACAATTTCACATAAAGATTGGACCTCTTGTATTAATTCTTCTGAATCTTTGTTATATAGTTCAACTAGATACAGTACATCTTTGTTTTTACTAACCTGAGTTTCGTTACTTTCATCGTAAGACTCTTTATAAACATCTGTGAAAGAAGATAACACTGTATCAACAGTTTGTACATAATCTGCTTTCTTTTGCCGCAACTTGGCTGCTAAACCACTTGGTATATTAACACTTAAACTGGATAAGTGAAAATTAAAAGAACCTTTACTAAATTTATATTTTTTCATTATTTATAGCTTTCAGATAAACCAACATACTCTATCTCAATATCTTTATAATCATCTTTAACTCTTATATCTTTCTGAATCTCGTTAAACAAAAGATTTCCATAATCATCTATAAAGTATTTTAAATCTTCATCATCTTGTAAATACAAAAAATGGTCTCCTAAATAATTATCTTCATCAGGACCGTTATCCTCCTCAACACAGATTATTCCTTCATTAAACCTATTCAACGTTTTTAAGAAAGTCTCATATTTTAAAACTAATGATTGACTTACACTACCCTGTGAAAAGATATCGTTAAAACTTACATTGTAAAATATCTTAGTAACTGAATCAATCACTTCAAAACACTCTTTTGCCGCAATAAACTTTATCAAGTTATCTATTTCAAATGTTTTTGTTATTTGTATTTTAATCATATTATTTAACCTCTCTAGTTTTTTCATAACAATATTTTTTATCAAATCCACGATACTCTACCTTCACATTTTTAAAACCTGGTTGTACTCGTAAATATCTATATAAATCACTAAAAAGATATTTAGCATAATTGTCTATTAAAGTAGCTTGTGGAAAATTTTTAAAATCATTATTTGATTTTACCATTTCCATGTAATCTGTAACAAAGTCATTAATTGTCTGAGAAAAATTATCTAATAACTCTTCAAAAATAGTAGATTCGTCGGGCATTAACTCTTTTAGTGTAATAGGCTCCCAGATACCAGACTCTTCTGTTGGAAATAGGATTAGACTGTTGTATTTTAGTACATCATAAAGAATTGTATCGAAATATTTAATAGTTGGGTTTTTAGCTGATTTAATCATATTTTTTTACTGATGTGTAAGAGTTATTTATCGTTAATCCAACATACTCTATTTCAATATCCTTATAAAAATCGTTTAACTCTAATTCTTTAACTTCTTTAACAATATCTTTAAACAAAAACTGTCCAAAATAATCTAATAGAAGTTTCATTTCATCAAAATCTGTAACAAACCAATTGTCGTTATCAAACTCATAATCACAATTGTTAATTTTAATTTCCTTGTTGTTAAACTTATATAGGATTTTTGTAAAAGTAAAATACTTTCTAATTAATAATTTACTAATTCCTTCATTAGGAAAAATATCATAAAAATTTAAAGAATAAGACTCTTTTGTTTTATTATCTATCACTTCAAAATTTTCTTTAGGTGCTATAAATTTAATTTGGTTACTTATTCCGATTGTCTTTTGTACAAAAACTTTTACTTGAATCATGTTAACTGCTTATTTAATAAACTAAAAGTCTTGTATCCACGTTTATCTTGAATGTAAGTAAACGTTTCTGTATCTAGGTACTCGGGTATATTAGTCAATATCTCTTTATAAATATCAGGTATTTCATTAATACTCCTGTTGTAAAGTTTTTTACAAAAAGTGTGTAGAAGATATTTAAGAATAAAGTCTCCTGTGAAATAATATTTAGCAGAGATTACAAGACTCTGTACATCTAAATCTATAAAGAGTGTACACTTGTAATTACATCCAGGTAGTCTTACTGAATACTCTATATCAGCTAAGAGATGTTTGTCCGGTGTATAATATGGACAGTTAACAGTTGATTTAATTAATTGAGTTTTATTAATCATACTAGAAGTTTAACGTACAGGTAAATATGAAACGAGACAAAAAGGTTAAAGCTCATAAAAGAAAAGCCTACACCAGGTTAGTGAAAGGTAAGATACAAAACGTCAATGCAAGTAAAGTAGGTTCTTATAGACGACAGATTGAAGAAGAGAAAAAGAAATCTAAGTTAGCTACCGGAGTTGCCATTGGTAGTGTTGTCTTAGCTACTACAGTCTTAGGTGTTGCCTTGTCTAAGGGTCTAGTGAAGGCTAATACCTTTAAAAGTAATGTACCTAAAAAGATTGACCAGCTAGATAACGTCGTCAAGGAAACATCAACTAAGGTTTCTAAAAGTAAAGCTACTAAGGAAAGTAAAGACATACTCTCTTCTCAAGTAAAGTCTCTCCAAGATGATGTTGTAAAGCTTAAAAGTGAAAAGGATACAGTAATTAGACAGTATGACGATATCTTCAGTCAACATAACAAATTAGTTGACCAGGTAAAAAAGCAAGAGATTACTGCTAAAGAATTATCTAAAAGTAATGCAGACTTACTTAATAACTTAAATGCAGCTAACCGTCGTAACCAAGAGGTTACTACACGAGTTAAACAAATCACAGATGACCTTTCAGAGGTCAATATAAGACTTACTGAAGGGAGTTATCTTAAAGATGGTGGCAAAGGTGTCTTAGTTGACGTTGAAGGCGCATTAAAGGCTGTTACAGATGACATTACAAAGAGCGAGTCAGTAAGAAATCGTTTACAGAAACAGTTAAAGAGTTTAAACACTAGAGTTTTAGACGATATTTTACCGACAGAATCTATACAACTAGGAAAGGTTCGAGGTAAATTTATTGAAGACGATATACTGGCATCTTTATTTAAGAGTACAGATGCCGCCGATATAGAAAAGTTTAACTCCTTTACATCTTCACTAACCACAAAAAAAGTTGGTTTTATATCTTCAGCTAAAGGTACAGGTGAAAAATTAGAAGGATTCTTTAATGCGGGACTAAATCCTGAGACAGGTGTTATTGAGATATCTAACTTAACTAACTTAAATAGTAAGAATACTACTTTCACTAAAACTCTACTGAATAAAATTAGCGGTTATTCTGTAGCATCTGGAAATTCTGGTAAGGTCATTATACGAGTAAAAGATGTTGATGACCCTGTATTAGAAAAGATTAAAAAGAATTTAAGAGCAATTGATACAGATAAAAAAACTTATGAATACATTCCAGAGATACAGAATAATTTAGATATTAAACAAGCTTTTAAGACTAAGGGTTTACCTACAAACTTTGCTCAAACGGATAACACTGTAGAAGCTATTACTCGTATTGACAATAGCTTAGATAACGTACAGGTGAAAGTAGAAAAACAGATAGAAGCTTATATGACTTTATTAAATAATAAGAACTATATTCAAAGTCAAGCTACTTCATTACATAACTCAAATCTTGTACAAGCAAAGACTGGTATGAAAACTGTTTTAGAAAAAAACATACCTAGAATAGAATCTGAAATAAATCTTTTAGGTCTTAGGATGTACAAACAAAACCCTAAGATATATGATGAACTCCTTAAGTATGGTAGTCAAGCTTACGAGTCTAAATTAAAAAATAGAGTGTTAAAACCTTCTATTGATATTTCACTACTTGAAAGATATAATGACTTAAGCAGGAAAGCTGCTAACTACAGAAAAATACAAAGTGAATTAGTAAATAAGGGTATTGTTCTTTCAGAAGAAAGTATTGAAGCTCAAAAAAGTCAGTATCAAAAACAGATACTTAAAGACTGGGTTGAGAATAATATAGACAATACAAAACTTTTACCTATTTCTCAAAAAAAAAATCTTAAAATAGTTTCTACAAAAGAACTTATTGAAAACAATCTTATTGTCTCTGGTACTGTACAGAAAAGTATTGACCAGAATAGTTTTAAAAATTTTGGAATACTACAGACAAAGCCTGTTTTTAGTAACGCTCGTAGAATAACAGTAGCTCAACAAAGGCTTGATGTATTTAGTCGTATAGAAGGTAAACTTACAATGGGGTTATCTTCGGCGGCAAAAGAAATACAAGATGAATCGTTAAGACTTAAGAATTTACTCCATCGTGGTAAGCGTGTAGATAAAAGACTTAACAGTATTGAAAATACTATTGACGATTACATTAACCTTAATAAGAGAAGTTCTTTAGGTGAAATAAAAGAAACTACTAATATAAACTATTTTGAGAAGCTTGCAGAGAGTTCTGAAGATTTATATAGCCATACTTATTTCACGTCTTCCGGTTTTAGACGTAAAGAAATTACTCAACTTATTAAAGATGAGCAAAAGCTAGTCAACGATTCACTGACATTATTAAAGAAAGAACGTGAAAAAGTAAAGAGTATCAATCGAAAGAATCTTGAGAAAAATCTTAACGATATTGAGTCCTTATTAAATAAGAAATATAAAGGAAACAAAATAGAGTCTGTTATTGATTCAACTTTACTGACGCTTAAAGAAGAGAACACAGCTATTCTAGGCAATCACCAGAGAGCCATTTTAAGCGATTTAGAGAAAGAGTTAAGTCGTTTAGGTGATAAGAGTCGGTTAGATGTCTTTCAGCGTGTTACAAGGCTTAAGGAACGCTCTAAAGGCTTAGTTCAATCAGATATCTATGTAAATAAGTTAGAGAAAAAGATTCTTGAACTAGAGAAAACTAAAGAACGGCTTGATAGATTACCTAAGAATAGGATTATTAACAAAGATTTACAAGGTAAATATGAAAAAGTTAAGTCCGTTGATAAAGATATAAAAGCTAGAATACAAGCTGATGATATATTAATTAGACAAAGAACACAAAGATTTAACGAATTTCTTGAACTAGATAAAGAGATTAAAGACTTTGCTAAGAAAAGAATACCTCAAATAGAGAAAGAGATAGATAAAACACTTTCCTATATAAGTAAAGACTTAGCTATAGAAATTGCTAAAGAAGAGGCTAATACAGAAAAAGCTTTGAATAAATTATTTGCAACATATTTGAAAAGAGAGAGTTTTCTTAAAAATATGAGATTGAAAGATGGTGTAGGAGATGTATTCCTTGTCAATCATTTACGAGATACTGAGGTATTAGAAAATATAGCCACTACACAATTTAATATGCAATCAAACCCCTACATTACTTCACTAAGAAAAATGAATGCTTTAGGCTCTTTTACTGGTGAAGGTGCTAAAAAATCAGGGGAAGTAGGTCGTAATTATTTCAGGGTACGAAGTAAGATTTTTAATAAAGTTAAAGATAGTATTAGCGAGACGTATGTTCCTTATGAAGGAGGTTCATCTGTTAAAGGAGTCTTAGGTGAAATATTAGAATATACCGACGATATACCGCGCCAAAAGCTTGTAAACAGTAGAAATAAGATAAAGACTCATATCGAAGAGTTGTCAACGCTAAAAGCTAATCTACAGTGGTATAAAAATAAGCTTGCCGGGTATGACGATTTAATTTCTTCTAAAGAGTTACAGACTAACTTAACTAAGATACAAGGTAAAGTCGATGATGCTGTATTAAGTTTAGATAAAGAGTACAAGGAGCTTAGTAAGGATATCAAAGCATACAAAAAGCTTTATAATGTAAGACATGAACTCGGTAGGAGTTTTGGTAAAAACATTGAAACTAATAGCGAGCTTATCCAAGACGTTGTAACGTTAGATAAAGTTAAAGAGATTGTACAAAGTAAGAAGGCTATATTAGATACACAAAAACTAGAGGATATTACATCTTTCACTGAATCCTATTTAAAAACTGTCAAAGGTTTAAAAAATCGAACAAAATATCCACAAAGTCTCGAAGCTTATGAAGAGTTTATTGGTAAACATATTTCTTACAAAAATAAAGTCATTCATACAGATGATGATATACGAGAATTAAAAAAATTATTTCCCGGTGTAAAAAATATAAAAACCGTAAATAGAGACTTAAATGTTAATTTTTATGAGATAGATAAGATTTCTAAAAAATACAATATACCTAACATGGATTTAATTATGTGGTTAAAAAACTACCATGAAATTAAAGGAGATGATGTTGATAGATTAATTCTTGGGAAAAAATTATCTACTTATAAAAATTATGTAAAGAATAGTAAAGAGTTAGAGAATGTTAGAGCATCTAAAACTAAAATCCATACAAGATATTTAGAATTAAAAGAAACTTTAAAAACTAAATATGGCTATGATATACCGACTAATATACCTCAAGGTGGAATAGAAGAAGCTCTTATAGATATTGAACCAAATAAAAGTAGATGGCCTAAAGGAAGACCTTCACCGAACAGACTCTTAGCAGAGATAAGTCATTTAATTGGTTTTAAATCCTACTTAACTAACGAGGTCACAGCACCTAATAAAGGCTCTTACTATGAGTTAGTTGATATTGAAGACAAGATAATTAATACACTCAACGAGTTACACAACCAAATATTAATTTAAAATGCTAAAAGAACCTAGAGAATCCACAGTAATTGAGATAGAGAAAAAACAATTAACTCAAGAGGATTTAATTAAAAAGATACAGACAATATTATATGGACAGGGTATTAAATTCAGTCTTGCTGAGATACGAAAAATATTATCTGCCTATAAGAACGTACTAATTGATTGTTTTACTAATGAAGGATATAACTATTATCATATCCCTAAATTCGGTACATACAAAATGAAAGATGCAAGGACTAAATGGTGTGCTTTACAGGTGTATCGAGGTGAACCTGACTATGAAAGAAAAGAGGTAGATATTATTTACACTCCTAGAGACCCCGATAGGTGGAAGTTAATTGAGAAAAAAGAGTATGAAGAGTTTGCTCGTGAATTACATAAGAAGAGATTCATACTAAAGATTCAGCAGAAGTTAGAAGATGTACAAGAGGAAATTCCAAATGCAAAAATTATTGACATCGATACAGAAAACAAAACTGCAACTTTTGGTGGCTTTGAAAGTAATGAAGAGGTTGACCGAGGTGTTTATCTTATAAGCAACGTTTACAAATACCATCCTGCTAAGTTTGTTTTTGAATACCATAAAGGGTTTGTAGAGACTACTAAAGATGTTTATAATCCAAACTACCGAGAAAAAATGGTAAGAGACAAGCAAAGATTGTCCGATTTTAATAATGTATATAAATCCATTACTCAAACATATATCCAGAACAAAAAAGAAACAGAAGCTACACAGCCTACTGAAGAATAGTTACATTGAATACGATAGAGAGTTGCGTAGAATAAACATCTATATCAACTCTTTATCTGTATTAAAATCACCTGTACTAATAGGTTATTTAGATTGTTGGGAAAAGAAAGGTCTTACTTGGGATATTGTTGATATATGTCAATACCTTAAACAGAGTAACTTTTCGTTAAAAGACACTAGAAAATACTTAGAACTCTTGTACAAACTACCGAGCTATAAACATGAAAGGGAAGACTCTGGAAAGTCGAATAATAAAGACTGATAAATATAAAGAGATTGAAGATAAAAAGAAACAGTTGTTGTACAGAGATAAAAGACTAAAACAACTATTAGCAATTGAATCTAAGTTATCTGCATTAGAAAATCTTTATAGCTTCAGTCGTTATATGTTTAACAGTCGTTATGGAGAGAATAGTTTTGTAGAGAGAAAAGCTATAGAAGTCCTGGTTGAACATTTACAAGCAACGATAGACGGAGGTATCAAACGACTGGTCATTAATATTATGCCGCGATTAGGTAAGACTTTATATACCTCAATCTATTTACCTGCTTATATTCACTTACATAACCCGGAAAAGAAAATCATTTCAGTTTCTTACTCAGATATGATTGCTAAGAATGCTAGTTTAAAGACTAAGATGCTTATCGAATCAGAAGAGTATAAAGAGTTAGATGATATTGCGGGAGTAAGAAAGAAGAGAAAAGAGAAAGTTGTCATTAAGAAATCTACTGAAGATTTTTACCTTAACAACTATGAAGGGTATAGATACAGCGCTGGTCTAGGTGCAACTATTACAGGCTTTGGTGCTGACTTTATTATCATAGATGACCCGTTAAAAGCCGCCCATGCTAACAGTACGAAAACTAAAAAGCGTGTTATTGACGACCTTATTAGCACTGTATTCACTCGTATTAACCACGATAGTCCTGATAAGGTCATAATCCTTATCATGCAAAGACTAGCTGAAGACGACCCTGCTGGTTTTCTTGTAGAGACAGGTGAATGGGAACATCTTAATTTACCTTTTCTTTATACAGGTGAAAGTAAATCAAGAACAAGTTTACATTTCAAAGATTGGCGTACAACGATAGGGGAACCTCTTGTAGATGACTTGTACACAAAAAAAGAATTACAGACCTTACAGAACCAACTAGCTAACGATAAGCTACCAATCACTTTTGAACAGCAGTATCAACAAAACCCTGGTAAGAAGAAAGGTAATGTGGTTAATGTACAATACTTTCAAACAGCTTTATCCCTTTCAAGTGAATATGACCACATAATACTGGGTGCTGATTTGTCTTATATAACTGAAGATAACAATGACTACACTGGTATGGTTGTTACAGGTATTAGAAAACACATTGATAAATACTGTTACACGATATTGGATATGATTGAAGAAAGATTAGAGTTTGAAGAAGTTGTAGATATTATTAAGATGTTTGATAAGAAATATTCTTTGTCAGCCAAGTGTATTGAAGAAGAGATTATAGGCCCTGCTACTATTGCAGCTTTACGAGATAAAGTACCAGGTATTGTACCTATTAAATCTAGGAAATACGGTAAGAGTAAATTAGTAAGATTACAAGCAACTATACCTGTGTTTCAAGATTTTAGAGTATTTTTTCCTAATGAAAAGATTGTACCGTTAGTGAAAAAACTAAAGAATCAACTACTTACATTTCCTTTTTGTAAAAATGATGATTTGATGGATGCTTTTATTTACACTGTTTTATATGGTGAAGAAAACCTTGTACCTACTTTAACCGGAGGTCAATATGTAAATGCAACATCAATATACCCTAAACAAATTACTAGAAGTTTAGTAGGAAGTGATTTTAACTTCTTACCTAACAATACATCTCTTACAGATATTTACCGAACGGAAAAAGTCATAAAAAGTAGGAGAAATATTTTTAATTAATAACATGAATAAAATATGTCAATAGCTAATCAAAGACGGGTCACTCAAGCTGTTACCGATACTATTACTGATTATTTCACTGAAGTAATTAGCAGGGATACTCAGACTTACATTAAATTTGAATTATCTAAACAAGGTAAAGGTAGAGAGATTAAGAATATACCAGTAAGAGTTAAACATATATTGGTTAAAAAACTTAAGACTTTACATTTTGCATCGTTTCTTTTTGGGAAAGAACAAGGTATTAGGAATATTGAAAAGAATAAATCTCCTATTTCTTTTTTACTAAATACAGATACATCTACATTTGCTGAGTTTATAAGAAATGAAGATGAACAAAGAAGGTTAAGGACTAATTCCAGAATAGTCCCTCCACCTAAAAGAGTAGGTAAGTTCGGTACATCTCCTGATTACTATAGAAGTAGTAGTGAAATAATAAAGAGAGATATTAACCACAAGCTTAATGTATTAGAAACTTTTAAAGAGTTAGAGCTTAAAGAAGGTAAAGCCCCTTATACGACTTTTAAATCTAATGTAGATATTAATTACACTAAATTCGGTAAAACCTATTTAGATAAACGTCAACATTTTTTAGCTGAAGTCTGGAATAGGGATTTAACTGAATCTACTAAAAAGTCTATCTCTTCTTTCAATAATCGTTATAAAGCTAAAGGTAACTACGGTAATGCTGTGGAGGAAGTTATTAATGACCTTTATAATAGTGCTGACTTAAAAAGAGACACGGCTTTCCAAACTCTATCTAAAGGTGTTCCTAGTAAAAGAGATATTGACATACGAGGTCGGTTTATTAGACGTATCCGTAAAATTGTAATTACAGAAACAAATGCTATGTACAACTTAGGTATATTAGATGAATACTTAAGAAGAGGTTATACCCGAGTAAGGTGGACAGCGGGTTATTTAGAATATGGTCGTGTAAAGACTCCGGTAAAACTAAAGGTTGAAGATATTCAAAAACATAAAACTACTACACCTAAAGGTCTTCGTACAGGTGTTTTGTCCGATAAGACTTGTCATTTCTGTATTGGTATGGACGGTAAGATTTTTAACATTTTAGATTTAATGAGTCCTAAATTTGCTTTTACAGGTAAGTCTTTCCCTACTCCGGTAGAAGGAAAGATGTCTCAAGGTCTTCTTTCTCAGATAGGTAATAAGATACCTATGATACCTGCACACCCCTATTGTGGATGTTTCTGGATACCTATTTCAGACGACGTAAAAGGTGGTACTACGGGCGCTGTAAGTATTGATAAACAACCTGATATTGACTCTAAGAAGTTTGGAGCGGCACTTTTTGGTGGAATAGCTAGTACAGTTCTTTTATACGCTGCTTATCGAGCTTTTAGACCTTCACTACGAAGCATTTCTACGGATGTACTTAATACTGTACAAGAATTTGGTAAATCAAATCAAGAGACTATTAAATCAGCTTATTCTGAAGTACAAAAAGTCTATGAACAGGTTAATGAAGGTGTAGAATCTGGTGTTAACAAAGATATTGAACCTAAAACTACAGAATCAGAAACTCCTGTTGTACAAACTCTTACAGAAGTCCCTAATGTTAAAGAGTTAACTGAACAAGTAAATCAAGAAACAGAGAAAGAGTCGAAAGCTTTTAAGACAGGTATTAGAGTAAATAATCTTGAACAAGCTATTAACTATAAAGAATTAGCAGAAGGATATATAATTAAATCAAGAAAGGCTTCACAGTTAAGAAATGAAATAGATAGTTTATTAACTTTACCAGAGATAGATGTTACCACTATTCAACTGAAATTAGGTGAGTATAAAGAAGCTACTCGAAATCTTGTTAATGAAGTTAGTGACATAAACCGTAGTATGGATACTTTCGGTATATCGATTAATGAAATGGAGCGTACTATCAGGGAGAAAACAGAAAGAGTTGCAGGTCATCTACCCTTAGATGTAAAAAAACAGGTTGTTGAAGAAACTGATACTTTAAAACTTGTTAACGATTTTAAGCGTACTAGAGATGCTTTTAAAGATGATAGAGGTCTTATTAATAAAGACTACATAGAATCAATTACAAGTGTTGAGAGTGCCCTAATAAAGCGTAACGTACTTCCATTTAATAAAGGACAGCTAAGGAATACTAACAATGCTATTATCTCAAAGATTAAAGGTAAAAAAATACCTGAGACATTAGATTTACTAACAGACAGTCTTGAAGCAGCTACTCGCGAACTATCTTCTTATAATAACTTAGATGATTTAGTTTATAGAACCTCTAAAAGTTTAAACACACCTATTCAACGGTATAGAAAAGGGTTTAAAATTAATGTACAGATTCGAGATATTAACAATTTTAGAAACAATGAAATTAATCTTAAGAATGTACAGAATAATGTAACCGAACTATTTATTAGACAGGGAGAATTAGACGGTATTTTCACTAAACTAGACAACGGTAAATACCTACTAAAAGAGAGTGTAAATAACGCTGAGTGGTTAAATTACATTAATCGATTTGAGAATATTAAGTTTAAGCCTCTATATAGTAGAAGAGCTAAAGATTTAGGTTATAAAGAAACTTTTAAAAGTAGTCAAAGAATCTATAAGAGAGCTAAGAATACATACCGTAATCAAAGAAGACAGTTAGAGGAGCTATATGACACTATTGGTCAAGAGTTTAACTTATCAGGTGATAGAGATGTTATTTTAGAGTATCTAAAGATTTTTGATAGACGTAGATTTACACGAGATATGGTTGATGAATTAGGTAGTGAAAGGTTTAAAAGATTAAAGACTTTAAGAGATAAGATTTATAATATTGAGTATAAGATGGGAATATTGTACAATAGATTAGAAACTTACAAAAAATTCTAAAATGAGACCAAGGTATATTTATTTCAGAAATGTAATACCAGAAGTAGTTTATGATAATCGTGGTAATGGTCAGATGCGTAGTGCTGACCCTAATGCCGTTAGAAGGAAAAGACGTAGTAGAAAAGTTCCTAAACAGCCTAAATCTCCACAAGCTGCTTTACCACCAAGCAGAGTCCCTACACAAGCTAATCAACCTAGAAATTATTCACCACAAGCTGCGGGAGCCTTAGCAACTGTACCTAAAGCAAGAGTCCCTAAACAACCTACAAGAGCTTTACCCCCTGCTAGGTCTTTAACTCTTGACCAGGCTGTAGGGCCTAGAAAGAAAACTCCTGGAGGTGCTTTAGCAGTACGAGGTAATCAAAATACTCAACAGAGAATACCTAGTGTACCTGGAGTACCTAACAGTTTACAAAACAACAGAAATATATTTCCTAAAGTACACCCGTTAGAGAATAATAGAAATATCTTCCCAAAGGTAGAAACACCTCAACAAAGTAATATTACTACATTAGGTCAACAGAATAACGGTGGATATATTAAGAATCCGGGAGGTCGATTTGTTTCTAGGGGGAAGACTGCATATAGAAGAATTGACTTAACAGGCAATAGAAGCTCACCTACCTACCGTATTGATTCTTGGGGACAAAGGAGAAACCCTAGATTACAGCAAGGAATCTCTAATGTTGCAAGTAATGTAACTAAAGGAACTAACCAAGGTTATCAGCAAGCTAAAAAATGGGTTAAACAAAAAGGTTTAAGGTCATTAGATATACTAAATAAAGCTTATAGAAGAGTAGTAAGATAATTTATTAAAAAAATAAAAAAAAGTCTTGTACAAAGATTTAAAGAACAGCATAGAGGTACACAAGCTCTTATTGCTGGTACAATTGCAGGGGTAGGTGTTACTGGTTTAGCGGGAGGTGCTTCTTTATTAGCAACTAGAGGTAAGTTTCCAAGAGTTCGTAAAGCTTCTAATGTTAGAAAGAATGTATCGACTATGGGGGGTGTGTCAAAAGCTCAAAAGAAAGCTGCCTCAGATGCGGCGGTTAGAGATACGCAGAAGACTTATAGAGAAGCTATGAGAAAAGCTCGTAAAGATAATACTACTGAAGAGATACGTCGGAAATTAGACGACCCGAATCATGTATGGAAATTCTAAACAAATAAAAAATCAAATATAAAAAAAATTATGAATTACATTAATTTTTCAAATCAAGATGAGATATTAAGGGCACAAGCTAGGGAAGCAAATGATAAGTTTAAGCGTCAAAGAGAGAGTAGATTAAATAAACCAAATCAAGATGAGATATTAAGGGCGCAAGCTAGGGAAGCAAATGATAAGTTTAATTTAAAAAAAGCACCTCAACCTTCTCAGCCACAAAAAGGGTCAAAGATAAACTTACAAAGAACTGCTCAACAAAATTTAGATAAGAGTGCTAGAAGTCAAGCCTATCGTAAAGCTAATAAATTTCGTCCATTAAGAAAAGCTTTAACAGGTAAATGGGCTAGAAGAGGTGCTATTGGGGTTGGTTTGGCTGGGCTAGGTGCAGGAGCTACTGCAATAACTATGGGGGCTTTAAATCGTAGAAAAAGAGGAAGACGGTTACAATAGTTTGAATGAAAACAGAAAAAAGTCAAGTCAAGTCTTATATACGAGATGGTAAGCTTGTAAAGTCTCATAGTAGGGTATATAAGAAAAAGTCTGAAAGAAACTATACAAGAGACCTTATTGTAAGTAATACAGCTTTACTAGGAGCTACTGGGTTTGGGTTAACTCGTAAGAACAAAATATTTAGGAATACTGTTGTAACAGCAGCTATGTTAGGACGACCTATTACTAATTATCTTATTCTTAAAGCTCGGTATGAAGATAATCTTAAAAAATCTGGTAAGAATATTAAAGAAGGTAAAGACATACCTAAGATGAGAGTGACCGGACTAACTCCTAAACCTAAGAAAACAGGAAAACCTCAACTAACTTTTTTCTTTGCCGGGCTATCAAATAACCATGCTCAGGTAAAAGAAGCTTATAGCGCTATACGAAAGAGTTTTAGAGATGAGGGTTTTTTAAATAAAACTAACTTAATAGGAGTTACTCAAGAGATGACTAATCGAGGTAAACCTAAAGCAGTTATATCTGTAGCAGGTGGTAATCTTGTTAAAGGTAAGAATACTGACTCAGAAAAGATTGCTAAATATATCTATGATTGGAAACAGAAAAACCCAGATGCTAAAATAAATTTAATAGGACATAGTGGTGGAGGACTTACAAGTAAAGACGTGGCATATATACTTCACCAAACTGGTATTAATAAATCTGATTTAAGAAATTTAACTGTTGGTACACCTTATTTAGATATAGTACCATCAAAGAATCCTACAAGGAATGTTATTATTAAAGAAGAGTTTTTTAATAAAATAACTCCTTTTCCTATTAAAAACAAAGCAATTAAAGAAATTGATTTAGTAGCTCCTTTACAAAAAGAAAAAGGGTTTGAATATCACTACGATTTACATCTATACCCTTCATATTTTATTAAAAGACTTAAGCAAGCTAATGGACGGTATGCTGACAATCCAGTATATGATAATGTAATAGATAACATAAAACAATTTTTTGGTTTATAATAAATATGTGGCTAGACAATCTAAGAAATAAGAAAAAAAAGAAAGGTAATAAAGAAGCTAGAGAAGTTAGTAAATTTCTTAATAGTCCGAGTGTGAAAAAAGATATTAAAGAGAAAGGATATAGTGTTAAGAGTAAAGATAAGGTATTATGGAAACAAGAACCCTCTCTTTTACAAAAAGTTACTGGAACAAAAACTTTAAAAAACCCTACTGTAATCACAAGTGATGGAAAGAAAAGCAAGATAAAAAAAGATGGTAAGACACTTTGGGAAGAGAGATAGAAGAAATTAATATACTATAATATGAGAATTACTGAATTTAAGCAAAGCGTACCTAAAGAACTTATTAAAAAAGGTCTTATCTTCTACTCAACAGAAGAGGGTAAACCACATAAGGATTCTAAAGGTCGTGAATTTTTCTTTACAGATAGCGACATTAAAAAGCTTGTAGAGAATACTAATAACTATCTTTCATACAGTTCTGGTATTCCTATATTTACTGAACATAATAAGGATGTAAATAATCAAGTAGGTGAAATAGATGAACCGTTAGATGTAAGACAAATTACAGAAGATGATATTAACAGTAATCCTAAGTGGGAACATTTACTAGGAAGATGGGGAGTTTTTTCTGATAGTGTTAAAATAATGGACGATGATTTAATCGATAAGATTAATAGAGGTTTATCAAAAACTTTAAGTGCAGGCATCGACTTAAAAAATTTCCATATAAGGGAAGTTTCTTTAGTAGGTATTCCCGCAATACCCAATACAGTATTATTTCACGATGATATGGGTAACATAGTAAATTTTAATGCGCTACTATTAGATGAAGCATTGAAAGATAAAGATGAATCCGGGAAATTGAGACAGCAAGCTCAAAAAATATTTGATACACTATTAGATGTACTTGATAATGTGAAAAACGTATCTTCTCAAGATGAAGTAGAAGGTAATATGCAAAAGGAGGTATTAATTCAACAGAATCTTTCACAATTTCAAGATAAAGTCTTAGAAATGTACAAAGTAAGTAAAGATGAACAGGTTCAAAATGAAAACCAAAGTAATCAAACCTTACAGAAACAAACTTCTCAACAAAATCAAAGTCCGAAGTTTAACAATTTACAAGACTTTGTAGAATACTCAAATCAATTATCTAAAAAAAATCAAGGAAATTCAAATATGCAATTTTACTATTTAAACGGTGTACCTGTAGTCGGTTATGATGAAGATGAGGATGTAACTGAATATAAATATGGTAAAGACACCGTTGCAAAAGTAGGTCGTTTCTTAACTACACCAATCAGAGCCGTCCGAGGTAAATTACTTGATGAAAGTATTGTAAAATCAGGCCCTTTTGTTTATGGAAATCCAACAACAAAAGTAGTAGGGAAAGAAGGTTTAATAAGTAGGGGTAAGAGAAAACTCTCTAAATCTTTTGTTGGTAAAGGCGCTCGTCATCTTAAAAGTAATGCTGGTAAGTATAGTATTGGGGTAGGTGCGGGAGCCGCTGGTGCTGGGGGAGCTTATGCTTTAAGTCGTCGTAAGAAAAAAAGATAAATAATACTTCTTACAAACAAACAACGTAAAAGAGGTATATAACAGTGAAAAATAAACATAATACAAGGTCGCATACGACTACAACCCCTACGTTAGATAAAGCTCGTAAATGTAATCTACGAGACACTTATACGGCTGGATGGATTAAGACTCTCGGTAAAAAAGTAAAACCAGGAGCTTCTTACGGTCAAGCTACTGTAGGTCTTCCAGGGATACCTATAAACTATCGATAAGGAACTACCATGAACTATGCTGGTAGAAAAACTAAACAAATCCTGTTAGATGCGGGAACTGGTGCGGGTGCTGGTTGGGGTATTGGTTATGCTGTTGGTGGAACTAATCCCTTACCTACTTGGGAAAGAAAAAAGAAGAGTAGTGAAACCAGAGAGAAGAGAGAGAGAAGAAAGAGAAAAAAATCTCGTACTCAAAAAAAATCTTCTAGCTCTTCCACTAAACGTAAAGGTTTACCCGCTGATAGAGCCGCTGCAATAGCAGGTTTAGGTATAGGGACAATGGCAGGTATATTCAGAAAAGCTAAATAACAATGACAATAACTTCCGAACTATTTCAAGATTTAATTAACGAAGAGTATTACGATTATACGGATGCTCTTGAAGATATGATGGATACGACAGGTATCGATGCAGAAACACTAGATGCAATTATTTCTGGTCAACTTGTACCAGATGAAGATGTTGTAGATGGTATGCTTGATGCTTTTGAAAATGCAGATGTACAAGATGTCTATGATTTTGTACAGCTAGGTGCGGCAACAGATAGAGGTGAATACGATGAAGAAGATTTTTTCGATATTTACGATGAATTAGAAGAAGATGCGTATTACGATGATGAAGATTATGAAGACGAATACGATGATGAGTATTACGACGAATACGATGATGATTTTGATGAAGACGATTACTACGATTATTACGATGACGACTATATAGACGAATATGATGACGAGGATTACCTCTATGTAGAAGATGAAGGGGAACCTTTAGCTGAAGAATTAGCTTATAGCTATCTTCCAGAAGTTGAAAGTCGTATAGATGACATCAGTGGTTATATTACAGAGTTCTCTATTAACGAACAAGTTAAAGATGAACTTGCTGAAATCGTAGATTATGCTGATGAATTATTTGAAGCAGGTTTCTTACCAGCTAATATTTACAATCAATGTCTAAGTTTTAATGCAGAAGATATTGATACAATGGCTGCTGAGTTTGCTGCTATGTGTGAACATAACGGTGTAAGTATTGAGACTCAACTATTTGCAATGAGATTTACTCTTGCTAATTTTCACGAGGCTGGTGGAGTGGACTTCGGTGCTGTAGTCGGTGAAGACATTTACGCTGCGGCTGAATTTGAAATGAGTGAAATTGAGCAAGCCCGTAATCAAGCTGCTGCATATCGTAACAACCAATTCTAAACAAAAATAAAATATGAGTTTTGTATTAAGAGACCCTACATATTCTCAGGATAAAGCTATTTTTGCCTTTCCTGATTATATTTCTACACCTTATTCTTTTCACATCACCAACGAAAAGATTTCTTTAAACAAACAAGGTAAACGAACAGTGCCAGCAGGTACATTCGTAGCGAAAATTGGTGAAGAAAATAGATTCCTACCAAGAGGTACTGTAACGGTAGCTCCTAGTGGTGTACGCATTAAAGTGGAAAACCCTTTTGTATTCACTAACGGAGATGTTATTAAACACATAGCTCCTTATGGTGTAATTACTGTAAGCTCCGTTGCAATTGGTTCTGTAGCTGTTAAAGGTATTACCTACAGTTATACTCCTACTGGTGCAAGTACCGTACAGGAAGCCGCTGTAATGTTTGCTAATGAGTTGAATCGCTATACGTCTTTAACAGAGGTGTACACATTCTTTGCTTATGAAGATGACATCTATTTTTACAGTACAGATGGTGTAACCCAAGAGACTATGACCTTAACAGGTAGTCTTGGTGCGGGAAATGCTACGATTAATGCGCCAGCAACTATTGGTACAGTATCCTACATTGATTTAGACACTGAAGAAATTGTAATGACAGGTACTATTACGGAAGCTGCTCCTATAGGAATGCCTATTGGAGTTGAAGTAGATAATATTTTTTGCTTAACTTTTCATAGTTATGACTTAACAAATCAACCTACACTTAATCTTGCAGGATGTAACCAAGGTAAAGTCTATAAAGGACATCTACCTCACTATGATGCAACTATTAAAAAGCATCTACCCCTAATTGAAATAAAAACTAAATGGGGTTAAATCTCATTAATTCACAGAATATAAGAAAATAACAAACTATGGCTTTTATTAAAAGTTTCTTAGAAACAAGAAAAGAGTCTCGTACAGTTGATGTTCTCACTGATGATACTTTAGTCTGGTATTTAAACCGAGACCGAAGAGATAATATTATCGATGATTACTTCACTAATAAGACTTTTGAATCTAGGAATTTCCAACAGTTACTTACTGAACGTATTATCAAAGCTGCATCTATCGTAGCTTACGGTGCTGAAATCCCATTAACGATGAGCGGTAAGCTTGACCGAGTTAGGTCTCAATTAATCAAGATAGGTCTAGGGACTATCTTTGATGAAGAGAGACAGTGGGAAATGAGAGATGCTATGTACGATGCACAGTGGAAAGGTTTATCGGTAACTCACGATTATGCTGCTGATGGTAGTATTATTCGTAAAGGTTCTAGGGATGAGCTAGCATCCTATATCTACGGTACAGTTGACTCTCTAATTAAAGGTGTTATTGTACGTCAAGACAGTCTTAAGTTTCAAGTATTAGAGAAATGTCAAGTAGATTATGTAGATAACCGTACAGAATCTCGTCTTTCTATTGATTGGAAAAAACCAGGCGTAATCTATAATCACTATCCGGCTGCTTTAGTAGCTACAGGTAATACAGTCACTCCTACACTAAATAAGTGGGATGATACAGAAAACGCTAACGGACTTCAGAATTTGTTTGAAGATGTAAACACTTACATTGACACTAACGGATTCCCTCCTGATGCTGTGATTATGAGTAGAGACTTGTATTTAAAACTTTTACAACAAAAGAGTACCAAGGATGCGGCATCGAGTTTAACAGTTGCTCAAGTCGGTACAGTATCTCCAGAAGTGTTAGATAAGATGCTTCAGATTAGAGGTATTCCACCAATCCAAACAATAGATTATAAGTATTATGAAGAAAATGAGAAGGGTGAAGAAATACCAACTCGTTTCTATCCTAATAACAAATACTCTTTTGCAAGAAAAGGTATGGGCTTATCTGCTATCGGCCCCGTACTTGAATCTAGTAAGGTTGTTGTAACTGGTGGAGATAGAATCCCAGAACCTAAGACGGGTTTTTATGTACACATTGAAGAAAAGAAACAAAGTCCTCCAATGGATTTAGTATCCGTAATTAGTACATTCTTACCAATTGCATTAAATCCTAAGTATTTCTTTACACACCAGGTTAACTAGATTAGTATGCAATATTTACTAAAAAAGACAATATGGGATAGATTTGGAAACATTTACTACCCTTCACAGACTCCTTATAAAGAAGGGGAACTATCACAAGAACTTTTAGATAAACACAGTGCTGATATTATTAAATTAAACGATAATCAAACACCTGTTTATGAAAAGATTGATAATAGTTTAGACCGTGAAAGATTAATTGATACGCAAATAGGTGAAGAGACTAAAGGTCGTCTCCCTATTAACCAAGAGGTTTTTGATACTTCTAAAGTAACTATTGTTAATAAGAAGAATTTAAACACTTTAGAAAAAAAGGAAATGTTAGATTCTCAAGATTTTACTCTTAAAAAGATTAATATTATTTTAGAAAAGAGACCTTTTAAAGATTGGAAGTCTTTTAATAGTCTTGTAAAACCTGAGAAAGACTACACTAAACTAGGTTATGTGATTGAGAATGAAACAGAATCAACTAAGTCTAACTAATCCTTTAGCATTAGATATCGAGTATAAAAAACTCAACTTTGAAGACAATATATCTTTAAAATTTAAGATAGAAGATAATAACAACAGTTTTGATTTCTCTAGTCTTACTTTTAATGGTACGATTATTGATAAACTTAGTGGGATTACCTTATTTGAACTAGATTCTGAAATAGATACTTCAGTCATATTCTTTTTTAAAAGGATGTATGCTGTTGTAGAGTTTCAGATTTACATACCTCAGATAAATGTAGAGACAGCTTTTATAGACAAGCTTTTAACGTATCGAACTGAACGTAGTTATCAAATTAATTTAGTCTTAGATTTTAAAGATATTTCTAAAAGAATTAATTACAGTAAAACGATACAAGAGGATTTTATATGCTAAAAGTTAATGTCTATAAAAGGTGGTTAGAGAACAAATTTAAAGGCAGTGTCTTGTATGAAGGAGATGATTTACCTGTAGGTGTCATCTTGGAAAGAGAGAATGTATTAGATAGCTCTACTCTACTGGGAAGCACTTGTCAAATCATTCTTTCACATAATTACAGTACACCAGTATTTTCTTTAACAAAACCGTTAATTGAAATATACTCTGATACTAATAAAATTCAGTTTGAAACATTAATCGACACTTTAGAAATTACGGGAATACCTGATAGTTATAATCTTAAAATAGATTATGAAATATTAGTAACATTCCCTGACACTGCTTTGCTAACTGTAGAACGAGGAGTTATTAGGTATGAGCAAAAATAAAGATACAAAGAATTTTTTTACAACACCTTTATTCTATGTAGTAAGTCTTACTTTTCTTATTTCAGTTTCTACACCTTGTTTAAATATTTATTACGACTATTTAGATGATGGTGTAGTTACTCAAGAATCTTTTCAAGCTCTTTTTGCCATTATTGGAGGTACAGGCTTAGGTGTATTAGAAATACTTAGAGAGCGCTTTAAAATTAACGATGAGTACCTTAACTTAATGAATATGGCAATGAATAAAGATGAGATTAAAGATAAACTGAAAAAAGAAAAGAAACTTTTAAGTACGCCATCCGGTTTACCAGGGAGGACTAATTTTGATGCCTAGAAGATTTGTAAACTTTGCCAAAGAACAAAAAGACAAAGGCTTTCACGGTCTAAGACGGAAGAATACAAAAGAACGAGTTAAGCCCGGTCCTTCTGGCCCCAGTAAACCAAGCAATAAAGACGATATTGAAAATGTAGGAAGCTATCACAGAGCTAGACTGGCTAAAGATACCGTATCTACAGGAGCTTCTACATCAAGAGAGATTAGAGGATGGATTAGTACATTACGCAAATTTGCTAAATAGAGTTATGGATAAAGAATTTAGGTACACATCCTTCACATCTCTTAATCGTAAAATAGGTAGGAGAGCTAACGTATTTCAATCTGCATTAATACCTTTAGACGAGACGGGAGTTATAAGTCAAACTATAGACCCTGAGTTAGTTGAAGATATTGTTCATCAAGTTGAACATAAGATTGACGTTTACTTTGGGACTCTTTATGTATTACCTGTAGATGAGAGAGATAAGGTTGTACTTAAAGATATTGTAGAAAAGTTTGTATTAGCTGAGTTAGCAATATCCCTGTATGATACCTCTCTTGTACCTTCACTAGGTGGAGACAGTGGATACGGTGGAACGATGTTACAGCGGGCTAGAGAAGAGCTTAAGGCTTATTTCGTAGGCACAAACATCTATATCCCTGGAGTCTCTTATAATAGAGAAGAAGGTTCTACAGAAGCTCATCCATTAATACTTATTCACACTCCTATGAGAAACAGAAGACGAGATTTATTAACTCCTTCAACTGTAATGATTGGTAGAATGGGTAAAGACACTCTCGATAAATTAGGTATCAACTTTGAAGATGAGCCTAAACGAGGTGGAAGAAATAGACCAATGAATGCCGAGATTAGTAATGGCTAAATACATAGATGTAGCGGGCGATGCAAGAACAATCCCTTATGCTTATGACGGTATAAAAGGTCGTAGGAAATTTGACTACAGGGTTGGACTCGGTATTGCTACATTAGGCGGTTTAAGTATGGCAGGTTATACTGCTTACAAAAATAGGAAGAGAAATAAATATGATGCAACCAAGATTTCCCGTAAGACAAAGTTTAAGACTAAACCCCTTCAGCGAAGAGATTAGAGAACGTAAAGAGAAAGAACGTAGTTTAGAGACTATGAAATATAAAATGGCTAGAGAGGCTAATAACTTATCTCCTAGTAATACGCTAGGTCCGATAACTAGACCTGTAAGCCCGTTTGATAGAAGTCAAAAAGGTTTTGATAGAAGTGATTTAGCGCCAGAAGTAACACCTAACAGTCATACAGAATTAGGTAGAGAAAAAGAAGTTTACAAAGCTCGTATTGGTAAATATTTGAAAGATTAACAATTATGGAACCGATTCTAAAGCTTTATAACCAACCCAAAGACCATGTATTTGAATGGTCAAACGATGATAGTAAATGTATTTTAAACATCTACAGCCCCGTAAGAGATGAAGACCTTAAAGATTACTATTTCAGATGGATACCATATCACTACTGGCTTGTAACGGTAAAAGATTTAGACGACCATAAAGGTTCTGATATAACTAATGGAAGGTATTTATTAATCACTAAAGTTCTATCTCAATACAAGATACCTAAAGATAGATGTATTTGGATTAATTGCTATAATGAACATAGAGAAGGTCTGTTTGACTACTATCAATCTATTTCATTAGTTGACATACCTACAGAGTTTACAAGTAATCAAGACTTAATGTTTTATGATATTCAAGAAAAAGAAGTAGAGTTACTTAAAGAGGGGCAGAAAATTCAACATAAAACAGATATGTCACCTGGATACACACAGATTTATAACAAATACAAAAGATACATATAAAATATGGCAGACCGTAAATCAACAATTTTAGCAGGTAACTTACTTAGCTTCTTAACTGGAGACGTAGTATCCTTACCTAACACCGCTGGTAATGTTTTCATAGCCTTATCTAGCACTTTACCCGCAACAGATGGAAGTAATTTTACAGAAATTCCTGGTACTACAGGATATGCTAGAGTAGCGTATCCATTGGGTACAGCATATTGGAGTGAACCTAGTAATAGGCAAATCCATAATCAGCAAGATATAACCTTCAACGATGCTTTAGAAATTTATCCAAGTGTTGTAGCTTTTGGTATTTTTGATGCTTCTACAGCAGGTAATATTCTTTACTATGGTCACATTGATTTAGCTCGCTCTATTGGAGTTGGTGATAACTTTAATATCCCACCCGGTAAGTTAGTTATTTCTGAAACTAAATCAGACAATACTCTGAGTAAAAAAAGTGATTATTTAGCAAACTCTCAGTTAAAACTATTACGTTCTGAGATTTTTGAAACACCTTCTCAAGTATTTTTAGCATTAGGTAGTGATTTAGTTAATACAAATACTCCGACAACTGGAGACATTAAAGAATTTGACGTTACTACAGCACCCGGTTACTTACGTTTACCAATCCCTTGTGATGGCTCAAATTGGTCAGTTACAGGTCGTAATGCAGTGAACTTACTGGTGCTTATTTTTGAAAAAGCTACCGCTGATTGGCCACAAGCAAAGTCTTACGCGATTTATAAAACCGCAACAGGTATGACTTCTTTACTCTATGCAAATAATTTTGATAGTAGTAAAAGTGTAGTCTTATTTGAAGATGACAAACTTAAAATCGGTATTAATTCTATAACTATTTCTGAATAACATGACTACATATAACTTACAATGTACGACCTATTTAGATACTTCAAACATTCAACTAGACAATGCTCTTCTCTTTTTTGAAAGGAGTTTATCTAATAAAGCTGTATTGGATTCTGCTAATACAGTAATGTCTGATGTATTCTTTGAGCGTAGTGCGACGGCAAAAAGTTATCTTGATAGTTTTAGTGTTTCAGTAGTTCCAAATAAATCAAGTGCTTTATATGTTTCAGCTAAAACAGATATAAGTAATATGCTTTCAAAAGTGTATTATGAAAGGTCTATGAAAGCTTCAACATATTTAGAAACCTTTGATATAGATGTTAGCCCAAATAAAGAAAGAAGTTTAGAAATGTCTGCCTATATTGATTCATGTAATACCTTTGCAAAGACAAATTACATAAGAAATATAGGTAGTGAAATAGGGATTGATGAGTCTCATTTTGTAGTAAATCCTGTACAACGATACATGATGACTACACCCCCAAGCGGTGACTTAATGTTAGGCGACAAAGCTTTTAAGAATCAAAAACTTAAAAGACTTAACAACTATGCTATTGACTTTTATTTATATGGGAAACAGATATCTCAAATCGGTACAGCTATTCTTTTCAAAGTATTTGATGGAAACAACTTAGTAATAGATAAATCTACAAGATATCGAGATAATTCAATTATTCTTCGTAGTGAAACTCTACTTGAAGATAATAAGAAAGAGTTGATTTATCAAATTCAATTAAGGACTTCTGATATGAGTCTTTTCCCACAATCATCTATTGATAGGAAATTTAACTACGAATTAATTGTAGATAATTCCTTAGATGAACAATATGTAATTGAATGTGGACAAATTACAATAAGCCCTTGTTAATATGGCTAAACTTGAAATAGATTTAACCGCATATTTAGGCTACAATGAGTTTGTAGAAGCTGTAGGTAATCGTAGAGCTAACCTTTATGAAGTAGAGATTGGTTTAAAAAACATAGTTAAAGAAGATTTTGAAATAAGGTTTAGGACAGCGCCTTCAGTAGAAAGTGGAGGTATAGTCTATGGTGGAGAATACTGGGAACCCCTTTCTGAAGTAACTTTACAAAGGAATCCTAGAAGACAAGGTAAACAGATTCTAAAAGATACTGGTAGATTGTACAGGTCTTTACTCGTAGATAACCAGGAATCTTATTTTAGGATACAGAACGATTCTTTTGAGTATGTAACACTTGTCCCTTATGCTGACAGTCATCAGTATGGTGAACCTGGTAGAGGTGTACCAAGACGTAGATTTATGTTTATACACGATGAATTATCAGAAAAGGTAGCGTTGTATTTAATGACTTACTTTATGAAAGGCAGAGAATACATGGAAACTGAGTATGTTCCTGAAGTAGAGATGCAGATATTAGAAGACGAGAAAGCTGAAAAAGATAAAGGTAAGAAGAAAAAGACTAAAAAGAATGATACCAAACGACAGACTTAATCAGTTAATAGTGAAAGATAGTACAGATGGTCGAGGTTTTCTTGAGTCTGATACAGTCTTTCATAAAGACAATACAGTAGAAAGTCTTGGTCTATATCTGTATGACACCCTTAATCGGATGTACCTTACCTCAGCTAAAAAACATGGATACTCTTTAGGAGATAAAATTGTACGAACTGTTAAATTTTACGATGCTTACAGTCTATCTAATTCAGATTTTCCTTTATTAAAAGTCTTTAGAGTTAGTAGTAGTTTTAGTAATAGGTCTTTAAATAATACCAACACTATTAACATTCACTACAGCCTTGTATTACCAGAACAAGAAAAACTTCAACCATTACTTCACGGTATATCTAAAGCAATTAACAACGCTCTTTTAAGTCCGACCTGCCCTTTAATGATACAACGAGGTCTGACGTTTCAGTATAGAACCTTGATGAGTGAATTAAATCAGGCAGTCTATTCCTACCTTACTACAAATATTACTGTAGTAGAGTAATTAACCTTTAAAAAATAAGATACAAAAATGACACAACAAAAATACTATGAAACTCCTAGAGGTGTAGTCGAATTACATTTAAAAAGATTATCTGATGGAGTTGTTTACCACTTACCCGTCCCTTCTAATTTCACTTACGACCCCGGTCGTAATGAAAGACAGATTATGGGAAGACAAGGTGGCTTAATAAGAGAAGTTGCATCCTACTTAACAGGAGAAACTCCAATAATCAGCTTAGAGTATCCAATTAACAGCCCCGAACTTCAGTACCTTAAACTGGGTTATGAAGGTATTAGTGAAACAACAGATGTCTATGTTACTGAGGCTTATGAGCTTGGTGGAAAAATTGGAGACAGTATTACTTTACCTACTGGTTTCACTGAATTAGAAATTTCTTACAAAAATGATTTACATGAGTCTGTTCTATTAACACTAGATACAGAATATACGGTGTTAGCTGATGTAGTTACTTTTGATGCAGCTTTAGTAGATGCTTTAGAGACTGTCAGTGTTCGATATAAGAAGAGTACAACTGGGTTCTCTTTAAGTAATACACCTTTACAACTACACTCCTTAGCGGGTGTCGTGTTATCATCTAGTAATCGACTAGGTTATGTGTATGCACCTAAAGTACAACTCTCGTTTACGGACTCTGGTATTGACTTTAACGGTGAGACAATCGGACTTACACTCAAAGCTTATACCCCATTAGGTGCTTGTAAACCGATTGAATATACCTGGACTGATGAACTTCTAGTGTGTGAATAATAATGAAACATTTTAAAGTACAGATTAAAGAATACAACGAACAAGATAATAATGAGATAGTAGTTAAAGAGTATATTGTAAAAAGAGTCCCCCGTATTAAATATAGGGAGGTTGAACAGTTACAACTAGAAATACTAGAAGAGTTTTTTGTAAACAACTTAAGTATTGGAACTACTATCAAAGACGATACAACTTGGGATAAAATGTGTACTTTAGCAAAAATGTTACCTGTCGTAGGTAAAGCTAAGGCAGGTTTTAATTTAAGTGAAATAGAAGATGACTTGACACAATTAGGTTCAATCTTTTTTACTTCAGCGATTCAAGAGGATAATCTTCGAGTAACCCCCGATGATGTAGCAGAGAACCCTTCTTTGATATCTCAATTACATTATCTTGATTTACTCTTACCTATTGCAGAAATGGGAAAGCGGATAGAGAAACGTCTAACTCACAGAATGTCTCAAATACAAAACGACGAGTAGATGACTATGACGCTGAAGAGTTAGCTTTCCTTATTGAAATATATAAAGAATCTAATTTAAACCCTATCGAACTCTGGCAAACTTTTGACCACATCTTTATCAGAAATCTTATTAAAGAAACTGTTTATTTAAGAAAACCCGAAGAAGAGAAAAAAGCTGAAAGTGTAAAAGAGAGTATGGATAAAATACGAGAACAGGGTAAAGACAACCATACTATTAATATAGGTGGCAAAAACATATCTAGCAAAGATTTTTTGAACTTTAATTTTAATTAGTTAAAGTTCTTTTTTTTATTAACAGGATTTAATTATGGTAGCGGCAGGACAAAACACAAACTCTACAGAAAAGAAAATAGCCTTTGGTATTGAGGATAGTGATGAACTATTAAAGTTTTTTGACGAAAGTAAGAAGAAGCTTAAAGATTTATCAGAGAAAATATTAACACCTTTACAGAAAACATTTAAAAGTTATTCTGAAAGTTTTACTAAACAAAATAAACAGATAAAAGCTGTTAATAAATCAGTAGAAATATCGAGTAAACAATTAAAAGCTTATGAGAAATCTGTAAAAAATGTAACTAAAGAGTTGAGTAACCTATCAAAACTCTCAGGAAAGATAAATCTTGGTAAGATACTTTGGGGTGGTTTTAATGCGTACTCTAATGTCTCTATCTTCATGGCAGAATTTACTAAAATTGCTAAAACGTTTGCAGAAGATATAACAAACGTATGGAGTAGGACAGATAAAGTATTAAATCGTATGGCAAATAGTGGATATGACGTATCTATTGCCAGACTTAAGGATGAGATGCTTGGTTTTTTCACTCTCAACCCTGCTATTGTAGAAGAGTTTACAAATAAATCCTTAGTTGCATTTGACCAATTTGAAGCAAGTTTAAATCAATTTAATACAATCTTTGGTGCATCTAAATCAGTCTTAAAAGAATACGGTAATGAGTTACAAAAAACTGTTGATGGCCCTTTAAAAAACCTAACATCCTCTATTGATTCACTAGCTATCTCTTATCAAGTTGCTTCTGGTGAATTTAGTGATATGAAGGAAAACTTAAGCATTTTAGAATCTATTGAGAAACTATCCGTCGGTGCAAGCTCCCCGGATAAGTTTGGGGTAGGTGGTCTTATTATTAAAAGTCTTAGAAGTTTTGACAAAGGTGGTGAAGAGGCGGGAGATGTCGCAGCTAAATTACTGAAGATGGAACAGTTGCGTTTAACTTCTGTTAAAGAAGCTCAAGATATTTTACCCCAGGCATTTACCTCAGCTAAAGCCGCCGGGTTAGAGTTTGAGGACGTACTTGCATCGGTTGATACGTTAACAACCTCTGGTATGCCTACAGCGCCCTCTGTAACCGCTTTAAACAGCTTTATTAACTCAGTCCTCTCTATGGGACCGGAACAGAAAAAAATATTAAGAGAGCTTGGAGTAACTTTTGATGACCTATCTAACTTTGGACCTAAGCTACAACAGTTAAGTAAAGCTCTTGGTGGGAATATTGAAAAGCTAAGAGAGTTATTCCCAGAAATGAATGCTTTTAAAGCTGCTATTGCTTTAACAAATGATGAAGCAAACAGTTTCGTAGATAACCTTGAACAGATAAATGCTACTACAACAGGTACGTTAGATGAAGCTTTTGAGAATATCGCTCAATCAACAGAGAAAAAATTTCAAGCAATTCAAAACTCATATAACGAGCTATTGATTTCTTTTGGTAAAGCTTTTTCGGAACAGCAAAATAAATATCTTGAACGTTATGAAGAAAGTGCTTTTTCTATTAGAAATATTATCTTAGAGAATAAAGATTTAGTAATTGAATTAGCAAAGAACTTAGCAATAGTTGTAGAAAAGATTGGTAAAGTTACGGGTACAATTGTAGCTATAGGAAAAGCACTGTTTAGTACCTTCACTACTATTTTATCTTTTAAAGCTTTCACAGTTGTCTTTAATAGTATTTCAAATAAATTTTTCGGTACAACCAATGCAGGTATATTAGACCAGACAAAATTAATTAAAAGCTTAATAAAAGAAAAACATGGTTGGTTAAAAGTATTAGGACATCTTGTAGGAGTTAATCAAGAGCATAGAAGAGTTTTAACAAGTGTTAACCAAACTTTATTAAAGCAAAAAGGTATTGTCACTGATATTAACTTAGGCATTGTACAGACAGCTAAACTATCTAAAGATGCTCAAAAAGAATTAGATGCCGCTGTTAAAGGTACGTTTACTCATACACAGATACTTCAAAGAACTGGTATGACAAAAGCTACGGAGAAATACAATAAACAGAAGGGTCGTGTTATAGCAGTTGCAAAAGATATAGGGGCTAGTAGTAACAGAAGTGCTGACCTAAATGAAAGATTAGCTCGTTCAAAAGACCAACTAGCTAACGACGCGAATTTAACTAGCGCTCAAAGAAAAGAGATGCGTTCTCAACAAAATCTTACTCAAATTCAATTAGAGAAAGAGAGAAAACTTCGAGAAATGTTGAGAATACAAAGAGATATAGAAATTAAACAGCTTAAAGAACTAGGAGCTATTAAAAAAGGTGTGTCTGCTAAAGTCGATACGCAAGTAAATAATATTAAACAAGTATATTTAAACTTAAGCGCTGCACAAATTAAACAGGATTTTGAACAAGCTCAATTAATTCGTTTACAAAACACTCAAAAAGCTTTGTCTATACAACTTGATAAAGCAAAACTCGAAGTTAATAAAAATGAGTGGAATATACAGAGGTTAACAAATCAATTAACACAAGTAAACACGGAACTTGAAGCTCAACAAAATGTAGTTAAACAAACTTCTCTTAATCTTTCACGAGCTAAAAAAATAGCTATACAGGAGGAAGGGTTAGCTCAAGGTAAGTTAACTAAAATCATGGTTTTTGGCAATGAAGTAATTGTAAGAAATAATATCATACATAAAACTAATGCTAAAATAATGGGCTTTGTGAAAAATCAAATAGATGCCACTACAGCGTCTTTGATTAAAAAGTTTCCTTGGTTACTTAAAGTTGGTAAAGGTTTTACATTTCTATCAACTAAAGCACAGACGGCACAAACAAAGATTAGCCTATTCACTAAAAGTATTCTTACAAAATTTCCTTTTATAGCTAAAGCAGTTGATTTTTTAAAGATTAAGTTTGGAGGGCTTTCTGGAGCTATTAAGGGTGCTGGATTAGCTGTTGCAGGTCTTATGTCAACAATTGCTTCTATGGCAGTTCTAACGGTCGTAATGGGGCTTATTATGAAAATAGGTTCTCTTATAAGTAAGAATAACGAGCTTAAAGAGACTTATAAAGAACTAAGTAAAGATGTAAAAGACCATGTAAGTAATATGGATAACCTCGGTCTTGCTTACAATCGTAGCGAAAAGACTTTACTTAAACTCTCAGATAGATTAGTAGATGCTGATAAGAAGTTAAAAAATTTTAATAAAGAGGTGGTAACTTACGGTGATGTCGGTAATAGCTTAACAAAAATGTTAGGTATTAAAGACTGGCAAGCTAGGTTGTCTGGCTATAGTAAAAGGGCTGAAGTATTTGCTGATTTAGAAGATTCTTTACATAGAGGCAATCTTCAAATAATTAAACAGAATAAGTTAATGAGAGAAGGTGTACCTTTATCAGAAATAACTAATGAAAAAATTAAAGAAAAAATCTTATTAACTGCTGAGGATTTTAACCGTGAAGAGAAGATACATAAACAAAGGATTAAGTTTGTAGAAAATTCTATAGCTGTACAAGAGCAACGAGTTCAGATTTTAGAAGACAAAGGTAAGAAAATGACTGATTTAGAAAAGGCTGAGTTAGATATGACTCGTGCAAAAATTCAAACACTTGAAGAGTTGAAAAGAGTAAGTATTGAAACATATAAAGAGCAAGAAAAATACCTAAAAGTAAGAAACCAATATTTAGATACACTTAAAGACACTCAAAACGAAGTTATCTCTGTAAATGAATTAGACAATACAAAAAATAGTTTACAAAACCTTAACTATGAACTAAATAACGAAATACAGTCTAGTTTTAGCTTGTATCAAAATAAAATCGTTAATAATAGTACAGATTTTATTAAAAGTGTTAATGACGGTTCTATTGTACTTAAACAAACATTAACTGATTTAAAAACAGACCTTGTATCTGTTAATGAAGAAGGTCAAGAAACTCTTAAAATAAATCAAGAGGCGTTTAATACATTGACTAAAGCTTTGTCGGGCGAACAGATTGACGGTCAAAAAATTAAAATAGCTGAATTATTAGCATCTATTGATGAATACAAACCTCTATTAAATAGTTTAGGAGCTAAGAATCAAGAGGATGTTGAGAGGATTGCAGCGAATTTAGAAGAGCTATATCTAAAAAATAGTAATGTACTTAAAAATATTAATACAGACACATTTAAGTCAATCATTACTTCTGTACAGGTTATGGAAGACAGGTATAAAGAAACTCGTAGAAAATTCTTAAATACTAATGAAGATAACTTAGGCGTAACTTCTTTTATTACTTCACTAAATACTGAAAGTGATAAGTTGGAAGCTCAATTAGATAATACCTTGTCAAAGATTAGTGCTGTTATAGAGGGTCAAACATCTTACGTTGATACAGAAGTTAAAAACTTAGTTGACGGCTTATTAAACGGGCGAATAAAGGTCACTAGAGAATCATTAGCTCAAGAGTTTAAACAGTTAGGTATAGCTATTTCAGATATTCCTACAGAAAAACTTGACAAAATCTATGAAAGTATTAACGGTGAAAATAAAGAAGAGCTAATTAGTAATCTTAAGGATATTGGAGTTGAATTAGTTAAAACATTTTCTTTTGAAGAGATTGACCCTCAAAAGTTTAACTCTCAGATTAATAGTTACTTAAATAACATCAGAGAACTTAACGCTGCCGGGGAAATTACATCTAAAGAAGCTGTACAAAGACTATCTATTTTCACTGAAGAAATTAAACAGTATATTGAACCTGAAGTCTATAAAGCTTTACAAGAACAGGTATTAAATATTCAGAAAAATATTGGTCAAGAGGAAACCCTGTTAAACAAGTTGCGTATTGAGAAGTATGAAAGCTTATTTAATCAGAAACTTTTACTAGAACAGACCTATGCAAAACAAACATTTGATTTACAAGAGTTAGTTACTAAAAAATTTATTGAAGTAAAAGAAGCTGAAATAGAAACTCTTAAAAAATCTTATTCAGAAGAGAGTGTTTATGTACAAAAAGCTGAACAAGAACTTATCAATCTCAGACTTAAACTACAGATACAGGAACAAGATAGAGTAACTAAACTTCGACAAATTTTAATAGACCGAGAGAAGAAAGATTTACAAGACAATCTTGAGTCAGGTATAGTAACTAGACAGACTTACTTAGATAATATTTCACGATTAGAGACTAAATACTATGTCAACTTAATTAGAGAGAAAAAAGAAACTCTTGCATCTTTAGATAAAGAAGATGAGTTATATAAAGAAAAGTATGCTGCAATTGTTCAAGCAATAAAAGATTTAGAAATTGAGAAAAATCGTACTATATTGGAACTAAATAAAAAGAGAATTGAAGAACAAGTACGGTTAAAAAATTCAGCACTTCAAAAACAGCTTATTCAAAGTCAGCAAGCTATGTTAGACGGCTCTGACAGTAGTGAATTAGATAAAGAGTTTAAATTGCAAGAAAAGAAACTGGAGATAGCTCGTCAAGGTTTACTTAAAGAACTTGGTTTATATAGAAATAATGCAGATAAACGAAAAGAGATTCAACTAGAGTTACTTGAGAATACTTTTGAGAAACAAAAGCTGTATAGAGATAAACAGATTCAAAATATTGAACGGGATAAAACTAAACGTATTATTGAACTACGAAAAGAGCAGTCTGAATTAGAAATTGAAATAAACAATGGTACTACTGAGGAACTTTTTAAACAAAGATTTGAACAAAACAGAAGGTCTTTAGAGATTGATAAAGATACGTTAGAAAAGAGACTTGTTGCGCTACAAGAGGGTTCCGACGAATATCTTGAACTAGATGCTCAATTACATAAAACTAGATTAGATTTAGCTGAATTAGCTGAAAAGGAAAGTCTTGAACTTTCTAAGTTTTATATGCAGAAAAGAGTTGCAAACTTTAATTTAGAACAAGCTGAGTTAGAAAAAAAATACTTAAAAGAAAATCTTTCTGAAAATATTTATTTACAAAAAAGTAAAGAATTACAAAATACTATTTTAGAAAACGATATTGAGTATCAAAAGATTAGACTAAAGACTCTTAAAAAAGGTAGTATAGAACGTCTTAATTTACTAAAAGAGATTGCAGAAAAAGAATCTCAGTTACTAAATAGTGATAAACGGTTTGAACAGGAAAAACTTGATAGAGAGTATCGTCAAAAAACTAATAAGATAGAGATTAAAGAAGCTGAACTAGCCTTAGAGAGAGCTAAAGGAAATAATCTAAAACTTTTAGCAGAAGAACAAAACTTAGCTAATGAAAAAATTAAAATACAGATACAGTATCTAAAAGCCAAACTTAACTTAGCGGTAAAAGATAGTGAAGAGTATTTTAATACACAGAAAGAGATTAATTTTTTAGAGACAAAGTTATTAAAAGGTCATTTAGAACAAAAAAGACGAATGACTGAAGCCGCTAAAAATGAACGAGTTCAACTAATTAATCTTGAAATAGCAGAAGTGGAGAAAGCTTATGTTAAAGGCATTATTTCTTATGAAAACTATCTAAACAAAATCTCAGCATTAAGACGGTCAAAAATTAAAGAAGAATTAGCGGCTAATAAAGAACTTTCAGAGACATTTAAAAAGAATAGTGTAGAACATATTAAACTTTTACAAGAAAGAGAGGAATTAGAAACTAAGTCCGCAAAAACAATTCAAGATGTTAAAATCCAGACACTTGATAGAGAGTATCGTAAAAAAATTTATAAGGTAGAGATTGAAGAAGCTGCATTATCCTTAAAAAGAACTAAAGGAAGTAATTTAGAACTCTTAGCAGAGGAGCAAAACTTAGCCAATGAGAAGATTAAAATACAGATACAGTATCTAAAAGCTAAACTTAAGCTAACTATTAAAGGTAGTGAAGAGTATCTTAAGACACAGAAAGAAATTAATATTTTAGAAACGGAATTATTAAAAAATCATTTAGAGCAAAAAAGGCAAACACTTGAAGCTGCTAAAGATGAACGAGTTCAGTTAATCAATTTAGAAATAGCAGAAGTGGAGAAAGCTTATATTCAAGACACTATCTCTTATGAGAACTATTTGAATAAAATTTCAGCACTAAAGCAGTCAAAGATTAAAGAAGAATTAGCGGCTAATGAAAAACTTTCAAAGACATTTAAAAAAGGTAATGTAGAACATACCAAACTTTTACAAGAAAAAGAAAGATTAGAAACTGAATTTGCAAAGATAGTTCAAGATGTTAAAATCCAGGCACTTGAGAAACAAATTAAACAAGAGCAGCTTGCTTTTGAAAAGTTTAAAGTTACCCAAGAGTATAAGATTCAACTACTTAAATTAGAAATTAAACAAATTAGATTATTACAACAAGAGAAAGAAATTGGTTTTGAGTATGAACAAAGTTTACTTTCACTAGAGCGAGAAAGACTTCAACTTGTCATAGATAGAGAAACTGACCGGGTTAAGAAAGCTGAAATAAATACACAGCTTGTACAAAGACAAAATGAGATACAACTTAAGTCTTTAGATATAGAAGACCGTAAATTAGAAAATCAAAAACAAAGTCTTGAGTTACAGAAAAAATCTATTATAGCTGAACAGCAGTTACAAGAGTTACAGCTTAATTCTCAAAAAATTAGTATAGAGCTTGAGATTAAAAAAGCTGAAATATTTAATAAATCTAAAGAAGATATTGAATTATTAGAAGTTCAATTAAAACAAATTGAGCAAAACTTATCTCTATTAGATAAAGAAAGTGAAATAAAGAATGAGCAACTAATCTTACAAGAAAGGCAGATTAAAAATGAACAATTAATTATCCAACAGAGAAGGGAACTTGTAGGTGAACGTGGTTTACTAGACCTTGAGATTGCTAAAAACCGGGAGGTTATTGCTAGGTTAGATAAGCAGATATCTTTAGAAAAACTTAGACAACAAAGTATTTCTATTTCACTTCAAAAATACACTGACATGAATCAGGTATTAGATGCTACTTTAGGTTTACAAGATAAGCTAATTGCGTCTCAACAAAATAGTATTGATATTCTTACTTCAGGTATTGCTAACCTATTTAATTTAGAAAAGTCTTTAGTAAAAACAGAAGTGCGTAGTCGTACTCTTGAAAGGCAAAGACTTGATGGTGAGCTTAAACGACTAGATATAGTTCAAGAAATTCAAGATAAACAACTTAAGTTTGAGTTAAAGAGAAACGAGCTTGCTAGACAAAGACAGCTTATTGAAAAAGAGACAGAGTTAATACGGTCTGAAGCCGCTGTAAGATTAGCAATTATTGAAGAGAAAAAGATTCAAGCAAACAGAAACTCTTCTGAAGAGGATAAGGAAGCTGCTAGACTCACTGTAGAAGCTGCTGTACAGACTTTAAATAGTCAAAAGGAACTCTATGACGTTATCCAAAAACAACAGGCATTAGAAGCTAATTTAGACCGACAAAGAGTAGGTCAGTTAGATTTTCAGCAAGACCAAGAGAGGTTACAGCTTGAAGGTGAGAAAGCTAAATTTACTAAGTCAAGTAAAGATGATGCAAGAGTTCGTAGAGAGGCTAATAAACTTAGAGATAAATCCGAAGACAGACTTCTTAAACAGCTTAGAGAGTTATCAGATTTTAGTTTAAAACTACCAGAAAGAAAAGACATAACAGAAAGTCTTAAAAAAGATTTAGAAGTTTACTCTAAGAGTTTATCTGAATCAAATGCTGAGATAGTTACTAAAGAAATCGTAACAGCTATTCAGAGCCAGACACCAATACTTAAAAATCAGACAGAGATTCTAAGTAAATTAATACCAGAGAAGGTTACTGAAAATATTGAAAATCAGACATCTGCCATAAATCGGTTCTCTCCCGAAAACATGACAGAGGGTGAACGAAAGTTAGTTAAAAATATTGAAAATCAAACCGCAATAATTGAAAGACAGGCTACTGTAGTTAAAGAGAATAATTCACAATTTGTTGATAATATTACTAAGCAGATATATGAAAAAATTGATAAGGCTATGGCTAGTCTTAATTTTAACCCAGACCAATTATCTGAGGTAGAGAGGTCTTTTTATGATATGAGGCAGACTAAACTAGAGTTAGAGTCTTTAGATGTTTGGCATCGTCTCGGTGGTTTTAATAGAAAAGACCAAATCAAAAAAGTTTGGACTAAAGATGAAATAGCAAAAAAAGTACAAGACGATGCTAAATTAGCTAAGGAGCGAGGTCTTTTAGATGATATGCCTTCTTCTTATGCAGAAGACCAAAAAAAATATGACAACCGTTCTTATAATCTTTTAAAAACAAATATCCCAGATATTGATGAAATGCGTTCTTTAATTAATAAAGAATCTAAATCTACGATGTCTAATGAAACTAGAAAAGACAGTGAAAAGGTAATAGCTAGACAGACACATACATTAGAGGAGATTCGAGACTTACTTAAAGACAAGAAAGAAAATAACATTACGATTAACTCACCAATTACAATGACTGAAGAAGCTAAGAATATACCTAACTTTAACAATCAGTTCTATAATGTAATTGAGGAAGTTCAAAAAAGATTGTAAATGAAAATAATAGCTTGGTGGTCAGCAGGTGTTACAAGTGCTGTTGCTTGTAAACTTGCTTTTGATAAATATTCCATAGATAACGTTCGCGCAGTATATATTCATATTGACACTGCACATCCTGATAATGAAAGGTTTAAAAAAGATTGTGAAGACTGGTACGGTAAAAAAATTGAAACGATTAAAAGTTTAAAATACACTGACCAGTTTGACGCAATCAAAAGAGGTACTAGGTCGTATGTAAACGGGCCTAGAGGTGCGCCTTGTACAACTTATTTAAAAAAAGATGTTAGAGTACATTTTGAAAAAGAAAATGAGTTCACTAATCAAGTCTTTGGGTTTGAATACTCAAAAAGTGAAATAAATAGAGCTATACGTTTTGTCGAACAGCACCCTAATACTAGACCTTTATTTCCATTAATTGAGGAGAAGTTAACTAAAAAAAGTTGTCTTAAAATTTTACTAAAAGAGGGTATTGAAATACCTAAGATGTATCAACTAGGTTTTAACAACAATAACTGTGTAGGTTGTGTTAAAGGTGGTATGGGGTACTGGAATTTAATAAGAGAGTTGTTTCCAGAAACTTTTGATAAGATGTCTGAATTAGAGAAAAGTAAAGGACACTCTTGTATTAAAGGTGTGTTTCTTAAAGATTTAAAACCTGGTACAGGTCGTTTACCTAAGATTGACATACCTGATTGTAGTCTATTTTGTGACCTAGAATTTACAGATGTTTTAGATGAAAAGACTGAACAAATATTAAATAATAAATTAAAAATTAGTGAGATAACAGATGCCAACTAATTGTTCACCCTATCGTAAAATTAAAATACAAGATAAAGCTCAATACTTAAGAAATAGTGTATTTAATGAAGCTGTGGTACAAGACCCTGAAGGTTTTAAAGATGAATTACTTGAAACAATAGAAGGTGAAGACTATATTTGTTTTTACGTTGACCCTGAAAAATATAATGATGCGAACCAAGGGTCAGCTTCTACGTTAAACAGTACGGGTAATGGTTCATATCTTACATACAGTACAGTTAGACGAGGTTTTAATGTTTTACTAGAATACCCTTATTTTGAATTAGCAGAGATTGTATCACTTATTGGTCAAGACTGTATTAAAAATCGTGAAACTATATTAATTAAGGATTATGTAAAACCAGAACCTTTGGATTTACAAACCGGGTACACAAACAGGGAAGGTATTATCTTATTCCCTGTTCAGTATTCCGGTTCAATGAATCCTCAAGTTGGTTTAGAAATACCGTTCTACATTATGTCGTTTACATTAACGTTTATAGAATATGGTAGAAGGATTAACTAATCAAGAGTCTTAAGCATCTCAAGTAACTCTTCTTCTGTTTTAGAATGTAGCTTATTTTTCTGCATATCGTGTAATACCGCCAAGATTTCTTGACGTTTGTTTGCATTCACTTTTGCAGTTTCAGCCTCTTCCTTTAACTGAAGTCGATACTTAATTACTTGTTTCACGACGTCAAGCTTTAGAGCAAGTAACTCATTCTCAGAGCTTACGTCCTTAATGAAGGATACATTGCTTTTATTTAGCTCCTCATACAGAGAAACGGCTACTGCATCTAAGGTTTTTAGAGGAATTTTAAACAAGTCTTCTGTATCAAAAGAAGCTGTATTCCAATTATATCGAAACTCATTTAAACAAGCTAGGAAAAAGATATTGTCAGTCATATTACTTGATGTTAATTGTGTACAGTTTACTATCTACTCGGACTATTAAATTATTATCTTGAGTAAGTGAAAAGCCTAGACCAGAGAGTTCTTTATTTACTCGTTGTACATCTAATCTATTAGCTAATACTTCAAAGACTCGTTTATCATTCATATACTCATTTTTAAGATACTCATTAAAGAAAGGTCTTATTGATACATCTTGATTTGTACAACCTTCCAGGAAAAAGAAGATGTGTTTATTACCTATTTCATTGTCCCAGTAATTAGGTGAGTAACATATTTCATTAACTTTGTGAAACTTGTAAGTGTCTATACCCCACTCATTGCTTGTACAGATATTACTTTCTGAATCAATAAGAGGCTTTATTGTTATTTCACCACTTTTACTACAATAGTAAATTTTAGCAACATCTACATAAGCTAAATCTTTAGGAGAGTCTTTTTGTGAAAAAGAATAAAATTGATTTCCTACTTCAATTTCTACAGTGAAGCCAGTGTCTTTAGTCTCTCTTTTACAAAATTGGTGAACGCTTACAAGATAAGCCCCTTCAGTCATCTTTTTTTGTGAAGGGTAAATTATATTTTCTACAGGTGTACGAGTATATCCTCCCCCTGCATTCATATCTACATCAAGCTTACCACCTGTTTTACAAGATGTCTTATTCCTGTAATAGATTTTAATGCGACCTGGTTCAAGTATATGAAGGTCTAAGTCATCGTAATTTGACCAACCTAATGAAACCCTTAAATAGCCATCAGTCTCCCCACCAGCCTGTTTTACTTTTTCTTTTATTGAATCGCTTAGACCGTTGTGATACGTCCAACTGTAAGGGTTATCCCATTTAAAGATATTAGGTGAATCTTCTACTGAAGGGCCTACAAGAGACACTAAGTTGCTAATGTGTTTCCTTTCAAATAAGACTTCTACTTTACTTGATTTGGGTAAAACTTTTGTTAAGAAGTCTGATAAGCCAATCTTTTTTGTTTTTAGCTTAGATGGGTTATGTTGTACATCGTTATCCAGTATATCGAAAATGTTATCACTAGGCTTATCTCTATTCAGATAAATTAAATCTTTAACAGGTACATCTTTTGAAGTTACTAAAGTCCGTTGTAATGAATCTAAGATACCTAACTCAGTTAAACGTTCCTTAGCAGATTTAATCATCTGAGGAGTAATTAATGCTTTAGGTCTTTTATAATTCGTAGGAGCCATTAACGCCTCAAACTTACTTACAGCCGCATCCATGTTTTCTGACTTCTCTATATCAACTAAAAGAGTTCCTATACTACTATTCCTTAATCGTAATACTGTAGCAGGAGTGTGTAAAATCTTTGACCAAGTAAAGTTAACTTTATTATCTTCATGTACTACTTCATACTCGGTCTTTAATTTTTTCCAAGACTCAAGAGTAGATTTAAACTCTTCACCACGATACAGATTGTTGTCATAAATCAAATCTAAGACAGTGTTAACTGTTTCCAGGCTAATCTCATCTAAACCTCTTTTAAAGACACTCTGAAGGTCTCTATACGCCGCTTGTTTAGGATTTATCTCTTCATAGTGCTTAACCAGTTGAATACTTTCTTTGGGAATCGTAATAAATAGATGTTCCCACCGTATAGAAGTTTTGTCCTCTAGTAATTGGTAGTTATGGTCAACACCAAGCTTAGTTGTATCTGTCACAAAAACATCTTTAATCGGATGCTTATATATTTCAACAGCTAGTCTTTGTAATACTTTACTAAAGATTGGGTGTATCTCTACCAACGGTTGTACATCCCAAATACTGCGTACAACACAGTCTTTGTCAATAGTTACAAGATTACTGTAATTTCTAATAAAGTATTTACAAGCTGAACAGTTATGATGCTGCTTTTCTTCTATAGGAAAACAGTCTAAATAGGTATCCCATAACAAATCTGTATCTACATCTACCTTAAAAAACTGCTGTAGTCGTAAATGAGTGTTGTAATAGTCAAGATAGGCTTCTTTAAATTGGTCAAACATAATTAATCTTGAATAATGTAATCAAAACTTTTTTCGATATCAGTGGGTAATATATCTGCTTCAATATTTATTTTTCACTTGTACAGTTAACTATCTAAACTAATCTCAGCATATACTCCTTTAATAAAAGCTGTATAAGCTGTATGAACATTCTCTTTTATTTTTACAAGATGAACATAATTACCTAATGCTGTTACTATCTCTACAAAGTCACTAATATAATCAATTGTACTAAAGTAATCTTCATCAGATAGTTTATAACGCATTTTTACATTATGATATTCATTGTCAACGATTTCTTGAATATTTTCACGACTAAAGTAAATGTTTGGGTACTTAAGAAGTATGCTTAAAATCCAAGAACGGTAATGAGAGTTAACATCAACCCCATAAACTTCCCTAAAGAAAGCAGCAGTAAGCGTCGTTTGAGATTTGTTAAGGTTTACCGGGAGATGTTTCTTAACACCTAAGCAAGCCGTTGTCTGTGGTCTAGTTTTCATAATCCTCAACAGTTGCAGGTCTGTACCAACCTAGTGTTTTATCCATTGGTCTTACTTCACTATCGTCATAAAGATAAAGTTCTCCTGTAACCGGGTCTGTTATAGTCTTCGGTAGATGCTCTGATTTACCCTTCTCAGGCTCATTATCCCACTCGTTCTGTAATTTGGTAGCAAGAGCCTTACTACAGTCATTACGCAAGTAGAAATAAGGATTTAAGCGGTATTCACCTTTAACCTGTTTAACTAAGTCAGCGTCTTTAAATTTTTTAAGAATTTTGTAGTATTTAGTTCGAGTAAGTTTAGCTTCGCTACAATCTTGATTAATTTTAAGATAAGTAGAGCTACCTACTAAAGTCAGTATGTCTAACCAATCATTTAAGCTAATACTGTTTTTTGTCAGGTATTCACTTTCTAATTTATTCATTTTTTTTTCGTTTGTTTAGTGAAAAGAAAATCCCAGGTTTTCGGGATTTAGTCATTTGCTGTAACTCTTATGTAGAAAGGCATTCAGGGATTCTTTAAAGAATCCCTATATAATAACTAGGGCTAACAAGCCTCCTACTCGTTTAAATCTTTCATATCTTGTATTATTTTACAAAGCTGTGTATCGATATGACCTTCTTCATATTCAAAATACGGGTCAAAGTATTCTTCATACACATCTGGATAAACAGATTTTAAAAAAAAATAAACACCTTCTAAAAACTCTTCTAAGTAATTACGATAAGACTTACCTGCTTTGTATCTATGTATTTCACCACTTAAACGATACCAGAAGTCTTTCTTAAGAGAAGAGATACTTTGAGTTTCACAAAAATTTTCTAGTTCATCTAAATCTATCTCTATTTCTTTAAATTGAACAGTCGGTAATTGTAGTTTAGTTTTCATTTAACTTTTTCATACTCTGAACAATCTAGGTGAGTAGTATCTACAATGTCACAGGAAGTAAACTCTATGTTTGTAAGATTCTTAAGGTCAAAAACAGTGGAAAAACTTCTCTGTTGATATTCTATATAATTTTCAAGAGTTATCTGAAGAATTTCCTTTTCATCTAAACTTAAATTGTCAATACACAACTCGTCATCCTCTTTTAGTTTGTCAAAAACAGCTTGTATCTCAGCTTCGTCGTAAGCTAAGTTAATCGCAGGTGTACTACTAACAAAAGATTCTAGTGTACAGATATCTATTTCAATTTCATAATCAGCTTCAATGGGTACAATGCTTGTAATTTTAAAATTATTAATCATATTCAGTTCCTAAATCTTGTTCTATCATCTGGTTTTCTTTGTGTTGAATCTTTCGTAAATAATCATAAGACTCTTTTAACATATCATAGTTATCTTCGAGTATTTTAAACTCTTCATAAAGGTCATCAAATTCTTTCTTGTAATCTATATCTTCTGATACATTATCTGATTTAACAAATAGTTCATTAAATAACTCTGGACTTTTGTACAACCATATCATCCAATACAAGTAAATACCATAGTCTAACTTACTAGCAGAGTTAACTAACTCATTTTTATCAGATTGTACCATCATTCCAGAATGTAAAAAACCACCCCATTCAGGTAATGTTGTTAGATAGATACCTTTGTTAACTACACCTTTTCGTAAAAACCCATCATCACAATAAAGAGTGAACATCTCATTGTTTGTAAATTCTGTGAATAATATTTTATAATCTGTTGTATTTGTCATTTAAGTTTGCTCCTTAATATTTGTCTTTGTTTTTTCAGTTGTCTCAATCTAGCAGATGAATTTCTGCCTTTATCGTTTCTTCCCTGCTTACGGGAAGATTCATGTCTCTTAAGTTTCATATCTTAACGTACCTGTTGCTAATAGCCTTGTAAAGGCATCTATTCAATTTTTCCTGTAATTTTTTACCTAAAGATATCTAATAGACGTTACAGGGCTTTTAGTGAAGGTATTAGTGTTACAATTATTTTATTGTAATTAATTACGACAGAAATATGACTGAAAGAGGTTCTGGTAGATAATGTTTCTTTATAAACCTAATACAGACAATACAAATATACACCCATCTCCTTTATTTAAGCTAACCAATACAACTGTTAATAATACCTTATATCGACTAATTGAAAAAGGTACGTTTAAAACAGAGTTTACTCGACTTAATGACTATGGTATTTCATCAGGAGGTTATCGTGTATTCTTTTCACTACAAGACCGAGAGGTTATTCAATCAATATATGTTAATGGAGTGTTGATAAATGAAATTAACTAACATACAGCCTTTACTAGGACTCGTGCAACCAAGTTATAAAGTTGACACATCTTTAAACGAATTGTATTTAGATTTACATAACTACAGTGATGTTAACTATATACGCTATGTAAGCCTTACTGAAAAGCTGTACACCAATAAGATTGACACACCTAAACTTTTTACTGACTTAAAGCTTTGGGGAAATGTCAGTATTAGTATGTCCTTTGAAAATAGTCCTAGAGTTAGTATGACACTAGAATGTGATAGGGGGGCTTATGATGATGTGTACAAGTATTTTACGAAAGAAGATAGAAAGATTACTCTTTTTAATATTCCATATAGAGTAAGCTACATAAATTATCAAAGTAACCCAAGAGTTATAAACCCTAAAGGCAGATTTGTATTTAATATTTCACTAGATTCTTATTGGACAAAAGGTCTTAATACTCAGATATACTTACTTAATAAGAATGATAAAACTTGCAGTTACAATAATGTTGAAGTTGTTAATTTTAGTGAAAGTAAAAAAGATAAGGATAAATACGAAGTCAGTCTTTCTAAATTAGCTCGTAAAGCTGATGTAAAGTACAAAGGACTTAATCATAAAATCGAAGTAGATAAGCAAAATACAAAGGCATCAAGTACCTTTAACAATCTTTTACAGGCAGAGAGTCGAAAAAACAAATCCTTTGTCTATATTGGCAAATCTGTTGAGCTAAGAGATTGGGATAGAGTTTCTAAGCATAAATTAGATGACACTACTGTTATTGAAGATACAGGTGTTAGTTATTCTAAACAAGGTGTACAGATTAAATATGACCCTTACTTACTTACTTGGAGTAATAGTGAAGAAGACTTTACAGACACAAAAGGGATACCTAGATTTGTAAAAAAGAATCCTAAAACAAAAACAGAATATAGTGGAGATGAGACCTATAATAGCCCTCCTAGTATTGAAGGAGTTATTAAGACTCTAGATTTAACCTTTGATAACTCAGGCCCTCGTAAACAACGGATTAAGACTACTTATGAGATAGGTTTTAAAGGTGAAAAAAATATATTGTTTGAGGAAATATCTACTTACGGTTTTGAATACGTTAGTAAAGACCATATTGTAGTGAATGGTGATGAAGCTAAATTTGAGATAAATGGCCCTGGAAGTGTTTGGAGACAGATTGAATATCAACAAACTGAATATATCTATGACAAGTTTACTGGATACTACTTAGGCAATAATATAACTGGGTGGAAGAGATGTCGTTTTAAGGCTGAGACTAATGCTTTAGAAACTTGGGTGTATCAGCAAGAGCTAGCTGAACTAGAGCCTGAAGATGAAGATGCCGCAGAGATACAAGCATTTTTAAATACATACCTGTATAGGACTGTCTCTGTTAGAGGATATACTAGATACAAACTAGGTCAACTTAGAGACTACTTTAACTCATATCGACATCTACTACCTTACATAACTTTCTACTACTGTGATTCTCAAGGAAATCTTCAGTTAGGTTCTGTACGAGACCCTAACTATATTGAACCAATGTTTATGCTAGCTGAAGAGACGATATACAGTTGTTTTGATAAAATAGAAAACCCTGAGAATATAGCCCTTAGAAGAGAGATAGAGGAACAAGCGGCAGCTAACGACCCCGATGCAGACCCAATAACTTTACTGCCTCCGCTAACCGTTGGAAAAGACACACAAATACGTCGTAGGGTTCAAGTTTCTGGAGATAACTCTGTACTATATCAGTTTGACGATGTAACCAATGGAGAAGGTAGGGTTCAAACAGATTTATCTATTAAACCTGATATAAAAGAATACAGCTATACTACTTTCACGACAGAATACTCAGCACAAGATGATGGTTTTAGAAATAGTTCAGAAAATACACAGACAGAGATTTCATCAGGTGAACCCGGTCAACATAAAGCTAAACCCTTGTATTTTTACAATAAAGATGAAATAAGTAAAGACAGTAGTCAACATACTTCTGGCAATCGTACAAGAAAAAAAGACGATATAGAGTATTTAATTTACACAGATTCTTTTACAGATAAAGACCCCGTGAAAGGAGTTATAAGCTTTGATGTAGATACAAAACAGAAAGCTTTCGCTGCTGCTGAAACAGACTTACGAATTAAACGTACTTTACAGGAAGAGAGTTTAAACTTAACTACTTTTTTTAGTTTGGATTATGAGATTGGTGACAGACTTATAGTTAAATACAACGACATTACTTACAAGTGTAGAATCCTTAACATCAATCACAACATCTCGATACTAGGTTATAACTTGGATTTTAAAAACATAGAGAGCGTAGCTAATACACAACTAACTTTAGGCGTAGAATCTTTTGTTAATTTAAAGATTAAAGAGAGAAAAATACCAAAACCTAATAATATTTTTCAATTAGTTAATGTCAAATATAATGATAAAATTTTACAAGCAACTCCCTTTAATATTGACAAATCTAGGTATAAATTTTAATCATGTCGGACATAACTAATCAAGAGCTATATAATAAACTACAAGAGTTTATGCAAGTCTATAGACCTACTGTTAATACACAAGCTAGATTTACAGAAATCTTAGTTAAAGGTGAAGTAATCTATAGGCTTGACAAATCAAATAAAAACATTACAAACAAGGTTAACATTCGATGACACTTATGTACGCAAATGGCCGAGTAAGGCTAGATAATGCAGATTGGACTATAACTACTAATACAGGAGGTAATCTATCATCAGGTATTTACTACTTCTCAATATGTGCATACAACCGTATTGGTAGAAATTACAATATTATATCTTCACCTATCTCTATCTTAGATGGTGACAGCATTACTTTTACTATTAACAGTACAGCAGAGAATACAGGAGAATACTGGACTAGCTATGTCATAGGTATTTCAAATACAACAGCTTTAGAATCTTTTAATCAGATATGTCGAATACCTAATACAGGTGTATATCCATTAGAGGTAATCATTAATGATGACATATTACTAACTACTGAGGCAATACTTGATGCTCCAGCTAATGTAACCTTGTACACCCACGGTATGTTAAGAGGTTTTGCAAGTACAGGTTTTATTTATGAATATGATGAACTAGATACTACTACCCTAGTTGATGGTTTTAATGTCTTACTCTCTGATAATGGTTATAGATGGAAAATACGAGGAGGTTGGTCTATATACCTTTCAGATGTTTATGCTGTAGATGGTTGTAGATACGACATCTCTAGTAATACAGTAGATTCAAGTTACTACTCTACTTACTCAGGCGACGGTAGTAACTCTGAAGAGATTCATTTGTGGTTAAGTGGTAGTGACTTAATTATTAAAGGTACTCGTATATCAGCAAGTGTCTTTGTAGATGCTATTAACAAGTCTTCTCTTTTTTCTGGTAAGCTCTATTTAACTTTTAAAGGTTATGTACACCTAGATACAGGTGAATTACAAACAACGCTTAATGATGATTCTTTTATCTTTAACTATTTAGATACAGAGGTTATGTACAACTCTGAAGAAACTGAACTATATTTAGAAGATGACTTAGATGTAAATAAAGCCTACTATGTTGTAGTACGATTAAGTTTTAATAGTTATGAAATACTTAGATATATTCCTAGTGAAAGTTTAATAAGCATTTTACTTTATTTTAGTGAAGAGAATGGAGTCTTTAATGAATCAGGAGAAATACTAGGAAACATCATGTTAAGTACAGGGGATTACATGAGAGTATTACCTTCACAAGGATATTCATGTATTGTACAGTCAGGTAGTGGTTTAATACAGTCATACTCATTTCCTTTACAAGGTGAACAGACCCTCTACGGACTTGAAGATAGTAGTTTAAATAAGATTGCCATTAATAGAGATGGAACCGCTTATGCAACTACGGTTGATTCACTGTCACCTAGCAGCGCTTTACGAGCCGTTGTAGGTACTTTACCCGGAGAATCGAGTCTTTCTACCTCTAAGAACGTTAACGTAGCTTCAAGCCTTAATAAACTGCAAATCACGATAAATTACCCGACAAAGGTTAGGACAGATTACCCGGATGTTATTGCTAACTCTTTATGTACCTTTGCTGTAAAGAGTATTAACATCTATATCGTTAGAAATTCTGATAGTGAAATACGAAGATACACTTTGCCAATTAATAATACACTGTCTTCTGAAGTATTTGAGATTACTGATTACAACATAGGTACTGTTATTACTTCACTACCTACAAATACAGATGTTTACTTTAACTTGTATGAGGTTAAGAATATTACTACGGTAAGCTCTGTATCAGGAGGTACTAATTTTACAACAGGTACACATTCTGTTTATTACAGTTTTCTTTATGAAGGAGATACTATTACAAGTATTCGGCATTTACCAGAATATTTGAAAACTTTTGAAGATAATATTTGCTATGAACTTAAGTATTCCTTAATAGAATCACTTGATAACATGGCTTACTTTATTGCACCTATACACGAGAGTATTTTAACTTCAATACCTTCTACGACGTTGTATGACGGTACAGAGTCTAAAATTATTTACAGTGACAATAGTAAAGAAGAAATAGTCTATGATGCTTATAATACAAGCTCTGGTAATAATACAACTACTTGGAAACCTAGTAATCTAGCATCTGGAGAAGGGGGTCTTTGGGTTATAAAAACTTATACCTTTAATCAAAATATCCGAGATGAAATAACTGCGGAAATAGCTACTGTAAACAATCGGATAACTAATGAAGTAATGACTGCAATTGAGAATACGTCACTAGAGTACGCTATTGTATTTGGGGGATAAACAAATGAACATACTAAGCCTTTTCGACGGTCTTAGCGCCGCTCAAATAGCTTTAAATCGCGCCAACATATCTTATGATAATTACTTTGCATCTGAGATTGATAAGTTTGCTATAAAAGTTACTCAACATTATTATCCGAATACAATACAGCTAGGGAATGTATTAGATATTACTTTCACATCTCTACCTAAGATAGATTTGTTATTAGGTGGTTCGCCTTGTCAAGGGTTTTCTAACTCAGGAAAATGTTACAACTTTGAAGACCCTCGTAGTAAACTGTTTTTTGAATATGTACGAGCTTTAAAAGAGAGTAAACCTAAATACTTTTTATATGAAAATGTGAAAGTTAAAAACACTGTAAAAGACATCATATCAAAGTTTTTAGAAGTACAACCAATTGAAATAAATAGTAATCTTGTATCGGCACAGAACCGTAAAAGATATTATTGGACAAATATACCGAACGTAAGACAACCTAAAGATAAAGGTATTTTACTTCAGGATATCTTAGAAACAGATAATAACGTTTTAGGGCAATATAAAGCTAATAAACTTCCATTCTTATGTAAACTTTTTAATGACCCTAAGAAACAATATCTTAATTGTACAAATAGACTTAAAAGTAATACAGTTACTACTCATTACTGTAGTAGGGATGGTGTAGGGTATTTAGAGTATGAAGACTGGCTTAGGTATTTCACTCCTTTAGAATGTGAAAGACTACAAACCTTACCTGATAACTACACAAACGTAGTAAACACATCAAAGACTCAAAGGTATAAAATGATTGGAAATGCTTGGACTGTAGATGTTATTAAACATTTGTTAAAGAACATAAAATAAAATGAACAAAATAAGATTAGTCGAAGGTGACTGTTTTAAAATACTAGATACTCTAACTGAAGAAGGTGTTAAAGTAGATGCTGTTATAACAGATATCCCTTATGGGATTACAGCTAACAAATGGGATACTCCAATTCCTTTAGACAATATGTGGAAAAGCTTATACAAGGTTATTAAAAAAGACACTAATATAGTCTTGTTTGGAACAGAACCTTTTGCAAGTACAGTACGTTTAAGTAATAGAAAAGACTTTCTTTATGACTGGATATGGGAGAAACCTAATGGAGCTAATTTTCTACAAGTTAAGTATAGACCTTTTAAAGTACATGAATGTATTATGGTATTCAGTAAGATAAGGAAACCTAAATATAACCCTCAGTTTACTCAAGGAAAGCCTTACAAGCAACGTTCAGGTGAAAGACCTAGTACAAACTTTGCAAAGTTTAAAGCGTCTTATTCTACTGAAAATACATCAGGTAAACGATATCCAAGGTCTGTTCAAAAATTCGATAATTGTAAACGAGGTAATCAAGTTACTAAAAAGACGTTTATGCATCCTACAGAAAAACCCTTAGACCTTATGGAATACCTTGTAAAGACTTATTCCAATGAAAACGATGTTGTATTAGATTTTACGATGGGTTGTGGTAATACAGGGTTAGCTTGTATGAATACTGATAGACAGTTTATTGGTATCGAATTAGATAAATTTTATTTTAATACAGCCGTAGAGAGGCTTACTGAAAAAATTTGTAGTGAAAAATATAAACTAGAGATAAGCTGAAGAAGAGATTTGAACTCTTAACCCGTTCATTACAAGTGAACCGCTCTACCGTTGAGCTACATCAGCATACGCAAAAGGTAGGACTCGAACCTACGACAAACGACTTAGAAGGTCGCTACTCTATCCATCTGAGTTACTTTTGCATACTGAGAAAAGCGGGTGAAGAGACTCGAACTCTTATCGATAGGGTGGAAGCCTACAATCTTAACCATTAGACGACACCCGCCATTTTTTCTAATACTCTAACACAAAACTATCTAAAAGACTATTCTGTACACGAGAAAGACCTTTATCGAAATAAGTTTTATCTAACTCAATACCTATAAAAGACCTTTGAGTGTTAATACAAGCAATTGCCGTCGTAAAAGACCCTGCTGTGAAATCTAGTACAGTTTGGTCTTTGTCTGTATATGTCTTTACTAAGTATTCTATTAAATCTAACGGTTTTTGAGTAGGGTGTATTTTATCTTTAGAGTTGTTACCTAATGTTTTGAAATATTTAACAGTCTTAGGATAAGAAAGATTTTTATCTTCTGGTATATATTTAATTTTTTTTAAACCTTTTTGTAAAACGTTTAACCCTTTCTCAGTATTAAAAGCATATTGAAATCTTTTTTGAGAAGACTCTGATAAATCTCTAGGTTCTTTAATATAGTTGTATGTACACTGTTTCTCATAGAAAACAGATATGATTTCATGGTTTCTCAAAGGTTGTTTCTTAGCTAAAGCAAAACCACTTGTAGTATTTTTGTGCCAAATCCAGTCGTATTTAAAATTTTGTAAATTACTTAACCTAAGCTTACTACTAAAAGGTTCTACTCCGAATAAAACTGTTGCAGCATTTTCTTTACTAACCTTGTCTATAAAATTCCACATAAGGTCAAAAGGTATGACAGAATCCCACTTAGCAGCGGTAACTCCATAAGGAATATCTGCTATAACAGCATCTACTTTAATCTTTTCACTAAATAACTTATCTAATCCAATAAGACAGTCACCATTGATTAATCTAATTTTATTCATTTTCGTTTTCTATAGATTTTTGATGGGCAGGGAGGGACTCGAACCCCCATGTTCAGCACACGAGCATTTGATTTACAGTCAAACTCCTTCACCAATTTGGATACCTACCCGAATATCTTATTTTTACATTTTATCTTCTAATTGATTTTGTGTTTCCTCACTCGTATTCATTGCATCTTGTAAAAATTTCTTAGCTACTTCAAACTCATCAAATTTACTAATCCAGTAACTTATTTCTTTTTCTGTCCATTCAAGTTCTTGTAACCACTCTACTGTTTTAACTAAAACCGTTAAAGCACTCTCTCCATATTTTTTACGAGCTAGAAGAATAAAACTTTCAACAATAACGTACTCTTTGTCTGTAGGATATGACATATTAATTATTTTTAAATTACTAAACTATTCACGATAATAGTGTCTATATTTTCTTTTATTAGATTAGCAGAAAAATTACAAATTTCATACTACGATGTTAACTAAAGATGCTCTCTGCTGGAATCGAACCAGCCTTAAGGCGAATTATGAGTTCGCTGCCTCCCTAATCGGCCAAAAGAGCTTAATAGCGGGAACAGGAATCGAACCTGCTATTACGAGCTTATGAGACTCGTGTGACACCATTTCACTCCCCCGCTTTATCGGGACAGAAGGATTTGAACCTCCGACATCTACTTCCCAAAAGTGGCGCTCTACCAACTGAGCTATATCCCGAGATAACCCAGTGTTTATAGGCACTGGGTTAGTTATTCCTTATTATTGAATATTTGAATACATGAACTCGTGTCTCTTAATCTTGTTTTCTAATATATTAACATACCAATCCATATCAGCCATCTCTTCTCGTAAAGACATGACCTCGTTATGTAAGTTGATGTTGTCTATGTAAAGTGCTTCTGAGTCAAAAGATTCTGAAGACATAATATTTTCTTGCATTTTAATTTGACTAGCTACATCGGAAAGCTCTTGTATCATTAACTCTGTAGTATTTTTATTGTCAGTCATGTTAGTAAACCCTTTACAGTGATTTTGTTTAGTGAAAGTGAAATAAAAATAGATGTCTTTATCATACCCGTTACATTGATGATACATACACATTTGTACAGGTAAGTCGTTTGTTGTACAGTATTCTACGTTAAGGTAATTACATTTCTGGCAAATCTTCATGTTGTACAAAAGTTGGTTGTATAAAACTACTTGACATAGCTGCGGCAAAACTAAATATTAGGGAAAATATTAAAATAGAGACAATAAATATTTTTATAGAACTCTCTCTTTCTATTTTACTATCTTCTGTACACTCGCTATCTACATCTGTACCCAATTCAACTATTTCTTCTGAACTTTCATCATCTATTATAATTGTTAGTTTTTTCATACTTTTTTACAATACAGCATTATAAACTAAAGTCATTAGTATTTTCGTAAAATTCTTTAATCTTTTTAGTAGAAAGTGAATAGATATAATCCTTAATTACAACGCCATCTCTTTTAGCAAATAAGGCGCTTGTAAAAGGAATTACATCTCTTAGTTCGTCAATCTTCAATGCAAGCTCTTTACGGCTTAAATTAGCTAGCTCTATATCAATTTTTTCAATCCTGTCAATAGAAGTTCTAAGCCAGGACTCTATCTGATAAAGTTGCTCTCGATATTCAGGAAAATAATTAGCTACTTCGTCAACTTCACCATTTAAAACTACTTGAATTGCACTAGGTAAGGACCAGCTATGTTTTAGGTGATGTAAAGCAACATAACTCTTAGACTTAACTTTTATTCTGTTAAACGAGTCATCTACTAATACATAACCTTCACCTCCATAAATAGGGTTTAATTCATCAACTTGTTTCCATACATCATTGTTAGAGCTATCAACTACTTGCCAATAAAACATCGTATCTCGGTCTCGTTTTGCTAAATCCATATATCTTCGACTAGGAAATACAGAGACACTATTCGCAAGATTTTCTTCTAATAGAGTGTTGTTGTCACGAATACCTATTAAGTTAATTCCTACATAATCATGGTTATATCTGTAATAATCAACTACATTTTTATTGTCAACACTAATAAACTCATACATATAAGTATTTTTAGTATTTAAAAAAAGATGAGATAAAGAAAACTCTGGTAAAACTCGACTAACGTAATTATCTATCCACAATTTGTAGTTAAGATGTGGTTCTACAGCATCTTTAAAACTACGTCCACTATTGTTTATTTCACCTAAAGAGTCAGGGTCTCCACTTGTACTTATGTTCCACTTATTTTTGTAGTACCAAAAACAAACTAAACTACCATCGAGTTTATTGTACACACGATAGTTATTCCAGTTAAAGTCTTTCTGAAGTTGCGGCTGTTCACCTAAATTAAAAAATTTGTCAAAAGGGTAACAGACAATACTCCAATTATCTTGACTATTAAGAATTAGACCGCGACACTCTCTAACAATTTTTTCTCTAAAAGGACTTTGTGTTTGACTGTATTTGAATAGATAAAGTTCTGGATATATCTTGGATTGTTTTGAAGATATACCGTAGTTATTTTTTAAGTCTTCTAAAACAGTCTCTAACGGAAAGACACAGGAAAGGTCTCTAAGGTAACTCTGTACATCTAGCATAGTTTGTTTCTCTTAAAAATTGTCGTCTTTTCTCTAAATGTTGAATTATCCAATCATGTCCAGCATTAAATTTTCTACCTCCATAGACATAGTAGTGAGCAAAAGGTAAAGTTTCTCTACCAAAACTTATCAAGCGATCTTTATTTGACTTAAGCTTAGTATCTAAAGCATTTTTAATCTTTAGCTCAAACTCTTCTTTTTTCACTGAATTAAAATCAAAATAGCTAGGTAAATTTTTATCTTTCATAATTTGTTTACCTAACTCTTTTGATTTATAACCAAAAGTATTTAATATTTTACTATCATTAGTTAAAAGATAGTACCAGTATGTTTCAATACTTTTAAAAACAATGTCATCTATTTTGATAGGATGAAAAGTAAAATTAGATAACCATCTACCTAACTCTGTCTGACCCTTAGAGTAAATATTGATATGATTAATTCCGTCTAAACCTGGGAGAATCATAGTTTTTTAGTTAACTGCATATTCGTTTTTACTATCCTGTCTGCCATCTCCAGGGGTGGGAGGCATCTCTTCATTTAGAGCGGGTTTAATTAATGTCAGTGTAAAGAACAGTAGAAACAAAAGTGTGTAAGTTATTGTAGATTTTTTCATGTCACTCCTCTTCATTATTTTGTTGTGTATTTGCTTGCTGTAAAAACTTTATCCAAGAGTTTACTTGACTATCTAAATTAGAATTTTCTTGTATCTCTGGTTTTTCTTGTAAGATGTCTTCTAAAAGGATTAGAATATACTGTTTTGGTAAAAAGTCTTTGACAGATAGATAATCTTGTAAAACTAAAACTATGTCAAGACCTTGGTTGTACAGTATTTTATATTCTTTTGTATCTCTAAAACCTTCTACAGGTATTTGTTTCTTATTTATTTGTACTAAATAAAACTGAATTTGTTCTTTTGTCATAATGCTATTATGTAATAAACGATGTTAATCATATATGGATTATACCTTAAATCAATTAAACTATCAAACACAGTTCTCCCCTAAGATTAATCAAGTATCTTCTGATACGTTAACTGAGATACACAGAGTCAATGATGAAAATCTTTTATCAGAATATATTCAATTTTTAAATAAAGACCCTATTGCAAAGTCTTGTAGCGAACTGAAAGCACTAAGAGCTACTATTGTATTTGGTTCTTATCAAAACGATGACCCTATCATACAGAAATTTATTCAAAGTAATTTTGAAAACATGAATGAAAGTATGAGTAGTATTATTGGTCAATTAGCTTCAGCGATGGCTCTTGGATTTTCTGTTGCAGAAGTAAGTCTTAAACCTTTTAATCGTAAATGGGTTCTTGAACGAGTAAATATATTAGACCCTTGTAAAGTTTCGTTTAAAGGTCGTAAAGGGTATCTTCAATGGATTCTTTATAAAACTTTAAACAAAAGCACGGTGAATATACCTTACAGAAAATGTATTCATATTGTGAATGGATATACCGCTAACTTCAACAACCCTTACGGTAGTCCTGAATGTAAAAGGGCTTACCCATATTACCAAGCTAAAAAAGCAATTATTGGAGATATGGTAGTTGCTGGAAAAAATCTAGCAACAGGTATTACAGTAGCTTACGTTGACCCTAGTGTATCTTCATCATACAGTGAAGTAAAAGATTCTTTTGGTAATACTATTACAGGTTCAGATGGTCAACCTCTTAGAATGAGTAAAGATGAACGAGTGTTTCGTCAACTTCAGAATATCGAAAATAATTCGGTTCTAGTAGTCGATAACGGTGTTCGTATCGAAGGTCTTAAAATCCCTGACGGAAATAGCTTTTGGCAAAGTGTTCTACCTCTTTTAGATAAATACATAACAAGAGCCTTTGGCGTGCCTTCCTTGGTCTTTGAAGAGGGTTCTGGTTCATTCGGGATGGCCGGGTTATCTCAGAGACATCATCATATACTAGATTCAACTGTACACTCTGTAGTAAAACAAATACAAGAAGAGTTTATTGAAAAAATTTGTAAACCTCTCATTATTTTAAACTACGGTCAAAAAGAAAATTACGGAAAGTTTCATTTAGATTATGCAAGCGAACCTAATTCAGAAATGGTTTTACTACAAAATATCTATACTGCTATTAGTATGCAAATTTTTGACCCGAATGACCCGGTTATCCAAAGTAAAATAAGAGATTTACTAGGCTTACCTCCTACAGAAAAGAACCCTACAATTCCTACAGATGAAATAAGTAAAGTCCTTAAAGAATTAGAAAATCAAAGTAAGTCTTATTAATATGAGTTTAACTAAAAGATACTTAATTGCAAAAGAATATGTAAAAAACTGTGAACTACCTACTGTCGCGCCAAACGAAAAGTTACGAAATAGTCGATATTTGAGAGGTGTGAAAAATGTAAAAAAGAAACACAATATTAAGTCTTGTATAGACCTTACTAAGTTAGAGAAAAAATATGAAAAAGCTACTGAAAAATTAAATAGAACCAGCGTCAAAGTGGTTAGAGAAAGTATTGTAGTACCTAAATTTTATTCACTAATGCCGGACAAGTTTGAAGTAGCTTTACAGGCTTTCTCGTATAGAAGAGAGTCTTATTTCTATATATCTACTGAAGAGTTTATAACTTTGGTAAATATGGAGGAACCTCTTGAATTAGTAAAGGCTTGGAGTAAGAATTACAAAAGAAGACTGTTTGTTTTAGGTAGAAGTGATGTAATTATTAAGTACCATTTAGATACTCAAAAGTATGGTTTTTATGTAAACCCTTACATTCAAGAGTATTTTACAAGACCTAGACGTAGAGCCGTTTTACAAATACAGCACAAGTATTCTGATAATAGGATTTCCAATGATATAAGAAATCCAGATAATTATTTTACAGTAAAAGAATACTTTGACAAACTAAATTTACATAAACAGTACCTAACTAAAATGGAAGATACTTTTATCTCTAAAAGAGATTGTTTAAAAAATATTATAGACAAGCTTACTTTACTGGATAGTAAGTCTTTTCTGGAATATGAAAAAGTTACGCCTCGATATGTAACAATGGAAAACTTTTACATGAAGATAGATACACCTATTTATAAAGGTTTTGTACTTGTACATCATAAAAAATCCATACCTAATGAAAAAAAATATAGATTTTTCTATATGACATCACTAGGTACGGGTGTTTATGAAGATTCTTTTGTACGAGGGTGGGGCGACTATCTTGACATTATTCACTTATCTGTATCTGAGATAGAGTCTCTTGCTTTAGAAAATTAGTTTACTTTATCAAACCTTAGAAGCTTCTAATTTATCTATTATCACCGCTACCCCCTAATACACCCCGTTCTTTACGAGAGGATAGTTTATCTACATTAATTTGTAAGATTTCTTCAATAGAGGAGTTTAGCTGATTTTCAATTATGTTATAAACAAATCCACTAAAATCTAATGTATCTGGAACAGTTTTAATGTAGGAAACTTTCCTATTTTGTTCTTTAGCGTAACATCTTTCACTATTTATATCTTTCATAATTACGGAAAGTGTGATTGACAAGTCAATTAAAGAGTCCTCTATTGATAACTGATTTCTTGAGTAAGAGGAGTCATCGATTATTTTAGCTTTTAAATATCCACAGTTTTCAAGTGAATATAAATACCAGAAGAAGTCTCCTAACTCTTTCTTAAACTTAATAACCCAACCTTCTTTAGATAGATTATCTCTTAAAACTTTTTTATAGAGATTGCAGAGTTCACCAGCTTCTCCAAATAGTCCTAGTACAAGATATTCAACTTCTATATCTTTAGGGTATATCGCTGTAGTCTTAATAAACTTTTTGTAGTTTTCTATTTTCATAGTCTTCTTAATAACACATGATTTAAGGGTTTATATCTGATTTTAAATCTTCATAAGTTACTAAAGCAATTGCAATAGCATCTATGGTATCGTCAAGCTCTTTTGATAAATCTAACTCAATGTTATATTCTTGAAGTTTTCTTATAACGCCAATTTTAACTTGATTTTTACTTGCAGTACCTTTTCCGAAGATTTTCTTTTTAACTTCTGTAGGTGAAATAGATAAAGCTTCTTTATACTCATATTCAAAATAAGAGGATTCAATAACACCTATCACGGTTCCTAAAATTTGACTTGTCTTATTAGTAAAACATGGGTATTCATAAACTAAAAAATTTACAAATTCATAAACATCTTTAAAACTATAATTGGGAATTACAAAAAGCTCACCTAGTAAAAATTGTCGAATATTGTAAAGTCTTTTTCCTCTACAGTCTTTATTACTTGTTTCAAATGTACCGTAATTTTTTAATTCAAACCCGGTATCGTTATAGCGTAAATGACAATAACCGAGTCTTTGTAATCCAGTATCAATTGCTATTATGTTTGGCATAAGTAGTTTCGTAAATAATAAAACGCAATTGCATCAGCATATCTTGACCTATTTATATCAAAATTTAAGTATTCTACGTTCTCTGACTTTAACATTAGATTGTTATCGATGTAGGAGTCTATCGTTTCCTTAGTCATTGGCTCAGGTATTCGATTTTTAATACCTAAGTCATCCCGTATATGCAGACAAACTTTTTTCCAATCTATAAGAGTATATTCTCTATTCAAACCTTTAAGTAAACCTTTAAAAAAAGCTAAGTTATTGTATGAAAATGGTCCAATATTAGAAAAAACGAGCCTAGTATCAAGCTTATCTTTACTCAACATTTTATGATAAAAACATTTCATTAATAAATCAATAAAATTGTAAGGGTCAACTTCTTTACTGTATTTAATTTTTTTGTCTGTACTAATAATTCGATTATAGAAAGTATTATTAACAGAAACTCTTTCAATTAAAGATATTTGTACTGATTTAGGTAAGATATTTCCTACAAGAATATTAGTGTCAGTCATTTTGTAAAACCTCTTCTAAACAGTGATACGCTAAAACATCAGAATATCGAGTACCTCTATTACTTGGATTTACATAACTAATCTTTTCGAGTAAAGGATGTGTATCTAAATAGTCATTAACTTCTTTGGTAGTAAGACTATCGTAAGGTTTTCTAAAATATTCGGAGTATCTATCAATTCCCATAGCATCTATAACACCCTCTTTACTGTAAATATCAAATTTAATAAATCGAGAATTATTAGTCACAAAAGAGTAAATAAATCCATGTACAAGACCCTGTGAATAGGTACTATATGGTCCTAAGTTTGAGATAACAATTTGATTTATATGCTTCACTAGACATATTTTTTTAAAGTTATCTGAAAAACTTCTGATTAAACCTTCATTAGCAAAAGAAATCTTACTAAAAAGACCCTCTACTTTATCAAGTTTACCCGAAATACAAGTTAGTTGTACAGATTTTTGTCCAATATTAACTGCTAAAATATTTCCTGTCATATTAAATTACTGAGATTTTGTGAAACATCCGGTAATCATGGTTATCTGCAAATCGATTATCTGGTATTACATAAATATCTAAAATATAAAACTCTTGATTATACCAATAAGTGTTGGTTTTAATATCTTTTACGCTATCTTCAATAAAAGTCTGTACCTCTTCATTCACTAAAACTTGTTTTAATGTTTTTTCAAAGTAATCTTGATAGTCAAAGGTGTCTTCTAAAAGAGTTTTATCAAAAGATAGAAGAGATAGTATTTGTGATTTTAAAAACTCTTTATTATTAACATCTGTAAGTTTTTCTAAGTTTTCTAAAGTATCTTTTAGATGATTGTTGTAATTATTAGCTTTAATTAAAGTAAATAATGAATCAAAAACTCTATAAACCCTTGTAAAAAATCATTATCGTTAAAATTAATTGCAATCGAATATTGTTTAATCATATTTTAATAACCATTTATTTGAGATAATTTTAAATCGAATGTTTGTATCAGAAAGACATTTATAGGCAAGACCCTCTCTCTTAACTTTAGCGATTTTTGAGATACCATCTGCTGAAAGTAACTCGTTTTCAAAGTTAGAAAGAGTCGCCTGTTGATTAATACAAGGAACTCTTTGATTAATAGAAATACCTACATCATCTAAAACTTTATTTCTTTCACTAGAAGTTAAATAACGTCCATTTAAAATATCAAATACATCAAAAATATAAATAGAGTAATCTTCTACACTATAAATATTTCTACCTGTTGAACCTGTCTTATTTCCTAAAAGCTCGCCTTGAAGAGCATATTTCTTTGCATCTTTATATGAGAGAAATAACTCATCTATTTTTTCATTCCTAACACCTGTCCAAAAAATAGATTCTGGTATATCTTTTTTAACCTCTTTTCTACTAGCAACTCTTAATACAGAGATACCTTTTTCTAATTCTGACTTATCCAGAAAAATAGTAACAGAGCTACCGTCAAGTTTTTCTGTCACTTCAAACTCTAGTTGACTATCTTTCCAAATATTAAAGTCTCTCTTAAGGTTTTGAACTCTTTCAAGGTCGGTTTTTGGAATAAATGAAGGAAATTTACTAAGAGCTTCTGTAGATAACTTTTTCTCTCTAGTCTCAAACGGGTCATAGTATTTCACATTTAATGATTGACTTAAGTCTTTGTCTAAAAGAGTTTCAAAAGGTAAGAGTAAACCTTGACTATAAACACCTTTAAGACGTTTAGTTTTAAGTCTTTGACCTTCTACACCTTTATAAACTTTAGGCATGGTTCCCGTGGACAAAAACGGCGCTAACTCGTGAGGTATGAAGCTATCTATCTCTGCATAAACAGCATAATCACCTACGTTAAATTCACCTTTCTTTACAACTACGTTCCAACCATCTACTACAGCTATCTCAATAAAATCAGCATCTTCTATAGGTTTAATATCTTCAATTTTTCGTAAAGTAATTAGTTTTCTTGACATAATTTACTAAACCGTGTAATTTTCTTTATAAGTCGTGTATATCTTATATCCTGGTAAAACTAAACACACACCTGTTAAACTTTTTATCGTACTTGGGTAGTTTTTCTCTGCTTTACAACCACCTATACGAATAAATACAAAACCTAACCAGATGTACAAGCCAGGAATTAAGGCATCCATACTATATGCAAGATGTTTCATTAATAACCTAAAGCATTGTTCGGAGATTCAAAAGGAGATAGTTCTGAAGCAACTGTAGTAAGTCTGGATAAGAATTTACTCCTACCTGTACTCATTAAATCATCACTAGCTTGTTCAAACTTTCTTTTTTGAGGTATTCCATTAACTAAATATGACACTGTATCTTTTCTGAGTTTATCTAAAGAAGGTGAAATAAAAGAATAGTTCAAGTCTTCTAACACTTGTCTATTAGTATGTATGTGACGTATCTCATCTTTAGAGACATTCACACAAACAGTAAAGACAGACTCATTCTCTTCAATCAGTCTCATTAACGTTAACGTAATTAAAAAGACTCCATTCTCTGCAACAAAAGATTTTAATACAGGATGCTCTTTATTATCTACCCACTGTTTTCCTAGTTGTACAGCTTCGTCATCTTTTTTGTTAATGTACTGATGATACAGATTTTCAAAAGCTTTATAGTGTACAGTCTCATCACCTACATTACTCAATAAAAGTTTTTTAGCAACCGGGTCATCTACTAGATTTTTTTTAATTGCTTCAGATATCCAATTTCCAACAGGTATTTCAAGCTGTAATGCAAGGTTTACAACTCTCCCCATCATTGCCTGGTTTTTCTCGTAAAGTGTATCTAAGGGCATTTTATGAGCAACCCATTCATACCCATTTACTGACTGTGAACTTTGAGAGTAATTGGCACGTTGAGAAAGCAAGTTTAGATAATTAGTCTGGTTCATATTAATTTTTGAATAGAATAAAGAAGCCCACCGAATGATGGGCAAGATTCTATCAATATAACATATCTCTATTCACTACAAGCCGTGCAGTCCTCTTTATCATCTTTATTTATTGAACACATCCCTTTGTCCATAACAGACATATCTATCTCTCCAGTCCTTACATAGTAAGTAGTCCATAAAGGGCTGTTTTCTATAAAATTTAAAACCCAATCACCTGTAACAGGTTCATAGATGTCATAGCTAATACAGTGACTTAATCCTGTACTATCCATCATCTTTTGCCAGGACTCACAGAGAGTCTGAAGGATATTAATATTGTTTTTATGACTATCTTCCAATACATCTGGTACAGTCTCTACAAGACCATGATGGTATGTTTTAGACAATTCTTTAACTGTATGCCCTCTTCTCTTCACTACATTATGATGTGGTGGATAGATATTCCGGCATACTGTATTTCCTAGTAAGTCTGTATGTCGATATGCACAAGACTGAGTAGGTTCAATTGTAAAAGCTCTTTCAATACCCCAATTCTTAGCTATTTCTGTAGCAACTGAATAACCTTGAAAAAGACTGTCAATCCACTTGTTTGCTTCTAAACTTTCAGCAGGCACTCCATTAACCCGGTTCTTTAATCCTTCAGTAAATTTTAGGTAAGAGATGTCGTGAAAAGATAAAAAGTTTGCTAATCCTACTACACCGAGTGCTACTTGTTTATCATCGTTTGCAGATAAATACTGGTCGGGTCTTTTCCATTTAAAATGCAAATCTACTAAAAGATTCATACCTAATCGAAACGCATCTACTATATCTTTAGGGGTTAGACACATACCGAGGTTGACGTGATTAAGTAAGCAAGTACCTCTTTCCCTAAAGTAGATACCGTTACAGACATTAATCTCTAATGGTTTACCTTCTTTATCTAAACGCTCTTTGACAAGCATTATGTTATTAGAGTTCACTTTCTCTGCTAACATATCAAAAAACTGTTTATCTTGTGTCAATAGATTACTGTTTACTATTAGTTTTTTCTTACCACTTCCCGGAATATCTTCTAATGGGATATCAAGATATTCGTCAACATAGGAGCCGTAACTAGGGTATGAGAAAGTAATAATACCGTTCTTGTACACTCCTCCTCTACGGATACACTCATTAAGAGTACCAAAGAGTTTGATTATATTGGTTAAACTTGGTTCTTTGTAGTAGATGTATAGAGACTCATAAAACTTTAGGAACGTATAAGGCCCCGAGGCTGTTAACCCTTTATCGTTAGTTGTACCCCTAGCTCTTAAATAAGATAACTTAACATAAACACTGTACAAATTTACTAAATATTCATAAAAAAGTATCCAAGAGTCTTCAATAGATACGCAACCTTGGTCGCTTTCTTCCATAGAGTCTGCAACAGTGATTATCTTTATATATTCACTTGAAGCATCTACTAACGACGAAGTAGGTGAATCATAGTTAGCATCATAATCTGCATGAGATTTTGATATTTCATACTCCCACTGCTTTGTAATGATAGGCTTATTAGGTTGTACATAGTCTGCAAGATTTACGTTAATACCCGCTCCACCTCGTAAAGCTTTACTTAAGTATTTCAAAGCATTACCTAAATTATTGTCGTATCGGTAGTTTGTACAAGATACTGGGTAGGTTTCTCGTTCTGGATGATTAATGTATGTCTCAACTCGTCCCGTTACACAGAGAAGGTCTCGTTGATATTTGGTTAGCTCTTTTATTTTTAAAGTCATTGTGAAAAATAATAATGGTTTTCTATCAACATCTTATCAAAGCTCTATTCTATCAACATCTTATCAAAGCTCTATTCTACGTCGCTATCTGGAGAATTTGGCTCTTCTCCTAAATCTTGACAAAATTCTAAATAATCATCAACTAAAATTTCAAACTCTTTGCGAGCTTGTTCCATGGTTTCTGCTTTGAAAGTTATTACATCGTTAATACCAATAACTTGCCCAAACCAAATTCCAGCTTCTTCATCTTTTTCTACGAAACCTTTATAACCTTTATATTTCATCATGGCTCTACATTTGTAAATATGTTTAAACAGCATATCCTCAGAAAAAATTTTCTCTACACCACAACTGCGGACTTTATAAATATTACTATTTTTAAAAGTCTGTACATCAAAACTCAGTTTCAACTCTCTTGTCATATCTAGCACTTTACAATACTCAAGAGTATTTTCATCTTTATTAACTCCTATTAAAAGGTCATCTTTAGTGTATTTAAACGGGGTATTTGCTAGATTTTCAATTAATTTAATCATCCAAGCATCTAAATCTGAGGATTTTAATTTAAAACAGTCACTCTGAGATAGTCCATTAAAACCTTCTATAACTACTTTTAAAGTCACAACGACACAATCTTTGTTAAAACCCTCTTCTTTATCAAAAGTATTTTCTTCATCAAAAGTATGATAAGTTGTGACTTCTTTTATTAAGATATCGATTTTCTGATGAGGGTAATGACTTACTAGATAGCCTAATAAAACGGCTCTAATTTCTTTAGCTTGGTTTAGTATTACTTCTTTCATTATTCTCCTAATTTGCAGACAAAGACAGAAAATTCAATAGATAGTTCACCTTTAGTATTTTTTAAAACTAAAAAATAAACCTTTTTTAAGTTTTATATTAGACCAAATTTGCAGACTAAAATATTTGGCCTTCTATAAGAACTGTATAAGAATAGAGGAAAACAGCACAAGAAAAGTATAACGAGGCTATCTGAGTTTCCTAACGACAGAATGAGGGTTTCAGAGACCACTTTTTCAAGAACCATGTAAGAATAGAGGAAAACAGCACAAGAAAAGTATAACGAGGCTATCTGAATTTTTGAGGTTTTCTAATAGTAGGAAATAACAACACCATCGTATTTTTTAAGTAAAGTAGGGTTGTCAAAGCCTAAAAGACTGGCCACATAAGATTCATAAATGTTTAAAATCTAACCCATAAGTAACTTTCATATTAGAGAAAATAAGCTGGTAAAAATATTTGGCCTTCTATAAGAACATTATAAGAATGGATGGAAACATACTAGAAAAAATATTTCAAGGTCATGCGAGATTTTTAACGACAGAATGTGGGTTTCAGGCTACAGTTTTATAAGAACCATATAGGAATAGAGGAAAACATACCGGAAAAAATATTTCAAGGCTATCTGAGTTTTTAAGATTTTTTAATAGTAGGAAATAACATAACCATCAGGTATTTTCAAGGCTTGAGGGGTTGTCACTGCCAGACAGGATTGTTATAATGTAGGTATGAGGGTAAAGAAACCTCTAAACAACAAAAACAAAAAGGACAAACTAAAATGGCTACTTACAAATCTGCTGAAATCAAGTTCTCTGACGAAATCTCCTTAGAATGCTACTCTAAGGCCAAAGGAGAGTATTTCTATTCTCAAAAGGGTGCTGCGGTGTGTGTGAGTCGTAACCAATCAAGTATGCAAAATTACTTAAAAGCCAAAGATATTGAACCTCTCAAGGTAAAAGCCCAAACAAAGGGTGGTCTGAAAACCATATCTGCTATCCCTTCAGGAGTTGTGTCTAGTTATTGGATGACCCAAGCCTTAAATAATAATGGTAAGGCCAGTATTCTCTGTGAGACCCTGATGAACGAGACCTTAGACACTCGGGCCAGTCAGGTATTGGGACATAACATTCCATCCACAGCAGACATCGAAATCCAAATTGAAACTGGAAAAAAGCTAGCAAGGTGGGAAGCCGAACGGGACTTTAACGCCGAGATTCAAGCTTATTACCAGGACACGACCGGGAATAGAGCGGGGCATATCCACAACGCAATCTACCAAGCATTGTTTGGGAAAAGAGCCAGGGTTATGCTAGAAACGATGACTCAAGTAGAGAGTGAAAAGTGGAAAAATCCTCATGTAGCTTTAAACCGAGTTGAGGAGCCGGAGGATGTAAGGATAGTGGTAAGGGTAAAGCAGGAGATTATGCACCTTATCCCTAAGCTCCAAACCAAGTTAACGGAAAAAGAGCTTGTCAAGTTAGCAATTGAAAACCTAACGGGAAAAGGAAAAATCTAATATCAGGTTTTAACCAAAGACTGCTCTTAACCGGGTTGGTCTTTTTTTTTCAATCTACAAAATACTACCAACAATACCACCACCACTTCTAGTTATACCTCTTTATTTTTTCATTATTCTCCTATAGTATAAACCAAGTCAGAATACTCAATTGATAATTCACCTTTAGCATTCTTTAAAACTAAAAAATTAATAGCCTCTGACGTAGTGTAAGCTTTTATTTTTTCGACTATTTTATATTTCACTAATTTGTTTCTTTGAGATTTGTCATAAGCACCAAAATACACATCAACTCCTGGACATAGTTCCGGTCGTTTATCCTCTTTTAATAAGAGATTAGAGATTTCTGTAAAGTATTCGTTAAAAGCCTTTTCTGTACAATCAATACTTTCATCTAAACATTCTACTAAAATACCTCTATAATAAACAGTTCCTTCAAAACTAATACTTTGACAATCTTTAAATGTATCTAATGACGGACTATATCTCCTTTCTTCAAATATACAAAAAGAATCTACTACAATATCTACATGAGGCATTGATTTTTTAAGACCATCTAGTAGGTTCTTTAGAATAGCTTTATCTGCCCAAAGATTGTTATTTACATTACTCATACGATTTTTCCAAATAAATGATTAGCCATATTACGGATTTCTGTAAAAAATTTTACTGGTGCAGCTAATATCCTCAAAAAAGTAGCAACAATTTTAGAATTTTCTCTTAAAGGAGTTGGTAGAGGCACTTTGATAATGCCTCTAAAAGTCCAGTTTTGGATTGCTTAAGAATCTCCGCTCTGAAGACGCGAGGAGTATCAATTACTTTTCACTCCAAGATTTACAAATTAACTTACTAGGGTCAAAATTATCATCAACAGGTATTACTTTAATATATTTTTTCAAAATTTTGTGAGTAATATCCTGACACAAAGTAGCTCCTTCTAAAGCATACTCTTCATCAATCATTACACCATACTCATCGTGAGTAAATTCTACAAAACGAGCTTGCCATAAAGGTTTTTTATCAAACTCTTGTAATACTAAACCCATAGACATTTTAATCATATCAGCTTCAGAAGTCAGCCATAGAGAAGAAATTGTATTAGTATAAGCTACCTGAGCTTTATTGTATTTGTCATTAAGTTTAACTCTCTTTTCACTATAAAAGATTCGATTAGTAAGACCTCTTACAGAACCATAAACTCTATCAGGAAGAAAATCAAAGCATATTGTTTGATTATTTGCCCTATTAACCATATCTTTAATAAAATTATAAAGTCTAGCATAAGTCGCTCTCCAAGCTAATTGTATCTGTTTACACTGTTCAATAGACGCTTGTACACCAGCTTTTTCTAACGCATCTTGGATTCTAATAGCACCCGCTTGATTTAACCCACTATAGTTACCAGTCTTACCTAACGCCCGTAATTGCTTGATAAAGGCATACTCTTTATGAGTTTCAGGGTCGTTACTGTAAATACGGTAAGCATTCTTAAACTCGTCGTAAGAAAGCCCTTTAATAGGGGCTTTACTATCAAGCTCGTATAATGTAAAAGCCATAAGGAGGTGTTGGTCTTCTCCCTCGTTGTAAATCTTCAGCAGAGCATCATCTTTAGAGAGTTGAGCGCATATCCTACTATGACACTGACTTAAATCTAATATGATTAATGCTTTACCTTCTGGTGCTGCAAAAACACTTCGTAATGCACTACCTTTACTTACGTTCTGTAACTGAACACCTATTCTATAAAGCTTTTTCCTCCCTAATGAAATATCTTGACTACAGGTACTTCTACCCATAGCAGCAGGGCCAATCTGTCTAAAATGTCCTCTAACAGCTAGGGGTGCGTCTATTGTAGGCCACGCTACCTCAGTGTCTTTAAAGGCTTCTAAATCCCTTACAACCTTTAGTTGAGACCTATATTTCAGTAAGATAGTTAAACTATCAAGATTTAGATTTAAAAGAGTTTTTTTACTTGTATCATCTAAATCAATACCGTAGTGTTTCTTAATACCTTTCTTTAATTGGTCAGGGGAGTTAATATTTATATCAGGGAATTGACTAGATACAGACTCTCGAAGTATTTCTAACTTAGAATACTCCTCAAGTAAAGAAGATTCTACTTTATTTATATCAATAGGAAATCCCCATACAGCAAATTCTATAAAAACAGGTAGGGCTAAACACTCTGCTAGACATGAAGTCGTCAAAAGGTTGTCATACACTAGCTTATTAAGTCGTTTATAGATATCTAGTAAGAGAAGTGTATCTTGTGCCGCATAATTTAACTGTCTTGTATCGAGAATACTTCCCCAATCACTTTTCTGTTCAGTCTTATCAACATCACCTAAACCGAGTCGTTCTGATAATGCTTTGAGAGAGTGTGAAATACCAGGAGCTTTACCTCTTGAACCGACCCCTGCCCATACAACCTGTGACATGAGCATAGTGTCTCTAACATTCCTTAGCTTAATGTCTAAGTGAAAAAGTAAAAAGCTACCATCAAAATAACCGTTGTGTAGAATTACTTTAGTATCTTGGTCGCCACACTTTTTTCGTAATATTGAGTAAAAGTAATCATTCTTAAGGTGGTTATAATCCTGTTCACGCCCTGTATCATAAAGTAAACAGTGTTTATTACCTTCACTAAAAAAAGACACTGAGATTAGTCTTATATGACCGTATCTAAAATAAAGAGCGCCACCTTCTTTTTCTGAATACGTCTCTATGTCTAACGTAAATTCTGTACATAAACTAAATAAGTCACAAAGAGGTTGCCAATCTTTAGGTTTAGTTTTTGTATTACATATATGGACTTCTTTAGTTAATTGTACATCTTTAGAATTAATATATCCAGTATCTTTGTTATATCTAAATACGTCACTCCATGTACTAAATCTCATATTAATCACCTGTAAGATTCTTTATCTTTATTTACAACATACACACAATTACCAGAACTAAGAGTGCATATAAATGTATTATGCCCCTTAGTTTTAGCTACGTTACTTAACTCATTCTCATCAAAAAGAAGTTTTATTTTACGTCTCTTATTTATATTGTTCTTTATAAAATCTCTATTATCAATGATTTCTGCAATTAAAAAACTTTGTTTATTTCTTTCACTTTTTGTATAGACACCTGTTACATAGACGTCTAATACAAAGAATTTAGAAGCTACTGTCTCGTCAGTAATTTTGAATAAATCAAAATGAAGAATAGATTCATAGTCATCACCAGAACCTTTAGGGACTGTGTAAGGTAGTCCTCTGAAGATAAATTCACGACTATCTATTTCAGGATATTTCTGAATAAGATGTTTTGATAAAGTTGAATCTATCTGTACAACTTGAGAATCTATTTCTGTTTCAAGAAAATATCGAACCTTAACTGTCTCATTTTCATAACTCTCTTCAATACTTTTTTTTAAAGTGCCTTTAATTAACATTTTCTTTATTTAAACTAATTTCTGGATTAATAATATTAATAGCTTCTTTTAATAACTGAAGTCTTTCTTGATTTTGTTTAGACTTTATTTCTTCCCAAAACTCATACATTTTATCTTTATTCTGAGTATATAAAGAAATTATCTTGTACAAAAGCCTAGTCACATAAAGTACCAGGTCTCCACTTTCTAAAACACCGGATTTAATTAAGTAGTACCATGTCTTTTCTGTACCGTTAAGAACTCTTTCTGTATCAACGACTCCAGAAGAATACAGACTACTTAAACATTTACTGTAGAACTCTTCATCATAAGGAATTACCGTGTAAATCTTATTAGTAATCTCTGTCTTAGTAAGTTTGTTCCTTGGATATAGGTAATACAGAATTAACGTCTCAATTAAAATATTTTTCTTATCTACGCTATTTGAAACAATCCTAGCATACTTAAATCTTTCACCTTCTTCAAGTAATCTTTCAACGTCACAGTAAATTGTCTCACCTTCTCTTGGAATGGTTTTAAGTTTAATATTATTACTGTCAATATCCCTGTACAACATTATCATCATGTCACAATTCCCGGTAATAGCACTTGTACCTGCAAAGTCACTGATTGTACCTCTTGTACTACCATTGGATGCTGCTTTATTAAAGTGGTGAATAACGATAATTGTTGTATCGTAGTCTTTACATAACGTTTGTAAAAAATATAAAGGAAATGCCCACTCAGCACTGTTTTCTGAAATATTTGACGTATATGTAGCGGCTCTAAGACTATCTATTATAACTACGTCAGGTCTCTCCTTTTCAATGAACTCTTTAATATTTTGAAGACCTTTACCTACAAGTTGTAAAGACCTTAAGGTAATTAACTCTTTACCCTTTTCACTCCAATTATAATCTTCAACAGCTTCTTTAAATCCACGAGTTTTTAATCTATGACTTACGATTGACTTAGGTTCCTCAAGCTGATAAAAAGCTATCTTCTGACACTCTCTTGTAGTAAACCCAAGAAACGGAGTATGAGTGAGTAGGCAATAGATTAACTCATACATTAAAAGAGATTTACCCGTCTTAGGTTGCGCTCCTACCAGGGTTAAACCACCTTCCGGTATCATTCCTCTAACTAACTCTTTTCGAGAGTCTTGCTGGTCAAGTAATTCACCTAACTTGTAAGTCTTAGAATCTTTAGTACCTGGTTGTCTATAGTGCTTGTAGTAGCTCTTTAGTTTTGCTTCAGTAATTCCCGGTATAGCATCTTCACCTCTACTGTATTTTATGACTAGAAGTGAAAGTAAAACATCTATTTTAGCTACTTCACTTTCATCTATCTTACCTAAATCTTTTAAGTCATTATCTAAGTTTTTTAATTTCCTCTCTAAATCCTTATTGTCGTCAAAAATACTAATTGTCACGATTAATGTAACCTCTCAAAAGTTTTAAAAACCTTATTTTATCATCACCTTTGCTTCTATAGCTTGCAAGAAATTCTACAATATCATCCCCTTCTTTTAGTGAAATATTATAGTATCTTGCAAAATTATTAATATCAATCATACTAGACTCGTAACCTAGCTTCCAAAGAGTTCTATTAAACTTTACTGCCTTATCATAACCTGGTTTATCGTTATCTGAGATGTAGAGAAATTTAGTAACGTCTTGTAAAGCTTCTGTTTTCTTTAGACTCTCTTCTATACGAGTTTCGTTGGATGTATATGCCGTTAACAGTGTACACGAGTACAGTCCCGTAGTTTTTGTAAAGACATCTACACACTTCTCACCTTCTAAAACTATTACAGAATTACCTTTTCCAATAGACCCTTTACAAGAATACAAAGGCCAAATGTCTTTACCTAAACCGTAACTCCTTTGGTATGTCGGATAAATTTTTTTACCATTGACTGTTTCTAGCCTTTCTACTGCCCTTTCACTGTCATAATGATAATATGTTTTATTACCAACTTTAAGAAGCTCTACGGCGTTAGAGAGTGTCTTAAATCGAGCATCTTGATAAAGAATAGGATTCGGAGGTAGTTCCTTTTCTCTATAGACTGGTACATACTCATCTTTATCAGAAACACTTGAATAGATTAAATGTCTATTACAGTTACATGAGAAAGTTTTTCCACTTACCGGACTCCTTATTTATTTTAAGGTTCTTACTATTACATATTGGACAGTAACAATGATATTCAGTAGCAGTCTCTTTGTAAACACTTAGTTTATGAATATTATTAATCATTTATTTATTTTTACTTATTTCTTCAAAATAGTTAATTAAATAATTACATTCTTTATCTGCCTCTTCTTTCAATTTACTTTCATTTTCTAAATACCAACGTTCACAATTTTTTCTATAAGCTTCTTCTTTTCTCCAATAGTCTTTTATAGTCGAAAACTCTACACCTAAATCAAACCAAAAACCTAATGAAAAATTAAAATATTGATTAGCACTTTGATACTCTAAAATTTTTTGTGGTGTAATTTCATGTACAAATTCGATATTAACTTTAGGTCTTATTAACGGTAATATATAATGATACCATTTTTTACCAAAATAAATATTATAGTTCTCTAAGACTGTAAAGTAACTAGATTTAGTAAAATCTAAACAAAAGGAGAAATCGGAAACTGTATTAGATACTTCTGACTGTATTGTTAGAGAAATAAAGCCTTGTCTAATCTCTCTTTGTGTTGTTGTATAAACTGTTTGTAGTTTGTTTAGTTTCATTTATTTTAGATTAAAGGAAACGGAGTTAAATAATCACAATTTTTCCAGTTATCTTTAGATTTTTTAGGAGGATAATAACTACTATTTCTACTAGAAAAACTAAACCAAAGCCACTCTATTTCAAAAATATAGCAACCTTCAGTAAAGGAGATATCGAACCAAAGCTTTTTAATAAACTTTGTTCTATTATGTATTTCAAAAAAGTTACACATATTAGAGAATACTGACTCTATTTGAATGTAATTATCAATCTCAGACACTAATTCACCATTTCTTAATAAAAGTCTTTTACATAACTGAAACCAAATATTGTTAGTATTTATTTTATCAATAGATTCACTAGAATAGTCTATACTAAACTTAGTTTGTTTCATTAGTAACTGTTGGGAAAAGGATTACATTTTGTGGCATGAAATTATTGTCTAAGATGTAGTAGTTATTTTTATATGAAACATTTAACTTTTCTCGTATCATGTCTTTAAAAAACTGAGTTGCATCTTTTCTTGTATCACTTTTTTTAGAGTAATAAAATAGTAAGTCTTGAAACATACTAAAATACAGTGAAAGTAATCTAGGTTTAACGTACAAGTATTTAATTGTATGTCCAGAATTAACCACTACTATTGCTTGATTTACTCTTAACTTTAACTCATCTTGAAAATTGAAAAATGCCGTATAGGCAGCTACTTGTAAAAAGTATTTGATATAGTAATACAAGTTATTTTGTTTAGAAACATTCTTATAATCTACAATGAATTTAGTATTTGGTAGTTCAATATTTTTCTCTTCACTGTTTTTAGTCCCTTTCTCTTTAAGGGCAATGTTATCTCTTAACTGAACTAAGGCATCAAACGTTCCACCAGCGCCTATTGTTGAGCCTTCTACCTCTCTAAAATAGCCTACCTTATGTTCTAGGTATAAAGGAGTAAATGACTCTAAATAAGCCTGATAAAGCTTAATGTATTTCCAGTCATCGTCAGTTAGACATATTTTACATTTATCTAATTCTTTCACATTTTGTTTAAGAACTAATTCTAAATAACGGTGAATACGTTTACCACGATTAAGACTGTCTCTACTTTTCTTTTCATTACCTGGAATAGACTTCCAATCGTTAAGAAATGACTTATCTTCAAAAAAAGAGAGGACGGTAGTTACGCTTGGACATTTCCTACCGTCAATCTCGTAAAATCTTTGATTGTTTTTTGTGACGATTTTTACTTTAGACATTGCTATAGATGTAGATTTCTATAGCTATTGTAACCTAGCCATCATAACGACCTATGTTTTTCATAATCGCATTCTCAATTATGACTTTACATTCAGCAGGGTAAGAGTTTACAAGGTTGAACCTTTTAACCTTCTTATCTTGGTTTTGGCTCTTACAGTAATATTCACGACGAGTTTTGCCGGGTTCCTTTTGCGTAAGATTCCGGTATGCTTGAGCCACTTGTAAGCAAATTTGAATATTTAAGCTCCTAGAGGGGGCTATCTTCATCTCTTCAAATACATCTTGTACAGTTAAGGTTCCTTGTATTGAATTAGATTGAACTTTAGCAAAATCAAGGATATCTTGTAAACCTTTTTTGTCGTCTGCATACTCATAAACATTCATTAGCTCTTTCATTGCCTGTAACATCAGCTTTTGACTAGATACCTCTTGTACAGGTTCTAAAACCGGAGTCTCCTCTTCTTTAATAGACTGTATCCATTTACGGATACCTACTGCTGCAAAGGCATTAATAAACTCAGCAGCTTGCAGGGATTTACTACGAGCTATATAGGCAAAATGTTGGGCATAGATAGGGATTTCAACGTCAGGAATCCATATCGCACCATTTTTTGAGAGGGCCGTATCCTTTATACTCTCAGGGTTTGCGAGTTTACCCCCTTCAATTATCACACCATTCTTAAAGATTTCAAGAGCCTTAGAAAGTTTCTTTGACATCCTGTCTGGGAGAATCGAGGTATGAGAAATTCCTAAGAGTTTAGCAAGACCACGCCTGCTAATAAATCCACGACCTTGAGCATCTAAGATTATCTCATTTTTTATTTTTGAAAAATTAGTCATGTCCATGTGTCTAAATCTTGTAATTGGTGTATGGTATCGTTCCAGTCTTATATCGAATATTACTCAGCTATCTATTCTTTATCTGTCTTTTTACTTCTACCTGTACTAGGTTTTTTTAAAGAAGTTTTTACAACAGAGATATCTTTCCTTCTTTGAAGCATTGCATACAAATCCCAGTACAAGAGTTGTATGTCCATGTATCTTGAAAGACTTATTTTGATTACATTATCGTAAGGACATATCCCTGTATCCTTAGATTTAAAGATGGGAATACCTTCAACTAATTTGCTTATATCGGCAAAAATTTTATTGTACTTATCAAGAGTTAAATGAGGTGTGAAATTAATAACTATGCTGTAATCCCTCTCAATATTTACAGCACAGTCTTTGATATACTTGTTTACCATCCGGGTGTAATCTCCTCAATATCTGTATCAATATTACCTTCAACAAATTTATCATTACTATTTTTCACTTTTTCTTGCTTATTAGCGTTAGAAGACTTATCACCGTAAGAGACAATCTTTTGAGCCGATACAAGTATGCCGGAGAGGTTGTACACCTTACCTTTGGGACTGTCTTTACTATTTACAAAATAGTTATCAAAAGGAGTCGTGAAAGTAATAAGGGCATCTGTACCGGGTTTCCACTTACCTTCAAAATAAGCCTTTAAGTCATCATTTAATAAGACATTAATCCAGGTAGTTGTCTCATTATTGTTCCGGTCTTTATTATTCAAGACAAAGGTAGCCTGAGTCCCTGCACCGTTTTTTGTCGGGCGGCAAGCGTTAAAGGTTGCTTGAGTTGTAATGATTGCTTTGGTGTTAAATGTGGACATATTAGTTTGTTAGTGTTGGTAAATAAATCTATCAGTTGTCTAAGTTTATCAGAATCTTATAAGTGGGTTAATTTTTGTCGCAAAATCCACAAGAGCATTTCCAACCTGATGCGGGAAGATTTTTCCAATTATCCCATTTCCAGTTGGAAGTATTCCAGTTGCCTATAGGTGTCATAACTGTATTTGTTAAATTTGGCAACTTACTTACGTTTAGTATCAACATCGACATTTATTTAGCATAGCTTTTTATTTAAGCTTCTTAACTTGTTCAGAAAGAGATTTACCGTATTTATCTAATTCATCTATAGACATCGACTCAAGAGCCGGGTAATCAGCTAACATAACTCCTTTACTTTCAATAGTCTTTTGTAGTTCCTTAATTCTTTGATGATAAGTTTTACGTTTCTTAGACTCCTTAACATTTAGAGATAACACTTTAATATGGTTCTGTAATTGTACAGGAGTCATATTTGACGTATCTCGTATCTCAATGTGCATACCCAATTCATCAATCTGAGAGTACAAGCTATTTACAGTAGATATTAAGTCTTGTTTTTGTTTAAACTCTTCTAAATCCTCTTGTGTAAAGGGTTGTACGCCAATACCAGTAACAGCCGCTATAGCTTTCACTGAGGCTCTTGCCATGTTATTACGAAGGTCTGTAGAAGATATTTCTTTAGGAGACATAGCTCGGTTAGCTCCTGTAGTAATAGCAACCATCAAAGGGATTGACTTATAAATTCCGTTAGTTAAAAAGACTTCAATATAGACTAATTTATTTCCTTCAAGATTTTCATAATGAACATAACCCCCATCAACATTTTTTACAAAATCTGGGTACAATGCCGGGCAGTTTTGTCTTAACAAGTCAATAGCTTTGTGGTATGGAATATAGTCAAAAACTTTGTCACTACTCTTACTAAAATCTTTCTTTTGTTTCAAGAAATCTGAAATATCAATACTGGCTAATTTTTTGTAATAATCAGGGTCTATATAAAGAAGACCAGTCTCTTCAATACCGTACACACCTTCACATAAAAGTACCTTAGTCAAACCTTTGTTATAATCTTTAGTAATCTCTTCCATAATAATTAAATATTGTGACAACAACTCGAATATATCCTAATTTATCATATCTTGCAGATGAAAATGGACATCTGAGAATTGATTTACTCCCTATTAACGATATGGGGGCTTCTCAAACAGAACTTTGGAGTGCATATAAAACTTATGCACGGATTCAAGAACTACAACTCGAAATAGATGCTATATCGGGAGGTGGCGCTGGTGTAGGTATTAGTGATGGTACTATATCAAACTCAACTACTTGGTCTAGTACCAAAATAAGTGCAGAGTTGCTTCTTAAAGAAGACCCTGCTAATAAAAATCAGATAGAGGGCTATCCTGGGTTAGATGAGTTTGGTCTTATCTATCTTTCTGTAATACCCGATATACCTACAAACAAAATTACTGGTTTCGATGTTGCAGTGAATAATAATACACTTGTAGCAGCTAATACAGCTAAAGTTACTAACGCAACACATACTGGGGATGTTACTGGAAGTTCGGCATTAACCATTTCTGACAATGCTGTAACCCTTAATAAACTTGTAGATTTTAGTGAAAATACAATACTAGGTAGAGTTACAGCAGGTACAGGAGACCCTGAGATACTTACAACTGTACAAGCTCGTAACCTTCTTAATGTACAAGATGGTGCAACAGCTAATAATACTAATGCTTTTTTACTAAGCAGAACTAACCATACAGGTTTTCAAGCTGCTACAACAGTTTTATATGATAATACTGTTTCTGGATTAACTTCATCTGATGTTCAATCTGCTTTAAATGAATTAGCCGCAAGTGGCGGTGGAAGTGGACTAACGGATACAATTATTTCTGATACTACGGGTATTTTAGGCGCATTACAAATAGTGAATGCAGTAATGATTACTCAAGAAAATTACGATGCTTTGAGTTCAACGGATTCAAATACTTTGTATTTCATTATTTAGTAATCTTTGGAAGGATTAATGTTTAGAAAATGTAGGTCAATCCTTTAAAGTCATTTGAACTTTATATTTTTCAGTTTCAGAAAAGTTGTTTTTTACTTAATAAAAAAAATGCCAAATTTAACAGAAATTCAAAAAATTTATGCAGGTAGTAACTTAATTTATCCTGCATTTCCCGATGTGACTTTTTGGTTAGAATCTTTAACTACTGTAGTCGCCGCATACTCTTTTACTAAATTAAAATCTACAAATACAGTGTGTTGCAGAATCCGAGAAAGTGGAGGTAATACAGAATCAGATATTGGTTTTAATGCAGAACATCGTTTTAATGAAACATCCGCTCAAACTTTTACTGGTTTAAATGACGGGTTAATCGTATCAATTGAAGACCAATCCGGCAACGGGTATGCAGCTATTCAACCCACAGCAGCGGAACAGCCCACTGTTATTGAATTAGGAGAAATAGTAAGAACAAACGGCTCTCAGCCACACTTAAGACACGACTTAAGTAACGACAGTTTAAATGTTAATCTCCCCAATAACCAAGTTTATTATTGTATCGCCTCTACCTGGTCTGGTATTACTCATGGCAACTTTTACACGGCTTCTTCCGGGGATACCAAACTACCTTTTGGGGTAGATTTCTTTGATTTGCTAATCTTAGCGGATAATTCGGAAATTAATACCATAATCCCCAATATTTCAAACAGAATATTGGATGGGCCTTATGAGGGTTATGTATTAAAATCGCAATTAAAATTAACAACATCTTATATTTTTAGCAATATCACCGAGATTTCTGATTCTGGTGCTTTATGGAAAGGCAGTTTATTAAATTATATAAATTTTGGGCAAGGGAGACAAAATGATTGGATTTCTCTAAAATTAAGCAACCCTGAAAATATATTGAATTTTGACATAGGAGGAAAAAATTTAAAAGGCTGCGTACCTCAACATTTAAGTACGTTGACAAATGCTACTAATGTTTACAGTTCAAGCAATTGGTTCTCTGGTTTTTTCCCTAGTTTTTCAGATTTTTCTTCATCATCATTAGATACAGTTGACTTCCAAAATAATAATTTTTTAACTGGAGATTCTCCTAATATTAGTAATTCCACTATCAAAACTTTTTATTGCTTTTCGAGTATAAGGTTAAATGGTGCAGTTGTTTTGCCAAGTAATTGCGCTCGACTTCAATATTTTTATTTGAATACCTGTAACTTTTCCCGTTTTTCTGGGAATATTCAGAATTGCCCCGAACTTCTCAGGTTTTATTTTTATAACAATCAAATACAGGACAATTTACCGATTCTACCTAACTTGCCTAAGTTAATTTATATTTATGGATTCCAAAATCAGCTTACAGGAAACATCCCAACTTTAGTAAACTGTCCTTCCCTGACTATCTTTAGGGTAGAAGATAATCAATTAACGGGGGTAGTATCTGGATTTAGCGTTCCTACCACTTTAAACAATTTTGTTGCTAAAAACAATCAATTATCTGCCGCTGCTGTCAATGAAATATTAGTTGCATTTGACACTGCTGGCAAAACATCAGGATATATTGATTTAAGCGGTACGGGAAATGCAGCACCAGATAGTAGTAGTGGCGGATTTGATGGATTAGCTGCAATCACCAACCTTGAAGCTAAAGGCAATTGGAATATTACGACTAATTAAGCAACTTTAATAAAGGAGATGAAAAATGACGATTTTATACATCCCTGTTTTAAATTTAGAAAGAGCAAATATTTTGAAAGAACTTTTTTGGGAATTAACCAATCCTAATTCTCAAAAACTAACAAAGTATTATGCTTCTCCGATTGTTCATCCGAAAACAGGAGAAATAAGATTACCGATTGAATCGAAATTTTTGCCAATTCATCAAAATGCAGATGAGCATATTTTTGATGATTTTTTGCAGTTTTTTGTTAATGCCGGATACATCACTTCTCAAGAGGTTACTGATGTTCAAAATAAAATAAATGCTCATAGAAATACAAAAGTTAATCTACAAGAAATGTTGCCTGCAATTTGGTTTCAACAGTTGGTTAATGAGCAATATTTGGAAGATAATGGGTGGTTTGCTCTCTCATCGGAAGATATTTTAGTGGAAGAGTCGCTAGAAGAACCGCTGTCATAAGCCCCCCCTTAGCCAAACCCTAAAAGAGAGAAACTAAATAAAAAAGTTCAAACAACTTAAGTCTTATGAAAACCTTGTACTAGACGGCTGGTTTAATAATAATCAAATAATATAATATGAAGAACCCAAAATCAATAATACTCGATATACCGTATTTCTCTCAAAGAAATAATCAATATAACCCTGATGGTAGTTGTAGTACCACTTGTATTGCAATGGTTTTAAAATACTATGATGTACAACGTAGATGGGGTAATCATACTCAGTTTGAAGATGAGATATATCAGTATTTCCTAGACAATGGTCTTATGATAGGCTCCCCAAACGACATGGTTAAATGTATTGAAAATTACGGAGTAACAGATAAATACAACAATTACGGTACAATAGAATCTGTAAAAAAACATATAGCTAAAGGAAACCCTGTTATAACTCATGGTTATTTTACTAACGCAGGTCATTTAATAACTTTAATAGGCTATAATGAAAAAGGTTTCTTTGTTAACGACCCTTACGGTGAATGGTTCTCAAGTGGTTACAAAAGGAATAATCCTTACACAGAGGATACACTAGGAAAAGAATTACTTTACTCATACAAGCTAATTAAAGACACTTGTATTATTAACGGCACTTTTTGGGTACATTTACTAAAGCAAAATAATGGATAATTTAGAACTTATAAACAAATTTGAAAAGTTAATTAAGAGTACAGAGTATTTAAAACCTTGTAAAGTAATACAATTTAATAATACTCAAGTAACTGTATTACTACCGGATACACAAGAGACTCTTACTGTAAAAAATCTGAATGTAAACAAACTTGGTGACGCTCTTTTAGTTTATAGTACCAATGGAAATTATTGTTTATCAGAATTAGGTAGAGGTGAGACACCCTCTCCTACAATAATTAACCGAAGAAAAAATAGAACTGTAGAAGATACTACATCTACAGGGTTAGAGATGTATTATTTACTTAGTACTGTTAAAGAAGGGAAAATAGAAAGTGAATCAAATAAACAATACATTAGGTGTATTTCTCAAGGTTTTGCTAATGTAGATGGTGAACTAAATTACGTTACAAATAAATATGCTTTTGAAAATATAGGACTTGTTTCTGAAATCGATTTACCTCATTGTTTTAACAGTAGTCAGGAATGTTTCGATTTTGAAATCGACTATACCGACAGGGATGCTATTGTATCAGCTTTGTTAAACGGTGAATCCGTTCATGCAATATTAGATATGCCAGTGTATGAAAATTCTTCCGATGCTCAATCTTCTGGGACGGGGTTTGAAATGTATAAATCTATAGAAGGGCCTTGGTGGGATTTAGAAAAGTATGACTTAAATAAAGGTACTTTAATAACTCCTTATTTTCCTGATGGGACTGTAATACAAATTCACTGGGACGTAGGTACTCCTCAAGAAAGCTCAAGTGAACCTTTTACACATAATGGGGGTTATCTTGTTGCTAAAACACAGAATATAAATAATTTTGGCCAGAGTATAACCCGTGTATATAGAGCTTTTTCGTTTAACGGAGTGAGAATTGCAGATGGTACAAATCGTGAAGGAGGTGATGCAAGTAGTATAAGTGCAGGGATATCATCGCATTCAAAGTCTTCTAATCTACCAGATAGAGGGTTTGGGCCTCGTCCCGCAGAACGATTTGTTTATAAATGTAAAGCTGGAGGTACTAGCCCGACCTTAACAGATGCAGAAAAGATATATTTAGGGATGGTCGAGCCGTATATTTCTCGAACAGGGTCTTATGCAAGTAGCGGTGGATATATTGGAACAGGTACAGGAGGGTCTGGTATAATAGGTGAGTGTAGAATATGGTGGGAAAATGCGGCACATTATGGAGAGCGTTGGTACAATAACCCTGAGCTTAAATGGCCTACAGGAGGTAAACCAACAATTTGTTTTAAGCCACCGGGAGGAGGGAGAGTTTGTTTTACTAACGAAAAATCAGAAAGAGGGAGGCTTTCAGACCCTACAAAAATAAATGAGTATGTAGTAGCTTTGTCTAATTATCATGTAGAAGTACATCTTTGCTCTAATAAAAAGAAGAAATCTCTACTATTAACAAAACTACCTTTAGAAGATTATCTATCTTTACAAAGTTTTGAATTTAATAATAGCCCTTTTAAGAAAGAATTACATTACAAAGCTTTATCTGTTAATCAATCTACAGGAGATTTAACAGCTAGTCAAGAAACCTTAAAGAGAACGTATGGTGACTATAAACCTATATGGGATTTAGTAATAGATTCTTTACAACGAGAGTCTTGCGAAGATGGCTCTCCTGGATTACCTTTTACAATTTTTTGGGATTTACATAAAACCTATAAACCTCAAGGTTTTTATGGAAGAGAAGTACCTACTAACGAATTTGATGAAGATTCTTTTTTGTTTAAATATTTAAGTAAAATAAACATACACAGAAAAGCAAGGACTTTTATAGACCAACTACCTCTTTATTCTTTAGATTTAATAAAAGATTTACAGAACACTGTTCACATATTAAGAGGTAAAAAGTCTTTACTAATTTGTGTTTTATTAGATTTAAAAAACCTTTCAGCAGATGGAAGTTATTATTTTCAGTTTCAAAAAATTAAGTTGATTAAAGTTAATTTAAAAAACTTTAAAATAAAGTCATCAAAGATTTATAATTTAGATTCTGAGTTAGAAACCGTCGAACAAATTCTTAGTCAATATGATAAAAATTATTTATCTGATTTTTTTAAAATTAATAGAGATGTAACTAAATTAGTTAAGTATGTCAACCCTTATGGTGGTAGCAGAACAGGGAGTGCTTTTAATACAGGTGTTAATGCAAAGTCTGTAAATTTACAAGAGGGTTACTTAATCACTGATTTGTCACAAACAACTTTTAACGATAGTTGGAATTTAGATAATTTTAATATTTTAGACTCACTTAATATGATTGATTTTAGTGAAGAGAATGAAGACTTTGACAGTATTATTAATTTTATAATAAACTACAGTATCAAGTTTAAAATTACCGACAGTAGTTCAAAAACTTACTACTATCAAAATAACCCTGTAGATTATGAACTTTTAGGATATACTACACATTTAGGTTTCGATACACCGAACCTTGCTAATTTTCTATGTTTACTTAACTCTAGTTATAATAGAAATTTGTATTACCGATATCTTATAAACTATGATAAGAAATTAAAAAAATTATACAGAATTACAGGTTTAAAAAGCTTAGAAAACTTAACTGATATAACATACAACTGTACACCAGAATCTTTTAGAGCTTATGAGTTTGAGAAGGACTTAGATTATTTTTACAACAATCTTTTTAGTAAGCATTTAGTTAATTACCTAGCTAACAAATCTGTTATAATTAACGTGACGACAAGTAAACCTAACTATACACCTTACTCTTTAGAAGATTATTTTTACATAAGTCAACCTAATTTAGGAAATACCTCCTCAAAGGGTCATACAGAAATTACAGCACTTCATTTAGATACTTTACCTCCTATTTTATTTACAGATATAGATAACTTAGAGAGAGACAGACAAGTAATACTAAAGAAACCTTCTAATCTTTTAATAGAGCCTGGTTGGAGAAGAGATTTTACTTGGATTACTCATTTTTACCCTATAGAAACTTTTACATGACAAGTTTTAACAGAAATACTAAAAATACATTAACTTCCGGTAGTTTCAGTACAATCCTAGTTCAAGGGGAGCCTGGTAAAGAAAAGATTGTCTTTAGTGACCTTTTTACCACAACGGAAACTGTAGCAGAGTTTTCTTTACTTGAAACAGATTACTTAATAATAGATAAACTCAATCTTAGTAAATCTGTACCTTATAGAATTGGTCATAAATTCATAGTAAAAGAGAACGATAGACTTATAGCTTTTAGGTCTTTAGATACATCTCAATGGGGGTCATATAGTCAAACTGATTGGGCTAATATGACTCAACTAGACTGGGAGTCTTTATCTATACCAGATTTACCCGGTAAAATTAACTGTTCAATCAGCTTTATTGAGAAAAATATTACATAATGACACACGGCATATCCATAGAAACAAAAACTAGCATATCGACTCTTGATGATACTGTTTTACAAAACTACACTATTTTTCTCTGTGTAGAGAATAAAGCTTTTTACTTGTTAATTAAAACAGCAACAGATACAGTTGACTCAGAAGAAGTTTTAAGCACGTTGTCTGGCAGTGGTAGGTGGGTTAAGTTTGGAGCGAGAGCGGGGGGTGCAAGTCTTACTGTCATATCAGAGCCTTTTAGTAGTATTACTCAAACATACCCTCAAGGTTCTACAGTAGTAAGTACACACGATGAAAAAGCCTATTTTTATATTGATGGAACTGATTGGTTAGTTGTTGATGGTTATATTGACAGTAACATCTCTTAACAAACAATGAAAATATTAATACATACTAACAACGATACTGAAACAAGTTTTGTTAAGAACTTTGGCTTTGATACTTTTCACGACTACTACAAAACTTTATTTACACTTTCCTACCAAGAAAAACAGGTAGGAAATTTATCTGATAAAGACAAAGAAAGGTTTATTTTAAAAAGGTTTAGAGAAAATATACCTTATAAATATCTTTTAGTCTTTAATGAGGTGTTTAATAGTGATGGGTTAGTTAAATATCCACTAAATCAAAAGATACTTGACAATGTAATGACTACTTTAAAAACAAAAAAAAATTATGAATCATTAATGATTTGCGAAAATCAAATAGGTCGAATGTGGTATCAAAAGAAAAAAGGTATGTTAGAGTTTTTAAAAAAACATGATATTAATTCTGTAGGTATTCAATTTCACTATAAATACAACCCGAGCTTTATAGTATTACCGTTATTAGAAAGTTTAATTAATTTTTTTACCTCAAATAACATAAAGACACATCTTTGTGAAGTATCTATCTGGGAACCTGATGAAGTTAAACAAGCTAACTTACTTCAAAAACTCTTAGAAGTTGGAGTTAAAACAAATTGTGAAACATTTTGTTATTGGTATCTCGAAGATAGTGAAAACAACAAAGCTCCTTACAAACCTTCAACTTTATTACCCGGATTAATTTCTAAAGATTCTAGTAAAATACATTACAAAAAAGCGTGGCAAACACTCATTAACTACCAAGACTACTTATCTAATTAAAAATGATTAGCCCAAACAAGATAACTAAATTAAGATATAAAGAAACAATTGCAAATACCTCTACTTTTGAAACAGAAAAAGGTGAAATAATTACATTACCTGTAACTATTCTAATAGATGAAAAGACTCCTCTTGTAAATAAAAAAGTTGTAATTAACAATAATGCGTTTATTCTTTTAGTGTTTAACTCTGATGCTGTAACTATTCCAGTAGAACTTTTTAATATTGAGTGTGTACTAGAATGTGTCGATAATTATTTAAGTACATATCTCAAAAATGCTTTACAATTAGGATTTGTATTACTTAGAAAAGAGTTATATGAATTTAAAATAGTTTACCATAATGAGTATGTAACAGAGCTTAACAATGGTAAAACTTTAGTAGATATTCCTCTAAGAAAAAGTCTGTGGTTTAAAGAAACAAAAAATTTGTTAAAAGATTGTCTATATGTATTAAACAGTAATGAGCCGATGTACCACGTTAATATGTTGTTAAAAACTAATTACAAAGGTATATTCATTTCAGAAAACTTTCTTGTATCTTTCATACCAATAAAATCTCTTACTCAAAACTCTGTATTGCTAATGATAGTTCCAGCTAGTTATTGTGAAATAATTAATACACAAGAAATTCTCTACATTGTACCGACGTTAAAATATCAAATAACAGATTTACTTGAAAAAATTAAAGGAAACGTTGAAGAAATTACTGAAATAAAAAAAGAAATATCCCACTTAGATGTAGTAGAATCAAATCAACAAAGGCTTTTAGGTAGTTTAGCTGAGATTAAGACAGATGTTAAACTTATTGAGAAAGATTTATACACAAAAGCTTCTTTAATGAATTTTCTTAACACTATAAGAAATAACAAGAGATTAGTTATAGTTCTTTGGACAATAATTTCACTATTCTTTATTGAAAGTTATTTAGTGAACACTGAGTTTATTCTCAACTTGTTTGATAATGTCGTAGAAGAAGGTGAGGTTAATAACGCTCCACCTTCTCTATAACTACTTACCAACTAGGATTTGGTAAACAAAAACCTACAATTAAGTTACTATCAGAAGCATTTATATCTCCTAAATAGATTCGGAAATTAGTGCCTCGGGGTTTACTACTCACTAAAAAAGAAAGGTTCCATTTTTGAATAGTCCAAACTTTATCTGAATGAGTAGAAGTATTTTCTAAACGTATGATGTCTATGTCCGAGCTATAAGCTTGCTTACTACTAAAAGTAGCTTCATCTCCAGTCGTACTATTAACAACACGAATACGTTGTTTGTGTAAGTTTAGCTTAATTAAAAAAGACGTAGAGTCAATAGATAACTCTAAAGCGTTTGTTAGTATAACCGTGTGTTTGTTTGGTTCTTTCATGTTTTCTAAATTAGTAGTTGGTGAACTTTAGTCTGTGAAAGGAGTAGATATAGAAACCTACTCCTATTTTAGAACCTTAGCTAAATAATGACCTACAGTAGTCGTTAAGGCTTACTGGTAAGTAAACCCACGTCTTACTGTTTTTAGGTACGACTATGGTCCTCAGAGACCCTTTAGCTTGAGCAGTGAGCTTCTCGGGTTCATCAGAAATAATCTTGTAAACTTTGTCACCGACGAGACAGTAACTAGGACGACCCATGTCAAACTGCTCTAAATGCTTAAGAAATTGTTTTGCTAGGTCTAAGTCTTGTGAATTATCTACTGCAAACATGGTTAAACTCCACTAGATTTACTTTTGAAAAAACATTACCATCTTAACTGTTTTAGCTTTTCACTCTCCTCTTCTGTAATATATTTAAAATAAGGATACTTTTCTTGAATTTTTTTCAAATATTTTCTGCCTAACACTGTTTGGTCATATACCAAAACTTGATTCCTTTCATAAGCATCCCACTCTTTACAAGTAAGTTCACTGTGAATACAGGATACTTCATGTTCGCCACTAAGAGATTTAGAAGCCGGAATTACTATAGGCTTATCTGGATGCCACCAGAACTTTGATAATGACATTGAAAACTTATTTATCTGTGTAAAAGTAGAATCACATACAATGAATTGTATTTTCAATCCTTTGTAAGTCGATTCATAAATAGCTAATACACTATTAGTTTTGTCTTGTTCAAATACATCTCTTGGCGCATAGTTTCCAAAGTCATATAGCTTGCTAATATTTTTAGTATTATAAACTTTGCAAAGGAGGTCTCGGATATTATCTCCTCTGTTGCCCCAATTAACTCTAAAAGCATCTTTCGAGATAAAGTAATCCAAGTCTCTTGCAGGTTTATGATAATACCAATCTCGGGGCGCTCCTCCCGCTAAAATAGCAGTGTGGTCTATCATTTGATGTAGTGGTTTAATAACCTTCGTTGCTACGTCTTGCTGCCATTGAATTAACTTTTTATTAAACATTTAAAACCTTTTTACTTTTTCTAAGTAGTTCTATAATAGGGTCGTTAGGTATCATTAGTGAAATATCAGAACAAACTTGTAAAGGGTCTGTTTTTAACCAATAGAGCTTGTTAAGAAAATCTATAACCTCTCCTATACTTTTACAAACAAACTTTTTCTCATCTATTAAAACATTCGTACTCTGTTGAACTGTACAGTCATATTTAATTTTATAAACAAGGTTATTAAAATCTTCATCATCTATACGAATAAAAAGTAATATCGTTGTACATGAGTTTTCATTTGTTAAGTTTAAAGAATAGCCTGTTGAACTAGGGTTTTCTATAGCCCCGAAACTAAACTCTTCAGATAATTTAGACCTATCTATTATGACACCTAGTTTTATGTAAGCAATTTCAAAACTATTACTGTCACTACTAGATTTTTCAAGACCCCAGTCATCATAAGCAATTTTTTCAAACAACCATTTAGGAGCATTTTTTTCATCCTCCATTACAATAATGTCAAACCAAATTTGAAAGTTTAAATCAGGATTGTCTAGTTTTTTATCCTTTTCATTATACGTTTTAGGGTATATACCAAGAGTTAATAAGTTAACGCCAAACTTTTCTTGCAATTTTTGAAGATATTCATAAAATTCAATAGTCTTATCCTCTACACTTATGCTACTACTCGACATTTAAAACCTCCTTTCAACAAAATCGAAACTTGCATACTCTCTAACTAAATTAGGGTTTTGTCTTGCATGATGCTTTTCTGGTAACTGCTCAATCTCGTGATAAGTTAAACTTCTTAGCTCTTGAGTTTTATGAAGATATAAACCGTACAAGAAATCTGTACTATAATCTTCTAAGCTCTCAGGTATCATAGTAATTCTTTCTCTAGTCTTCTTACCTAACAACTCCTTATGACTGAAGTGTTTAGAAGCTATTAATGTGACAGCGTTCTTAAAACAGTCTTTTTGTCTCCACTTGAAGTAACGTAAAACATCTTTTTCTGTATCATAACCCCAACATCTACAGTCAAACAATGGAAGGTTATCTCTATTAATTAGTGAAGGAAATACACTCTTTATTGTTTCATTAAAATACAGTGTACAATCCGATGCTATGATACTGTTAATTTTATATGTCTTACCTCCAAAAATATGTTCTCTTGTAGAATTAGAAATATCCCAATACAAACTGATTTCATCAGATTGAGAATAACTCCACTTAGAACTATATTTTTTACTTAGATATAAAAGTAAGTCCTTAAAGACTTCCATTAAATTTTTGTCGTAAGGCTTATCTAGTGGTTTAGTGAAAGAGCTAAAACATTTACCATCTAATCTTAGTAAAAGATGTGGTTTTTCAACTCTTTTACAATACTGCTGCTCTATCGATTTTAAATATTCTCCGTCTTTAATCATTTAACCCTCTTTTTCAGAATAGTTAATCAAAGGCAAAAACTGTAAATCGCGGGAGTAAAAACTAGGCGGAAGTTTCAAACAATAAGCCGACGGAACTACCTCAATTATCCACCAATTAAAAATATCCCG